GTCAGCCTTGTAATTGTAGTAGTTGATAGAAACAATAAATAACATTTGGTTTATCCCCTTTCTTTTTATACTCTTATTATACCATAGATTCAGGATTTGTCAATAGGTTTTTGAAAAAAATATTTATTCATCAGGGCTGTATAAATATTCATGTATAAATATTCATTTTCGGGTGTATAAAGGCGACTGGCATAATGCATAAAATGGTTTCAAAATTTTTGTGCAATATAACTATTGCAAAACTCGGCGCGCTGCGGCCCACAGCGCGCCGGCCAAATGCATATGTATGATTATTCATGTATATTCATTGTATATTTATTGTATATTTATTCATACATAATATGCAAAAATAGAGAGAGACTTAATAAGCCTCTCTCCACACCTTGATTATTTCATCATCTGCTATATCATCTGTGTCATTGTCGTTTATCCACAAAAGCAGAAAATCATTATCATCAATGGTCATATTCTCAACTTCCCATTGGTTGCCGCGTTCGTCCAGTAGCGTGATGGTGTTACCATTTCGGGAAGAGACCTCTGCACCGATAAAGCGTATGCTTCCTCTCTCTGTACCAGCGCCACACCATTCATCTAATGCGGTGAGGTCGTAGGACTGCGGCGCTTCCTCGCAGGCTTCCGCGGTAGTGTGGTCGTGGAATGGGCCGAAGAAAGATACGGAGAGAATGATGGCAATGGCCATGGTGATGATTTTGGAAACGTTCTTCATTTTGTTTTACCTCTTTCTTACTTTATAGGTTAGTGGCGATAGTGACAACAGCAATGAGCATAAGTGTGCTTGAGATAGCTTTACCTATGCTCTTGCTATCTATGGCATAGATAAAATTATAGGCGCTTATAGCGGTAAGCACAATAATAGCAGCAATGATAGACATGGCATATGCTCCCCTCTTTGAGCGAGTGGGTTAAACCCACTCGCTGAATAGCTCACTGATGAAGTCATCATGCACGTCATCAGGCAGTTGATCGATGGTGCACTCATAGGTGCTTACCACGGTAAGCGATGAGCCATTCTCAAGGCTCTCGCGCTCAAACTTATCACGCTCGCCAGACGAGAGGAAAAATGCAGTATAATCATAGACGTCTTCCCCATCATTGATGGAATAGTCCACCACCTTAAAGCGTGTTTTGTTCCAGAGGTTCGCTATGATGGACAAATCCATGGCCAGCTCTTCCTCGCGGCGGACAGCTTCGAGAGACGCCTTATACTTGCGCCATGCGGCTACCGTAAAGTCTCTTATACTACAGCCGATAAGACAATGGTATTCCTCTAAGTCTTTGATAACGAGTTTGCGCCCCTCGTGCGCCATATTCCACGCATCTTCTGCCATTGCGTTAATGGTAGTAGCATCATACTTGCATAAGCCCTGAATTTTCATTGTGTAGCCCTTCCCGCGCTTTTTGCGCTATCGTGTTATGTGTATAGGTATGTCCCTGTGGGGGAGTGAGGGCTTGCGCCCTCACTTTGCAATCTTTGCAGTAACGGAAGCCATGCGCGGCGCGCCGACTTTCTTGTACTTTTCAAAACACTCCGCATAAAGTTTCGGCGCTTTGTTGCGGAACATCACCGTATCGAGCGTTTCAGTAGCCTTGCCGCCCTTGCCAACGATAACAGTAAATTTATTGTAAGTAAAGGTAACGCTTTCGCCGTTAGCTTCCTCGCGGGCTTCTGCCTTGAGCAATTCTAACTGTTCCTTGAGTGCGTCTATCTGCGCGGAAAGCTCACACATTTTTTTAATTTTGTTGTTCGTCATTTTGTAAATCCTCTTTTCATGTATTTTGCTGTTCGGTGTTCCGCCATTCAGCATGGTTACATGGTAGCAGATTCAGCCACGGAATACAATTGACAGATTGCACAAAGATTTGCTTTGTACGGGGCGGGCTTTTGTGCATCTTGACGAGCGCGGCACCCTTGCATCATACCTTTGTATTTTTATTCGCTGGAGAATGAATAAAACCTGCATAGAGGGGGGGTGTATTTCGGGAAAAATAAATTTTTATTTATCGTTTTTTCTTTTGCCTGGTCAAAACGCAATCTAAATCAATTTTCAATTTCAGATTACGAAGAATAATTTAAAATTTCAAATCACGATTTCTTTTTTCTACCTCTTTTAGGTTTTTCACCCCACATAAGAGTGTATAATCCAGAAGTAGCAGAATAAGTAGCTTTCTGCTGATACTTTTTAGCAACTGCCTTCAAGGGACTGAGTGGTTTCCGCATTTAATTTTTCCTCCATATATTCGATTAATTTATCTTTATATTTACAACTATCAATATATCTATTAATAGTATCTATATTATAGTTTTCCATTAAGTGCTCTAATACATATTTGTATTTATTTAACTGATATTCTTCTTGTTCTTCTTTAGTGCTTAATTGGGCCTTTTCCGCGTCTGATAAAGGTCTGTAAGTAATCGTTCTTGATCCATTATCCTTTTGCTCAATACGTATTGTTTTAAATAATTTCCAATCTCTTACAAAAGGGTCTTTATCTCTTGTGGCGTTAAAATATTCTTGTTCTAATCTAAATATTACTGCGTCTATTCCTCTTACTTCAAAAGGCTGGTTCCATTTCATCTTCAATATCCTCCCATTCAAATGTTCCATCATCTAATTCATATACAAATGCTTGTTTATAAAATGATGAAACAATTCCATCATTTGCGATTCCTTTTGGACTATTTTTCGCATCATAGAAACAATTATAAACAATTAATCCTTGCGTTTCATATCGCGAAAAATCTACTGCCCTTCCCTCAAAATCATAATTATAAAATATGTTTAACAATAGCATACACTCATATTGTGCGATTGGCCATTTATTTAATTCTTTTTGCTAATTTGCCATTTTTTGGTATAATACCCAAAAGGCTTTTCTATATAACCATAAAAAAAGGAGTGATGCTACTAATGCACAACTCAATAATACAATAAAAATAATTTTCATAAATACTCCTTTTCTTTTTTTTTTCTTATAATAATAATAAAATAAAAATAAAGAAATGTCAAATCGTGGAGCGTGATTGGGCAAAAGTTATTTGTTTTGTTAAAAAAATTTTTAAATATAAAAAGAAAAAATTTTAAATGAAACTTGACAAAAAAAATTTTTTCGAGTATAATATAAATATAGACTGGAGGTAAAAAATGATAAAACTTGATTATTCTTTACAAACTCCAGAAGAAAGAAATCAATTAGTCGAACAAATTTTGGCTGATAATCCAGATCCGCCTGAAAAGTATTTAGAAATTTTAGCAGACTATTTGGTTCTTTGTATGGAGAAACAAGAAAAAAAGGAGAAAAAATTATTAACTGATAATCGTATGGCTACAGTTAATAAGCGTGAGACTTCTTTTGAAAGTCTTGTTTCCCAACTCGAAAATGGCGAAGATGGAATTTATAATTTAATTACAGATAATAGAAATACAATATTTCAACCACATATTACAATTACAAAAAAAGATTTAGAAGAGATACCAAGTTTAAATTAGTTAAGAGAAGCCATTAATGTTTGGGAGGCTAAATTAAAAGTAACAGAAGGTAAAGATGCTTTTGTTATTAAAAAGGCTCTTATTGAAATGCGTAAAGATTAGTATGTTATGAAAAATGCTTATCGTCGTCCAATAATGCCTACAAAATTAACCAGATCAAAGTCTTATATTCCATTAGATGATAAAACATTTATTTTTGATGATGATGGTTTTCCCATTCCTGATGGAATTAGTTTATTAAGACCTGAAATATGTTCTGCGGTTTTATGTAATTATTCCCGATTAAAGCAAGATAGTTGGGGTGAATACGATAAAGACTTATGGTATTTAATGGAGGATTTTGATAAGCTTTGTGATAAAGCTTTAGCTAATTATCCTCTTTATGATAAAATCGTTGAATATAAAATTGATGGTTTACAAAATATTGACATTCAAGAGAAAATACAAATGGAATTTGGTATTAAACATAGTCTTGAATATATTTCAAGTTTATGGCGTAATAAAATTCCAAAATTAATTGCTTCGACTGCGGAAGATGAATATTTAGATAATTATTATTTAAATGTTGAAAAAGGTAAATATAAAAAATGTAGTCGTTGTGGTAAAATAAAATTAGCTCATAATAAATATTTTAGTAAAAATAAAACAAGTAAAGATGGCTTTTATAGTATTTGTAAAAGTTGTCGAAATTCTAAGGCCAAAAAATCTTAATATTGTCCTTTTGTTTATAATAAATAGTTGAAAGGAGAATATTTTATTTATGGCTGAAACATATTATTGCGAAAAATGTAATCGTACAATGAATGGCACGGAATTCTATTCATCTAATAATTTAGAAAAATATCCTAATGATGGTAAATTTCCTCTGTGCAAAAAATGTATGACAATGCACGTCGATAATTGGAATCCAGATACTTATTTATGGATTTTACAAGAAGCGGATGTTCCTTATGTTCCAGATGAATGGAATAAATTAATGGAAAAATATGGGCGCGATCCGCAGTCTATGACCGGTATGACAATTCTTGGACGTTATTTGTCAAAAATGAAACTCAAATAGTTTAAAGATTATCGTTGGAAAGATACAGAATTTTTATAGTAGATGGCGAATAATAAATTAGAGCAAACTATGAAACGTCAAGGATATGATGCTCAATAGATTGCAACCGCTATTGAAAAAAGTTCTATTGCTATTCCAGAAGGAGAATTAAAAGAACCGGTTTATGCTCCACCACCTAATGCCCCTACGGAAGATTATTTCGCACAATAGAGTGGTAAAGTGGAACAAGAATTAGACTTAACTGATGAAGACCGCACTTATTTAAGACTTAAATGGGGCAAAACTTATAAGCCTGAAGAATGGGTTAAGCTTGAATAGCTGTATGAAGAAATGATGGCTTCTTATGATATTCAAGGTGCCGGACATAAAGATACGCTAAAATTAATATGTAAGACATCTTTAAAGGCAAATCAATTGATCGATATTGGTGATATTGAAGGTTTCCAAAAGATGAGCAAAGTATACGATAGCTTGATGAAGTCTGGTAAATTTACCGCTGCTCAAAACAAAGCAGAATCAGGTGAATTTGTTGATTCAATTGGTGAATTAATTGAATTATGTGAAAAAGAAGGATATATTGAAAGATATTATGTTGAATAGCCACATGATAAAGTGGATTTAACTATTCAAGATATGCAACGTTATACTCGCACTCTTATCGAAGATGAAACTAATATTAGCACAATGGTAGAAAAGGCTTTACGCGAAAATGCTAAAGAAGATGAAGAGAAAGCAAAGAACGCGGAAAGCGATATCGTTGATGATGCTGATTTAAGTATTGAAGAACTTGAAAAAACTATTAAAGATAGTGATTACGCGGATTTTGAGGAATTTAAAGAATAGGAATCCGCGCAAGATAATGAGTTCTTATAGGGTTTGGATAAATAATGGCATTACAAGATTTACTGTAGTTAAGTGATAACCGTAGAAAAATAGGTCTATCACCGGAACGAGTAGAAGCGGTAATGCCCACTATCCGCAAATACGTTGCCTTTTGGAGAGAATATCCTGATTTATTTGTAGATTTTATGGTGCGAGGAAGACGCACTGAAATAAAAGATGGAGAATTTAATTTTTATTTTTATTAGAGAGTATTTCTCCGTTCTGTTATGCGTTATTAGTATGTTTACGCGGTTTTCCCTCGTGCTTATTCTAAATCATTCTTGTCTGTTATGGCATTAATGATTAGATGTATTTTATATCCTGGTGCGCACTTGTTTGTTACTTCTGGAGGTAAAGAGCAAGGTGCTAGTATTCTTCATGATAAAGTTCAAGAAATATGTGAACTTATTCCAAGCTTTAATCGAGAAATTGATTGGAATCGAGGAAAAACTCTTGAAGGAAAAGATAAAGTTAGATATGTGTTTAAAAATGGTTCAGTTTTGGATAACCTCGCAGCTCGTGAAAGCACTCGTGGTCAGCGTCGTCATGGTGGACTAATGGAAGAATGTGTCGGTATTGATGATGCTATTCTTCGTGAAGTTATTATTCCTGTTATGGCAATTTCTCGTAGAGCTAAAGATGGCACTACCAATGAACAAGAGCCATTAAACAAATCACAAATCTATATTACTACTGCTGGTTATAAGGGCACATTCCCTTATGATAGACTTATTGGTTTCTTAGTTCGTATGGTGACTTAGCCTGATCGTTGTATGGTATTGGGTGGAACATGGCGAACTCCTGTTGCGGTAGGATTGCAAAGTAAAACATTTATTACTGACCAAAAGAATGAAGGAACTTATAATGAAGCTTCATTCGAACGTGAATATGAATCTAAGTGGTCAGGAACTGTTGAGGATGCTTTTTTTAATGGAGAGCATTTTGATAGAAATAGAAAATTATTATAGCCTGAATATGAAGCTTCTGGACGCGCGGGCGCACAAGCTTATTATGTGCTTTCTGTAGATGTAGGTCGTAAAGGATGCGATTCAGTAGTTTGTGTATTTAAAGTAACACCACAAGCTCAAGGTCCAGCTATTAAATCATTAGTAAATATGTATACTATGTCAGATGACCATTTTGAAGATTAGGCTATTAAATTAAAGAAATTATTTTATAAATATAAAGCTAAAACTTTAGTTATAGACGGTAATGGTTTAGGTATTGGACTTTTAGATTATATGGTAAAATCTCAAAATGATGAAGATGGTGAATTTTTACCTGATTTTGGTGTTGAGAATGATGATGATGGATATTATAAAAAATATCGCACACCAAATACTCAATTTGATGCTATGTATGTTATTAAAGCAAATGCTCCAATAAATACTGAATGTCATGCTAATGCTCAGACTCAATTACAAGCGGGTAAGGTAAAATTCTTAATAGATGAGAGAACAGCTAAAGAAAAATTATTAGCTACTCAAAAAGGTTCAAAAATGACTTCTGAACAAAGGGCAGATTATTTAAAACCATTTACTTTAACCTCCATATTAAAAGAAGAAATGATGAATTTACGCGAAGAAAACGAAGGTATTAATATTATCTTAAAATAGGCAAATCGCGGAATTCGTAAAGATAAATTTTCGGCTTTTGAATATGGATTATATTATTTAAAACTTGAAGAAGATAAAAAGAAAAAACGTAAAAAGTTTAATGCGGCTGATTGGTGCTTTTTAAATTAAGGAGGGTGGAAAATGCGTGCTTCAAGAGGAGAAATTAAAATTGAAGAAATCTTAGAAGAAGCAGGACTACCTTTTAAAATGGAATATATCTTTCCAGATTTAAAAAGCCCAAGCGGGCGTCCGCTTCGTTTTGATTTTGTTATATTTGATGATGATGGAAAAATTGATTTCATTATTGAGTATTAGGGAAAATAGCATTATGAAGCCAGTTCTAAATTTGGCGGAAAACGCGGTTTATACCAGTAGCAATATAATGATAATCAAAAAAGACGTTTTTGCGCTTTACATGATTTTAGATTAATAGAGATTCCATATACCGACGAAAACCTTATTTCTTATGATTATATAATGAAATTAGCAGGTTATTAAAGGAGGTGGAACTTTGGATACGCAAGATCGTAATGATTAGATTCACGCTAAAGGTTTTGATATTTATAATGGTCGTTATGAATATAATTATAATGACACTATGGATTATGCCAATAGAAAAATAAAAGTTGGCACAAAAACTTTAGATGATGCTATTTTAAAACTTGGTGATTATAGTAAGATTAGATACCCAGGTCAAACTCGTATTATCACAAAACCTGATGTGCTTCGCGCGCTCGCAGAAAGGGACTTAAATGCTTTGCGATATATTTCTAATCTTTATTATGATATAAGTGGTGTATATCAACGAGTTTGTAATTATGTTGCTTTTTTATACCGCTATGATTGGTATATTGCAGCCGAAACTTATGATGATAATGTAAAAGAAGAAAAAGTTTTAAAAGATTTTTATAGAATGTTGAATTATTTTGATAATAGTTATATTAAAAAGATTTGCGGAGATATTGCTTTACAAGTCGTTAAAAATGGATGCTATTATGGATATATAGTTCCTTCAGAGAAAAATCTAATTTTACAAGAATTACCAGTTAGATATTGTAGAACACGTTATAGTGTAAATAATACCCCAGTTGTCGAATTTGATATGCGATTTTTTGATACTTTTAGAGATATGAATTACCGTTTAAAAGTATTAAAATTATTCCCAGAAGAATTTGCTAAAGGTTATGTTTTATATAAGCAAGGAAAACTTGCTTTAGAAGACGCGGTTGGATGCTAGCATACTGGTAGTTGGTATGTTCTTGAGCCAGAAAATTGTATTAAATTTAATATTAATAATAGTGATGTTCCTATTTTTGTAAATTCCATTCCTACTATTATGGATTTAGATGCAGCGCAAGATCTTGACCGCAAGAAACAAATGTAGAAGTTGCTTAAAATTTTAGTCCAAAAGCTCCCAATGGATAAAAATGGTGATTTGATATTTGATGTTGATGAAGCCAGAGATATCCATAATAATGCCGTTTAGATGTTATAGAGGGCTATTGGAGTAGATGTTTTAACTACATTTACTGATGTAGATTCTATTGATATGTCTGATAAAAATACTACTACAACGACAGATGATTTAGCTAAAGTTGAACGTAGTGTTTATAATTCGTTAGGTATTTCATAGAATTTATTTAATACTGATGGTAATATGGCTTTAGAAAAATCAGTGTTAAATGATGAATCTACAATAAGAAGTTTAATTTTATAGTTTAATATATTCTTTAATAGAATTATTGAAAAAAAGAGTAGTAATAAGAAATATAATTTTAGATTTTATTTATTAGAAACTACTTAGAATAATTATCAAACACTTTCTAAAATGTATAAAGAACAAGCGCAAATGGGACAATCAAAGCTATTGTCTTAGATTGCTCTTGGACATTCATAGAGTTTTATTCTTAATGCAGCTCATTTTGAAAATGAGATTTTACATTTAAGTGAAATTATGATTCCTCCTCTTATGAGTTCTACTATGGGTAGTGAAGATATTTTGGGTTTAAAAGATTCATCATCTAATAATAAAACTCAAAATAATTCAGGAAGTTCAGGGTCTGGAACTGCTAAAGCTTCTAATGGCGAGGCAGGACGTCCGGAAAAACCTGATGATTAGAAAAGTGAAAAAACTATTCAAAATAAAGAAGCAATGAAATAAGGAGGATTTATGAAACATACAAGTATTAAATTAAATACACCTTGTGAGTTTATAAATATAACTCCTGTAAATCCTTTAATTTCTAAATGCCAAATTAAGGTTTGTTATGTAGATGATAAACCTAATCGTAACAAAAGCGTAATTACTAAAGATGTAGCGACTGAGATGGCTAATAGCCTTCCCGGCAGTCCTATTGTTGGCTTTTTTAATGAGAATGCTGAAGATTTTGAAGAACATAATAGGATAATTGAATTATCTAACGGCGAATTTAGAATGAGAGATAATACTCGCCCTTATGGTTTTGTTGATCTTGGAGCTAAAGTTTGGTTTTAGAAATTTTTGGATGATGGTGTTGCCGAACGTGAGTATTTAATGACTGAAGGTTATTTGTGGACTGGTTAGTATCCTGAATGTAAACGTGTAGTTGATAAAGGGAATAATCATTCTATGGAGCTTGATGAAAAAACATTAAATGCTACGTGGGCAAAAGATAGTAATGGAAAGCCTTAGTTTTTTATTATAAATAAGGCAATTATTTCTAAACTTTGTATTTTGGGAGAAGAAAATGAACCTTGTTTCGAAGGCTCCCAAATCAATGTGAATTTTTCATTCGATGATGGTTTTAAGAACACTTTGTTCTCCATGATGAATGAACTTAAAGAATTTATGAAAGAAGGAGGACCCAAAGTGTTTACACAATATGCTGTTGAAATTGGCGATAGTTTGTGGAATTCTCTCTGGTCTTATGTTGAGACTAAGTATCCTGGCGAGCCTAGTAGTTATTGTTCTATTTATCGCATTGAAGGCGTTTATGAAGATGCTGGACAAAAGTTTGCTATTCTTCAAAATAGACAAGACCAAAAATATTATCGCATGGACTTTTCTCTTACCGATGTAGAAGGCTTTGTTCCTTCTGATGCTTTAACTGAAGTAACTAAGTCTTATACTCCGGCAGCAGAGCCTCAGTTTGCTCTTGCTGATATTGAAGCTTTTGAGACTGATTATGCTTCAAAGAAAAAGGCTGAAGAAGAGGACAAAAATAATAAATCTAACGACCAAAACCCTGATAATAAATCAGAGGGCAATGATAATAAAAAGAACCCTGATAATGGGGAACCCTCTAATAAGTCTGATAAAGGCGACAATGGTGAGAATGATGATAAAAAGAAAAAGAAGAATTATTCTCTTGAGGACGTTGTTGAATATACTGAACTTAAAGCTCAGTATGATGAATTACAGACTAAATTCGCAGCTCTTGAAACTGAAAATAATAGCTTGAAAGAACAAATTGCTCCACTTGCTGAATTTAAAAATGCTGCTGAGAAGAAAGATAAAGAAGATATGATTGCTAAATTCTATATGCTTTCTGATGAAGATAAGGCTGATGTTGTTGAAAATATTGATAAATATTCTCTTGATGATATTGAAGCTAAATTATCTGTTATTTGTGTTCGCAACAAGGTGAGTTTCGACCTTGACGAAAATAATAAGCCCAATGGTGCTACTACTTTTAATTTGAACGATAATGGTTCAGAAGATGATGATATGCCCGCTTGGGTGAAGGCGGCTTTTGCTACCGCCAACAAAAATTAATAAGGAGGACATACTAAATGTTTAAAGACTTTTTGAATAAGAATCTTCCTATTAAGTCTCAGGCAAAGTATGTTGAGTTTGGTTACGGTCAGGTCGAGCCTAATCACCTTTCCGCACAAAGAAATGCTCAAATCTATGCTCAACTTCCTGCCAATAAAGACATTGAGATTCTTGAAAACGGTCAGTTTGTAAAGTATGACTATGCTGCTAATGGTAATGGTATCGGCGAAGTCAACTTCACTGGCGAAGGCGAATGGATGCTCGTTTATAACGAGATTAAGCTTTATCGTGATCATTATGATGGCAGTAAGCAGTGGGATTGCGAATTTGCTATGATTAAAGATGACTATCAGGCTCGTGTTTATAGCCCTTATGATTGGGAGCATACCGAGGTTGAATATGGTGGTCGTTTCTGGAACGGCGTTGATGAAAAGGGTCAAACCTATAAGTTAATCAATCAGACTGTTTCCGCAGATCAGGGCTTAAAGACTGTAACTATTGCTGGTCGTGTTTATGATGTCGATGAAGCCGGCAAGTTTACTTATGATGGTAATGAATATACTCTTGATAGTAATCATCAGGTTGCTAATGTTCCTGTAAAGTATTACTATGATAAGCTTCTTACTGATGTTCCTGATATGTATGAAATGAATTGGACTAATGATCCATATCATAAGTTAGGTATCTATCATGAGAAGTTCATGGAATCTGGTACTTCTATGGTTCCTCGTGTATTTAAGACCATGATTGGTGATCTTTATACTACTAATATGATTAATGAAGAGACTCTTGCTGTTGGAGATAAGCTTTCTCCTTCTGCTGCTACAAAGGGTATTCTTAGCAAAACTGGCGACGATTCAATGACCTGGCAGGTTGTTAAGGTTTATACTATGCCTGATGGTCAAAAGGGCGTCAAGGTAATGCGTATTAAGTAAGAAAGGAGAAAAGGATAATGTTAGATAAAAATAATTTAATTGCTCTTATGAAGCAAGTTGCTAAGGCTGATCCTTCTGCTCCTGTTGCTTATAGTTATGAGGGAAAAAATCTTAGTTATGAAGCCTTAAATGAAACTCTTCGTAATGAAATGAATGAGTTGGCTGGCACTTACGCTCTTTATCGTGAAAATAAGAATCTTATTTTCTCTATGATTGAGCAGACTCTTGATGAGGTTCTTCCTAAGAAAGTTATTCAGCAATATGATCAGTTTGCTGAGGTTAAGACTTTCGCTCAGGGTGATAAGCCTATCTTCCGTCGCCCTCTTAATAATCGTGCTCGTGCTAAGCAGTTTGTAACTCGCGTTGGTCTTGCTGGTATTTATGAAGTCTTCAAGCTCGGACCTAAAGAGAATGAAGCCTTTGAGGTACGTACTAGCGCTATCGGCGGAGCTGCTCAGATTGGCTTCGAAGAGTTCCTTGATGGTCGTGTTGATTTCGGTGAAGTAACCAAGATCATCATGGATGGTATGGATGAACTTATTTATAAAGAAGTTGCTGCTGCTCTTAGATCTTCTATCAATCAGCTTCCTCCTGCTAACCGCGTTGCGGCTGCCGGATTTGATGAAGCTGCTATGGATCGTTTGATCACTATTGCTTCTGCTTATGGCACTCCTACTATTTATTGTACTTATGAGTTCGCTGTTAAGATGATTCCTCATGAGGCTTGGAGATATACTGAAGCTATGAAGAACGAACTTTGGAATAATGGTCGTCTTGCTACTTACAAGGGCACTAAGGTTATTATTCTTGAGCAGGGCTTTGAAGATGAAACCAATACTCGTAAGGTTATTGATCCTGGTTATGCTTGGGTTATTCCTACGGGCGCTGATGGTAAACCTGTAAAGATTGCTTTCGAAGGTGGCACTATTGTTGACGAGTTCAATAATTATGACCGTTCTCGTGAGATTCAGGTTTACAAGAAGGTTGGCGTAGTTTGTATGCTTGCTAATAACATCTGTGCTTATGTTGATACTTCACTTCTCGGTCAGATGTATACTTGGAATTATGATGGAGTCACCGGTAAGGTTGTCACTTATGATGGCCGTCTTGATGGCAAAATCTAATTTAATATAAATTATTCCATGGGGAGAAGGGATTAAACTCCCTCTCCCCATATTTTTGTTTTATGAGTAAAAGGAGAAATTGAATAATGATTAATAATGAAGATATTTATAATGTAAAAAATAGAAGCACTAGTGTAGTTGTTTATACTATTCCTGATACTAATTTGCGTCGTGAGTTTGCGCCCGGTGAGACTAAGCGTATTCCATTTGGTGAGCTAGAGAAGTTAACTTATCAGGCAGGCGGCCGCGAATTAATTGCTAATTTTTTACAAATTTTAGAGCCAGAAGTAACTCATACTCTTAATGTTCATACTGAACCTGAATATAATATGTCAGAGCAACAAGTTGCTGATTTAATTCTTAATGGCTCATTAGATGCTTTCTTAGATGCTCTTGATTTTGCTCCTATTGGAATTATTGACTTAATCAAGAATTTATCTGTTAGCCTTCCTATTACTGATATTAATAAGCGTAGAGCTTTGAAGGAAAAAACTGGGTTTGATGTTGATAAAGCTATTGCTAATGATATCGCTAGTAAAGAAGAAGATACTATTGTAGAGAAAGAACCCGCTGCTAAGCGCCGTGTAGTAAGAGAAGAACCTACTACTCAAGGTCGTCGCACAAGCGGTTCTGGATATAAAGTAATTAATAAAACCGAGGAAACTTCCTCCAAGAAATAATTTATAGGAGGGCGATTAAGTGGGAACATTATTCTCAACTGTTTATAATCGCTTTCTAAACAAGGTTACTGATGATATGTATCTGGAATTGACTCCTGAAGATACTCTAAGAGATTTATAGAATCTTATAATAGATGCTATTCCTGGATTTGAATTTCCGCGAAAAAATCTTTTAGATTATAATTTAGATGTCGCTACTATTAATGAATCTGACGCTATGCCGGATGATTTTATTGTAGGAACAGTATGGGGGGAACTTCCAGAACCGGGTGAAGAACCTCAAGTTTTAGTTGATAGATCCAGTTTTAATTGTGATCTAACTGAAGAAGAAATTAATATTTTAGCTATTTTAATGATGTGCGGTTGGACGCAAAGACAAGTCACTTCAATTGAGAATACTCGAATGAAATATAGTGGCTCTGATTTTAAATTTACTTCTTAGGCAAATCATCTATCAAAGCTATTGAATTTATTAGGTGAATGCCAAAGACAATCTCACCATATGTAGCGTTTATATAAACGCAGACGTTTAAATAATAAAGGTGAGTATGAATCTAATTGGGATGTATTTAAAAGTCGATATGATTACTAAATATAATTTTGATATTCCAATAGAGAGTATAAAAGTAAATTGTTTGCGCTTAACCAATCAATTATGGAAATTAATTCCAATGCGCGAAAATAATGAAGATTGGCATAAATAGCTAGAAACTGTTATAAATGAAATTGTGGGGTTTAGTGTAATTTTTAACGCTGAACCCCTTTATTTATAGTTATTAAATAAACTTGAGGGATTGTAGAATCAAGATACTGATTTTAATTTTTATCGTAAGACTGTGTTTGAAACGATCAGTCTTTTGTAGGAGATAAATTATGGCGTCAGGGTTTGATTATAGTAGTAAGCAACCTTTTAGATTATAGCAAGGTCGCTTAGGAATTTATGATAAGCCACCCTTTAAAGGTAGCCCTGTTGAAGGCGTTAATTATATGGCGGTTCGGCTCGGTCAGATGGGCGGAAATCGCCAACAAGAGCGTATGATTTTATCTAAGCGCAGAAGTTTAGATAGAGCAGTATGGAATTCATACCAAGCCGCAGAAATTATTAAATAGGATGCGGAATATAAAAAACCTATTAGGTGTTTGATTAATCCTAACAAATTGAAATAGGATTATGATGATAAGATTTTGTCTGTTGGAAATGAATATTAGTTTAAACCAGGAGATATTTTTGAATGGTGTGGAACTAATACCTATTGGATTTGTTATCTTTAGGATTTGACTGAATTAGCTTATTTTAGAGGAGATATTAGAAAATGCTCTTATAAAATAAATTGGGTAGATGAGGGAGAGAAAAAGTCTACTTATGCAGCAATTCGTGGTCCTGTAGAAACGAAAATTAATTATATTCAAAAACATGAAATTAGTGTAGATATTCCTAATTATTCATTAAATATTTTGATGCCTAAGAATAAAGATACTTTGAGTTATTTTAAGCGGTATACAAAATTTTATTTAGATAGTTAGGATGATGGAGATAATTTAATTTGTTGGCGTGTTGAAGCTGTAGATTCCATAAGTATGCCTGGTATTTTAGAAGTTAATGCGACTGAATATTATATTAATGAGTAGGAAGATAATTTAGAGGATAAGACTGTTGGTTCTTTAATTGCGGAACCGATTGATCCGAATCCTACAACAACTGATATTATAGGGGAAACGTTTATTTTTCCAAAGAAAACTTATACTTATTATTTTGATGGTGAAGTTGTTTTAGAATGGAAAATAAAAAATAATAAAAAGTTGCCGGTTTCTTTAAAAATTATTAAAGAAGCAAAAAAACCAACAGTTGAAATAAGTTGGACTTCTGGATATAGTGGATAGTTCGATTTACTATATGGAGATTATAAAAAAACGATAATTGTTCAATCATTGTTTTAAGGAGAAAAAGGTGTTATGAAGATTGATGGAGTAAAGATTCCTAAATCTAGTTTCTTATCTATGGAAAAGGATTTAGAAATTGTTGTAAATCATTTATGTAAAAATGAAAGATTAAAACGTTTATTGTATTATACTACCCCAGATGCTATAGACAAGCCAAATCTGAGTGATGAACAAATGATTTAGTTATTTAAGAAAAATATTAAATTAATTCCTAAATTATATGTTGATGGTAGTGTTTTAAATTATGTCGTAATTAGTTTTGATAATTTTATTCCTAATGATACAAATCCAGAATTTAGGGATAATATTATTGAATTCGATATAGTTTGTCATTATGATTAGTGGCATTTAAAAGATTATTAGTTGCGTCCTTATCGCATTGCTGCGGAAATAGATAGTATGATAGATAAAACACATTTAACAGGTATTGGAAAATTGGAATTTCTTGGTGGTAACCAAATTATTTTAACTGATGAATATGCTGGTTTATGTCTTATGTATACTGCTATTCATGGTGAAGAAGATAAGAAATTTATGCCAAATCCCAATGATGAAGAAAGATTTTTAAAAGACTTTTAGGATAGAACTAAATAATGGATTTACGTTTAGGCTTAATGTGCGGAATTGATTTACCAATACCAGAACTTTAGGCTACAATTCATTAGCCAAAGATAAAAGAGATTGCTTTTGTCGGTGAAAAAGATTTCTTCCTTGGGGTTCAATGTCTTTGTATTGATAAAAATATAATAGCCAATTAGGGCGAAAGTCTTTTAGTTAATACGAATAATTTTTAGATATTTATGACAATGATGAAAGAAAAAGAGATGGCTGAAAAAAAAGATTCAGTCATAAATGTTTTTTCTCTTATATTTCCAAAATATAAAACTTTATTTACTCCAAGATCTATCATTTTACAAAGTGATACTTAGATAATGATTGATGATTCAAATTTTGAAATTCTTTAGGAATATTTAAAGGAAATATTTTGTTTTAAATCTTCTATGTCTCAAGAGCTGGGTTTTAACCCTGCTAATGATACTGCTAAAAAAATTGCAGATAAATTAATGAGAGGTAGATAGAGAGTTGCTGAATTAAATGGTTCAGCTAATGTTAGTATATTTAGTTAGTATCTTTCAATGCTTACTGTAGGTTTAGATTCAATGTCTCTACAGGATTTAATGGATTTAACAATGTTCCAACTTTTTGACCTTGTTGAAAGATATTAGCTTTATATTAATTGGGATATTGATATTCGGTCAAGGCTAGCAGGCGGAAAACCTGATGGCAAACCGGAGAACTGGATGAAAAATATCCATTAAATTTATTAAGGAGGAAAATAACCTATGAAATTTGGTGTTCGCGAAATTTGCGATGTCGTTTTAAAGGCTAAGGCAACTCAGAAGGTTGGTAATAAAATCTTTTATAGAAATGAGCCAGTTATTTATTTCGACACTTTAAAAACTTCCAGCATGGAAGGCGCTGCTACCACTGTATATGCACAGGGAGGACGCGGTAATGCTCGTTTAGTAGCCTGGGAAGGTGAGCGTACTGTTACCTTTACAATGGAAGATGCTCTTATTTCTCCAGAAGGTTTCATGATTCTTTCTGGTGCTGGTCTTGTTGAAGCAAGTGCTACTAGTACTATTAAACAGCACGTTACTGAAACTGTAGATAAATCACAAATTGATAGTACAACTACTGAAGGACAAGTTACTATTCGTGTTTCTAAAAAGCCCTATCTTCCAACAGACGAACAAGAGAATTTTGCTTATGTTATGTTTGTCAAAGATGGCGAAATTATCACTGAGCCTTTTATTCCTGTCCATGAGGAGTTAACCGCTAAGAAAGATACTAATGGTAATGAATATTTTGAATTAACTCTTAAAACTCCACATGATGATTATATTGCTGGTACAGGTAATTATACTTTTAATGAAAAGAACGGCCTTCCAGCGGCTGCAGCATATGATAGTGCTATTGTTGATTATTATACTGAAAAGGCTAGCGGCGCTCAACAGATTGAGATTACTGCTGATAAATTCGGTGGTAACTATTATCTTGAAGCCTCTACTTTATTCCGTGATCAAAATGGTGTTGATATGCCTGCTGAATTTATTATTCCTAACTGCAAGATTCAGTCTAACTTCACCTTTACAATGGCTTCTTCTGGTGATCCTTCTACTTTCACCTTTACTATGGATGCTTTCCCTGACTATACTCGTTTTGACCACAGTAAGAAAGTTCTTGCGGCAATTCAAATTATTGAGGAAGGCGGAGCTAGTGACCTCCATCGTACTATGACTGCTCACGACGAGGCTCACAATGCTTCTTTCACTGACTGATGATTATTAAAGGTAAACGTTGGAACATCCAAAAGAAAACTGAGGAAGTAAAAAACAACAATACCAAGAAAGAGAAAAAAGCTGTTAAATCTATTAAGGTTCCTGAAGAGCCTGTGGTTTCTGAAGAAGAAATTGATGAGGTCAGCAAATTCTTTAATTTAGATAAAGAATAATTTTATGGGAGAGAATAGAAATATTCTCTCCCATTTTTTTTATTTAGGGAGAAAGGAGAGATAATATGAATTCATTATAGAGAAGTATTAAGGCCAGTCCAAGAGAAATGAATACAGAAGATTTTTTAAAGAAATCTTATGAATTTACAAAAAGAAGTATGAGTTAGAAATTAAGAGCAAGAGATACTTCTGAAAAACAAGCTAAAAAATTAGAAGAATTCTTTCAAAGTATTCAAAATAGATAGCTTGGAAATCCTATCGAAAATATCCAAATGAGTGAATTATTAGATGCTTTAGAATAGATTAATCCTTAGCTTTTTAATTCAATGAAATATTTATTTACTACGCCAGATAACTATGGAGATTCTAATGATGCGCATGGTAAATATTTTGAAGGGGTTATAGCGGAAGCGGTTGCCACTGCGGAGAATTATTTTGCTGGTAATAAAACTATGACTATAAGTGGAAGTAGTAAAAAGGCTGGAACCGCATCTGTTAACCTTATAGATTTAGCAAAGGATTTAGATGAAGATACAAAAAATTTAATGAATGATATTTATTAGAAAACTGCTCAAGAAATGAAAAAAGATAGTGAAGCTGCATCTTCTACAATAAAAGGAGTTTCTGGCAAAGCGGATATTATAGGAATTTAGTAGAATTATACAATATAGAAAACTAGCCATTTAGAATTAGATGAAGAAATTTATGATGCTTTATTAAATGCTACTTTTACTGCGAAAAATTATATGTCTAACACTTAGATTGAATTAGGATCTACTAATCCTTTTCGTGTTTTTATGACTATGATTCCTCTTGGAGGAGCTACAAGTAAAATTTAGAGATATTACCGTATGTTGGCTTGTAAATAGAAGCACTTTCCTGATAAGCATCCTGATGCACCAAAGTATTTTTATAGATTAAGAGCTATTTATGAATTAACTGGTGGAAAATCTAATTATACTAATACTGTATTAAATAAGCTAATAGGTGGAAATTATACTAAATTTTTAGTTTTAAATTTATAGGGACATATAAGAGTTATTCCTACTTAGAGTGTCATAAAAGAGCTTATTGACAATATTGATGATGATTAGTTTAATAAAGATATAGATTGGCAAAAGGCTTTATATGGACGTATTAGGATTAATCAAAATAAATTTAGTGAAATTTAAAATTGACTAAATAGAAAATTTTTTGTATAATATAATAAAGAGTAAAAGGAGATTAATTATGGCTAAAATTTCATATACTAAATTAGGAATTAGCAAGGAAGAATTGAATAAAGTTCAGACTGTAGAATATAATGATCAGACTATTGAAGTAAAGCAATATCTTCCAGTTGCAGAAAAGAGTGAATTAATTACTCGTGTATTAAATAATTCTGTAGATGAAGACAATGGATATTATAATCTTTTAAAGATGGATATGCATCTTGCACTTGAGATTGTTTATGCTTATAGTAATATTAATTTTACAGAAAAGCAAAAAGAAGATTCAGCGAAGCTTTATGATATGCTCAATGCTTCAAAGGTGCTTAATCTTATTATTGGTCTTATTCCAGAGGGGGAGTTTTATTATTTAAATAAGACTGTCCATGAAATGGCTAATAATATTGTAGCTTATCGCAATTCCGCGATGGGAATTATGGAGCGCATTACTACTGATTATAGTAACTTAAATTTTGATGCTAGCACGATTCAAAAAGAGCTTGCCGATCCTAATAATATGACTTTATTGAAAGATATTCTCACTAAATTGGGCTAATTAAATTATTTAATTTAATTAATTTTTTAAAGTCATTAGAGTAATGGGGATAAGAGTATTTTATTACTCTTATCCCCTTTTTATTTTTATTTTGCAAAGTAAAAATTAAGAGAGAAAGGAGATTTTTTGATGGCTAAACAATTAAATAGTTATCAAGTTAATTTACAATTTAATGCAAATACTACATAGGCGAAAACGCAATTGCAAGATTTGCAAACGACCCTTGATGCTATTATAAAGGAATCTGTGGCGGGAGTCTCTAAAGGAGATTTTAATTTAACTAAAAGATTAAACGAAGCGCAGATAGCAGCATCAAAACTACAAACCATTTTAGCTCAAACTACTAATGTAAAAACGGGAAAAATGGATTTAACAAGATTTTCTCAATCTTTAAAATAGAGTAATTTAGATTTAAAAAAGATATAGAATAGTTTACTTGAACTTGGACCTTCTGGGCAAAAAGCTTTTATGTCTTTAGCTCAATCTATTGTTGAAGCTGATGTTCCATTAAAAAGAACAAATTTATTAGTTTCTGAATTATGGACAACTTTAAAGAATACAGCTCGTTGGTAGATTTCTTCTAGTGCATTGCATGCATTTATGGGTACTATTCAATCTGCTTATGGATATGCCAAAGATTTAAATGAATCTTTAAATGATATTCGTATTGTTACTGGACACAATATTGAATATATGGATAAATTTGCTGAAAGAGCAAATAAAGCGGCGAAAGCATTAAATGCTACTACATTAGATTACACTAATGCTTCTTTAATTTACTATCAATAGGGTTTAAGTGATGAAGAAGTAGAAAAAAGAACAGATATTACTGTTAAAATGGCTAATGTCATTAAACAAAATGCTGATATTGTTTCTGATCAATTAACTGCGATTTGGAATAATTTCTATGATGGCTCTGACTCTTTAGAACATTATGCTGATGCGATGGTGCGCTTAGGTGCAGATACCGCGTCTAGCTCTGATGAAATTGCTGGTGGTCTTGAAAAATTTGCGGCAGTTGCTAATACAATTGGTTTAAGTTTTGATAATGCAGCAGCTGCATTGGCTACTATTACTGCTACAACTCGTCAAAGTGAAGATGTAGTAGGTACTTCTTTAAAGACTATTTTTGCTCGTATTCAAGGTTTAAAATTAGGCGAAACCTTAGAAGATGGCACCACTTTAAATCAGTACTCACAAGCTCTTGCAGCTGTTGGAGTTAATATTAAAGACTCCAATGGACAATTAAAGGATATGGATATCATTCTTGATGATTTGGGACACAAATGGTCAACAATTAGTAAAGATCAATAGGTAGCTTTAGCTCAACAAGTAGCTGGTATCCGTCAATACAACCAATTAATTGCTTTAATGGATAATTTTGATTTTTATCAAGAAAATATTCAAAGAGCAAAAGAAGCAGATGGTTCTTTACAAGAACAAGCTGATATTTATGCTGAAAGTTGGGAAGCTGCTCGTGATCGTGTGCGTGCAGCAGCCGAAAGCATTTATGATGATTTGATTAATGATAAATTCTTTATTAGTTTGTCTGATGCGATAGCAGGAGCTTTAGATGCTATCGATAAATTGATTAGTTCTATAGGAGGTCTTCCGGGAGTAATTGCAGCTCTTGGAATGATATTTACTAAAGTGTTTAAAGTTCAAATGGGCGAGGGCGTTAATAATTTAGTTTTTGGCCTTTAGTCTTTAGTTGGACTTACAAAAAAGAGTGCAGTTTCTCTTAAACAAGAAGCTTATAATCGAGCTTCTAATATGGCTTTTGATACTGGTACTGAAGTTGGAGATAGATAGGGAGAATCATTAAAATAGACTTTAGACTTAAAGAAAAGAATATATGATATATCTGAAAATATTACAAAAGAGGAAAGACAATAGCTTGAAGGGTTAATTGAAATTAATCGAGCTTATAATGAACAGGCTATAAAAGCAGCTCAAAAAAAAGATTAGGCTAGTGAGAATCTTCAAAATACTCGCATGGATCTTAGAGCGCGCATAAGAAGAAATTCTGCCACTGGAAAAGTAGAAAAAAATTTAAATACTTTTGGAAATGTTCAATAGCAAATGGGTGGAATTATTAAAACTGGTTTGCGAGGAACTAAAGCTTTAGATAGACTTAATAAAGCATTAAAAGAAGGAAGTCCATTAGGAAAAGCTTTTGAGGGCAGAATAAATACAATTCAGCAGGCTTTAATTAAAGTAGATAGATCTGAAGCAGCTGAATCTATTGGAAATTTTGTTGAAGAATTAAAAAACGGAACTATAACAGTAGATTAGTTCTTGAAAAAAGTAAATAATGTTGTCACTAAAGAAAATTTAATGGCTGATGCTACATCCAAAGCGGCAGCTATTCTTGAGGATGACTTTGGTAAAAAAGTTAAAATTAACGGCGAGGAATGTCAAAAGCTTGCTGAAGATATGACTGAAGTTATTGTAACAACAGATAAATTAAAAACTACTAATAAGCAAGTTGCTGGGTCTTATGAAAAAATAAAAGCTGCAATTGAAAATTATAAAAATGCTACTGGAGATTTAGGGTAGAAATTAATTTCTATGGTTAATGGTTTTTCTTCATTGGCTATGGGATTGGCTTCCATTAAGAGTATTTTTGATACTTTATCTGATGAAGATATGTCATTCTTTGATAAACTTTTATCAGTTAGTATGTCTTTAGGCATGGGTATTTCTATGACCGTTTCTGGCTTATCTACTATGGCTAAAGCCTATAAAGAATTGGCAGAAGCTAAAACTTTAGATAATATAAAGACTTCGATTAATACTGCTATTACAGAGATTAATAATCTGGTAAAAGCTTAGGCGGCCGCCAGAACAGGAACTCAAACAGTAGCTACAGATAGATAGGCATTGGCTGAAAGCAAACTTACAAAAAATATAATATTGTAGAATGCTGCCTATTTAGTCCGTAATACACAGATGTCTGCAACAGCAGCTTTTGGATTAAGTTTAGCTGGTACTATATTAGCTGTAGTTGCAGCTGCAGCGGCTTTAGTGCTTATATCTAAAGCAGTTTATAATTCTATTCATAAAGAAGAAATAGCGGCTGAAGCAGCAGCCAAAGCGGCTTCAGATCTTGGTAATGCTTATGATGAGTGTCGTGAAAAGTATCAGCAAATGATTGATGAGTTTAATGAATACAAAGATGCTATAGATGCTTTGGATAATTTAACTAAAGGAACTCAAGAATATCGTGATGCTTTAGACGAGGCTAATCAAAAGGCTTTAGAATTAATTCAAAATAATCCTGATAAATTTAATAAAGATGATTATTATTGGGATGATAATAAATTAGTTATTAAAGATACAGCTATGTCTCGTGTAGCTGAAGCTAGTAGACAAGAGACAGCGGATTTATAGGCTGCTTCTGCTATGGCCAATGCCAATAATGCTCAGGCATAGGCAAATTTGCAGAAAGAAAATCTTACTGATATTGTTAAGAGTTCTTTGCGTAACACAGGTAATGTAAATAAATCTATTGATGCTTATTTAAATAGCGATAGAGTTGCTGTTGATAAAGAAGACTTAAAAGATATTCTTAATCTTGATAATGGTATAGACGATAAGGCTTTAGTTAATGTCCTTTGGCGCAATATTGATGCTTTAAATGAGTTAAGAAATACTATGGATGGGGTTGAAACCTCTTTTGATCTTGCTAGTAAAACCGCAGCAAGAGCGCAATGGTCTGGTTCTGGTAAAGAAAATACTAAAGCTGGAAAAATGGCGCTTGAAGGTGGCGGAAGATTATATAATAATCTTTATGCTGAGGGAGAAAATACTGTTAAAGGTTATTCATTAGACGCTAATTGGGCTGCCTATGAAAAAATGAATAATTTGAATTCTCTAAAAGGATATAAACGTTCTATTAAAAGCGATAAAGTTGAATACAGTTATTATGATGAGAATGGTGAAAAGATAACTTAGGAAATCAATAAAGAAGCTATTCAAATCGCGGCCGCAACCCGATATGCTAATGATAGAATTGGAGAAGCTTTAGATAGCTTATATCAAAATATTGCTAAAGCTAATAAAGATGGCCTTGATAGTGTAGGGAAATATTTATCAACAGAAAATTTTGATAATATGACAAAAGGCGAGCTTGAACAATTTTAGGGATTAACTGATGATTAGTTAAAAGAATACGGAATTGATAAACAAGCTATTGAAGAAGCTAAGAAAGTTGTATTTGATGAAATTGATGGTCTTAATGAAGCTATGAGCGATTAGATCACTGTTGGAGTGAATAAGACTTTAAAAGAAAATATTTAGAATTTTGGCTCTGAAGGTAAAGATGCCTATATTAGTGCTATCAATCAAATTGGTGAATTTATTGATTGGAATGCTTTGTCTCCAGAATCCTAGGCTGAAGCTTGGAATAAAATTTCTAATATTAATTGGTTTGATTTTGATGCTCAACGTCAAGCTGAAACTCTAATTAAAGAAATGGGCGGAGATGTTTCTGTTCTTGGAGATAATTGGGATAAAGCTTTTAGCTAGATGCGCAAAGCTGGAGATGTCGTTCCAGTATTAACTGATATCAAAGAACGCCTTGATAAAATAGATAATATTACTAAAGATATGAAAATCGGTAAGATTTTAGAAAAAGAAGATTATGATACTTTAGTAAATTATAATAGTGAATTGGCAAGATATTTTGCTATTTTATCTGATGGGTCTGCTGTTTTTGTAGGTGATCCTCTTGATTTCCAGTAGATGGTTAAATCCACTAAGTAGGATGAATTAAGTAGAACTATAAATGGATACCAAAATATTATTGATTAGTATTATGCGGGGGCTGAAGAACTTAAAAAAGCGGGTGGATTAGATTAGATTCGAGAAGTTGGGTCTGAAAATGTTAATAATCAGTTAGCGTTTTTAAAGACTTAGAACTATGATGAAACATAGATTTCTGATTGGACTGGTAAGCTTGCTAATTCTAGAGGATAGGATATTGACACTTTAAAAGCTATTGCTGAAGCAGTTAATGAAGTTGGTAATTCTTTCTTATCTAGCAAAGATAGTATAGAACAATATACAGCAAGTAGTCAATAGGCTATGAATGAATTGGCAATGACCGCCGAAACTGCTCAAGAAGCAGAAGAAATGCTTAAAAATGGTAGTATCAATGAAATAGCTTATAATATGAGTGCTATATAGCGTATGTCTAGTGAAAAATGGGAAAATTTAGATTCATCTGAAGTAAATAAATATGCAGATTCTTTAATGAAGACAGCTAAAAGTTCTAAATTATTAAGTGATGAACTTGTAAATAATAAAGAGGCTGCTGAAGATGTAGCTCTTTACACTATGAAAATGAATAATGGTGTAGAGAAATTGAAAAATGGCTTTAGCGGATGGGCTGACGTATTAACGAAATCTGATTCTGCTTCACAAGAATATTATGATGCAATGGTTGATATTAAAGATGCCATGTCTGATGTGCTTGGGGTTTCAGAAGAATTTTTAACTGATGAGTTTATTACTAAAAATTTAACTGATATAGGCAAGGCTGCAGAAGGCGATGCTGATGCTATAGATCGTTTGGCCGCTGCGGCAAGTAAAGATATTCTTTTAAATGTTGATTTTGTTTAGGATAATAAACAATTACAAGATGTTTTATTATCAATGCATGATAAATTAGCGGCGGAAATTCCAGATATAAAAATTGGTACAACTTTTGAAGGTCAAGATGATTTAATTAGATAGGCTCAAAACATTATCGGCACAGCAAAAATGACTGCTGAATAGGCAAATGCTTATTTTAGTGCCATGGGTTTTGAAACTAAATTTAAAGTTGAACCTCAAAAGATGGAATAGAAAACCCCGGTAGTACGTTCTAGATAGACAATAGTTGGAGCGGGATTTGATGAACACGGAGCTCCCTATTGGGAAACAACAACAGAAACTTGGAATGATGGATATAGCATTCAAACAGGTTATGTCGATGCTATTGCTATGGCGACCTCTCCTGATGGAACAAAAACTCCGATTATTGAAAGTATGACTAGTAAGCCTACTGGAATTATGAATAATAGTTCAAAAGCTAATAGAGGTACTACAGGCTCAAGTAAAGGCGGAGGAGGAAATAAAAATAAACCAACCAAGGGAGATTTAACTAAAAAAAGCGATGTTGTTGATCGTTATAAAGAAATTACTGATAGCATCAATGATACCACTCGTGCTTTAGATAAGGCTAATAAATCGGCAGATAGACTTTGGGGTAAAGCCCATCTTGATGCGATGGCTAAAAGTAATAAATTAACTTTAAAAGAAATTGATTTATTAAAACAAAAGCAAAAAGAGGCTTAGGCTTATCTAAAGACAGATAAAGTTACTTTATAGCAAGCTGCGAAAGAAGCTGGAATTACTTTCACATTTGATGAAGATGGTGACATTTCTAATTATACTGATTAGATGACTAAACTTTATAATTAGCTCATAGCTGCTTAGAATAAAGCAAATTCTTTTTCTACAAAAGATGCTCAAGACGCTTATAAAGAAGCAACTTTAGATCCGATTCAAGAGAAAATCAATAAGTTGAAAGATGCTATTAAGCAATATGAAGATACAAGAGATTTAGTCGAAGAATTAACTGATGATATCCAAGATAAAATAAACGAATGGCAAGATAAAAATTATCAAATGCTTACTTATGAAGTTGAAATAAAGGTTCAATTAGATGAAAATGATACTAAAAAATTAGAATATTATTTTGATAAATTAAGTGATAATATTTATAAAGCCGCTGAAGCTCTTGGATATTTACAAGGTCAATTTAATCCAGTAATTAGTCAATTAGGAACTTATGAGAATTTCTATAGTCAGTTAAACAATGCTTATTCTAATGGAGAAATTTCTCAAGAAAATTATATCGAAGGCTTACAAGACGTGTATGATAATACATTAGATAATTTAAATGCTTTGTAGGATTTAGATAAAGAAATGCTTGAATATTATGGTAATACTATAGATTTAGCAAATGATGAATTGTCTAAATATACAGATCATATGGAGCATTTGACTAGTGTATTGGATCATTATCGTTCTATTATTACTTTGTTAGGTAAAGATAAAGATTATGATAAAGTTTTATCAGTTTTAAATGGAACTGCTTAGACTAAGAAAAATAATTTTGATACTTCTAAACAATGGTATGAAAGCTTGAAGCGTGAACGTGATGCAGCAGCTGCGGCTTTAGCCAGTTCAACTGATGAGGCTGAGCGCGAAGTGCTTCAAAAGAATTATGATGCTATATTAGCTGCATTCGATGAAGCGGAAGAGGATATGCTTTCTAAAGCTGAAGAATATGGTGAAGCATTAAAAGAAATTCTTACTATAAAGATGGAACAAGCTGCGGATGAAATGAATAAGCAATTGAGCACTACTAAAGTAAGTATTAATGGTAATAACTTTAATATTTCCGGTTGGGATGCTTTAAATGATGCTTTGGATAGAATGTCTTCTTATCAAGATGAATACTTAACAAAAACTAATTAGATTTATGAAATGAATAAACTGCTTAATAATGTTAATTAGGCTATTGATAAGACAAATAATCAAGCAGCTAAAAATAGATACCAGCAATTTACTAAAGAAATTGAATAGTTAAGAGATAAAGATAAATTAAGTCAATTAGAATTAGAAATTGCTTAGGCTAAATATAAAGTGCTTGAAGCGCAAATCGCATTAGAAGAAGCTCAAAACGCAAAGTCTACAGTTAGATTACAACGTGATAATGAGGGTAATTTTGGTTATGTGTATACCGCGGACCAAGAGAAAGTAAATGATGCGCAATAGGCTTTGGCGGACGCGGAAAATGATTTATATAACATTCGCCTTGATGCGACAAATAAATATGGTCAACAAAAACTTCAATATGAGAAAGAGTTGGCTGACAAACTTGCGGAGCTCGATTAGAAAGCTGCGGAAGATGCCGTTTACCGCGAGACCGCTTATCAGCAAGAACGCGCTTTAGTAATTCAACAATATACTGATTTAATTACTACTGCTGGAAACCTTTATGCGAAAGCGCAAGAAGAGGATAGCAGAGTTGTTCAAGATGCTTGGGTAAATTCTTTTGATATTATCAAAGATAATAGTAATAGTTGGAAAGATACTATTACTGAAAACACTAATATTATCAATGATACATTTAAAGAATGGCAAGACAGTATGGATGAAATTAGTAAAATTGTTGGTGATGATTTAAAAGATACTCAATAGAAAGTTAAAGATGTTACTGATGAAAGTAATAAACTTTATCAAGAAGTATCTAATAAAGTTATCCCCGCTCTTGAAGGTGAGTTAAGTTCCGTTCGTAGTGCCACTGAAGCTTGGGCACAACATCGTCAGCAATTACTTGATACTATTAGAGCTTATGAAGAGCTTTTGAACGCTATTCAAGCGACATTGCGCGCTTAGAGCGGATTTGGTAGCGATAGTGGTGGAGACACTGACTGGGCGGCCATGATGGGCACTGTGGCTTATGGTTCCGCGCAATATAATCAATATAAAAGAAATCGTGAAGAAAAAATTGCTAATGGTGGTAATATCAATGAAGATACTACGGCTCGAGTTGATGCATATTATAAATTGCTAAGTGAAGGAAAAATTTCTGGTAAACTTCCTAATGGTAAATATAGTTTTACTTAGCTTACTGATTAGGAATGGAGAGATTTAGTCGGATTTAGAAGTGGTGGTTATACTGGCACTTGGAATGATGACGGAAAATTAGCGTTCTTACATTAGAAAGAATTAGTTCTTAATTCTGATGATACAGAAAATATGTTAGCTTCTATCCAATTAGTTAGATAGATCGCAAAACAATTAGACTTCAATAGTCAACAAATCTCTACTCTTTCTTCTTCTGGATTTACTGTTAGTTCTCAAGATGGAACATTAGAATAGAATGTTAGAATTGAAGCTAGTTTCCCGAACGCTACTGATAGATACGAAATTCAAGAAGCATTTAATACATTAGTTAATGTAGCTTCTCAGTATGCCAATAGAAAATAAAATTAAGGGTGAAGTCTTATAGGCTTCACCCTTTTTCTTTTTGGGTAATTATATTGAATAAAACTAATTAATTTTTTAGAAAATTATAGAGTAATGAGTAAAAGGAGGGATTATTTTGGCTGATAACGCACTAAATATTCAAGAAAGTTTATGTCAAGCAATGAGTATTATTGCTAATTCAAGTGTTGATAAAGTTAAATTTGATAGTACCATTGAATGTACTATTATTGATGCCATTGACAAACTTATTGGTAAGTATAAGGTTAAAAATGAATCTTATGCTGAATTTTATGCTTATTCCCAAATAACCACTTATAACAAAGGCGATAAAGTATATGTATAGATCCCAAAAGGAGACTATAATAGCACTAAATTTATTGTCGGTAAAAAGACAGATAAAAATGAAGATAAACCATATAATTTTGTCAATCCTTTTAATACTTTTATTGATTTAACTGGCAATTTTTTTATTGCCAAAGACAATAATAAAGAAGTTTGGAGCATCTTAGCCAATGGTAATGAAGAGGAAATTGAGATTACTCCAAATGGCGGAATTACCTTTACTGATGAGCAATAGGGATTTACGCGGTTGGGGCTGCGTGTCGATTTCCGTGCCTGGCTTGAAACGCTCGGTGTAGTAAGTGGTAATTATGGATTAAAATTAAATATATATGGTATTAAAGATGATACTGCGGACAATATTAAAAAAATAGAAAATAGTATTAAAAATAATGGAGAAATCCCTTTAATTGCATCTATTGATTTAGATACTAATGATATGTATGGCAATCCTTATAATTTTGAAGGATATTATTCTCAAGAAATTGTTATTGATACTAGTGCAGTAGCTAAAATATATAATATAAAAATATTTTTATATCAAAAAGGTAATTTTAAAGATAGTAATAATAATTTAATTAGTTATGCCAATGATTTCAATATGTCAATTCCGCCTAATAATATCTTTGTAAAAGATATATATATGGGACTAGGTATTTCTGCGGATGAAATAGAAAATGAATATGTAAGATTATATTCATTGGATGGAAGTACTTATGTAATTGACGATAAGGGTTAGATTGATTCTAAAACTATTAAATTGAAATGGGTTCATTTTGATGAAGATGGCAATAGAACTCAAATAACTGAACATAAAAAAGATGATGCTTTTGAAGTTCGTTGGTATATGTATGAATTTGGAGCACCGTCCGCGGATGAGTATTCTGGTGTCTATTGGACAACGATTAAAGATAATAAGAATAATTTTTATTATTAGTTAAAACCGCGCTCCAATAAAAATCAAGAATAGATCAAAGTCATTATTTTATATAATGGAAAAATTTATAGAAGTAATATAATTACTTTTAATAATGAAAAACAAGTTCCTAATGATGCAACTATTGATAGTTTAAATGCTTTATCTATTCATTGTGAAGATTAGACTAATGGTAATTATTTAATTTATAATTAGGCTAACTACTTAATGAATAGATCAGATGGAAAAATTAGTCGTAAATTAACTTTACATTTTGATTCTAAGACTTATGCTATTAATAATGGTATAATTGGTAAGAATTAGGATGGAGAAAGTAAATTAGTTGAAGCTTAGAGAGTAATTTGGTAGATTCCTATTAAGAATACCATGCTTAATTTTGGCGTTAAAGATGATGGAATTGATGCTACTTACAAAGAAATTATTATTGATTTAACTAATGAAAACGTCAATGTTTCCCCTGGAGAATTTTCTTTAAATTATACTATTAATACTTTTTATAGTAGTAATAAATCTAATAATACTGTAATTGCTAAAGTAGAAAAAGATGGTATTGTTTATACCGCCATTAAAGATTTTACTTTTGGATAGGCAGGAACTAATGGTACTGACTGTACTTTAGTAATTGATATGATAGCTCATGAGAATTTAAATAATAAAGTATTTACTGCTATAAAGAGTGGGGTAAGAGATAATTATACTTTTAGAGCTTAGTTATATGATAATGAAGGCAAGGAAATTACCAATTTTGAAAAATGTAATTGGACTTGGAGTTTTATGTCTGGATCAAATACTAATAATATTGAATTAGGAAATACTGAGAATTAGGACTGTATATTAAGAGTTAATACTACAAATTCTATAATGAATAATTTAATTATTTTATAGGTAAAGTTATCTGGTTGGGGAGATTACGATTTAACTGCTTATTATCCAGTTCCTATTACAACTTTAGATAATATTTATATAAATGGTCCAACAGAGGTAATCTATTTAAGTAATGGCGAACCTACATTTTCTAAAGAGCCTTATAAATTATTTATAAATGGTGAAATAGATGAAACTGCGACTTGGAGTATTTATCCCACTGGATCTACTGATAAGTTTATTGGGTAGATTAAATATAATGATAAGAAAAAAGAATATAGATTAAGCCCTATGAATTTTTATGTTGATGGTGTAAGCATTTATGGAGTTCAAGGAAAATAGGGAAGTAATATTGTTTGGAGTCAACCTATTTTAGTCATACAAAATAAATATCCATCAGCAATGGTAAACAAATGGGATGGATAGTTAAATATAGATAGTGATAATAATTTTATCGGCGTTGCTTAGATCGCGGCCGGTAAAAAAGAAAATAATAATACATTTACTGGCGTTTTGATGGGGTCTTTTGGTGATAGTAAAGCTGATAGTAGTCTTAGTAAAAATACTGGAGTTTATGGATATTATCAAGGTAAATAGGTTTATGCTTTAAAAGATGATGGAACTGCTACATTTGGTAAATCTGGGAATGGACGAATTACAATTAATGGAAGTACTAGTTAGATAAAATCTGAAGGATATGATAATGGTAATGGTCTTTTAATTGATTTAAAAGAAAGCAAAATAGATGGTAAAAGTAATAATTATAGTGCTTTTTTATTAAATAAGTCTAGTCCATATTTAACAATTCAAGATCCTGTTAGTAATACTACTTTAATGAATGTAGGAGATAATAGTTACTATTTAAAATCTAAAAATTATACCTCAGATGGAACTACAGGAATGTATATAAATTTAAATGATGGTTCTATTACTGCTAATACTGGTAAATTTAAAGGTGATATTATAATTAATTATACTGGTAGCACGGGTGATGGATGGACTTATGGCGATCGAAGTTTAAGTTATATTTTAAATTAGATTGGAAAAGCAGCTAAAGAAGCTGGTGATCTAGCAGAAAGTTCTATTACATGGACTAAAGATTTAGCACAAGCTTAGAATGATATTGAGTATGCTTTAAATGGAATTTCAAGTACTGTTAGTATGTTGGATCAATTTTTTGAAATTGGCACTTCTATCGACTCTGAAGGATACGTGCATTATGGACAACGCCCATCTTTTGTGAGTCCTCTCGGTGGTTCTGTCGCAGTAGGTTCTGGTGTATAGATTACAGGAGATAGAATTATTATAGGAAATAATCGAAGTTCAGTAAACTTTTAGAGTGCTACAATATATATTACTGGAAGTACAACTTTAGAAGAATATATTAGGCAAATCGCTGGCGTTAATTAAATATGATAAAAGGAGAAAAAGGAAAATGAATGAAAGAGATATTAATTTCTTGAAAATTTTATATAATACTCTCTCTTTAGTATCAACTAAAGGAGAAGATACTATTCTTATGGGAGAATGTTTAAAACAATTAAGAGATTTTACAAATAGATTAGTAGATCTTCAAGAGGAGAAGAACAACGAAAATAATTAGGAGGGATAAAATGGTTAATAAATTATATCCACCTATTATATCTGGAACTTTACCAGCATTTGTTGGGTAGGAAATTACTATTCCATTTCAAATGAATCGAGCAGTTAGTATGGTAGAAGTTTCAGGATTGTGCTATATAATTAAAACAGTGTCAAGCAATGTTGTAATTGCTTAGGGGACAACCGCGGATTTTACTCCAAGCAAAGTCCGCGGTTGCTTAGAACAAGGGTCTATTACCTTCAATATAAATCTTAAATCAATTACTAATAATGGAAAACCTATTCAATATAAATTAAATCCAGGATAGTCTTACAAAATTCAGTTAGCATATATTAATACTAATGGACTGGTCGGATACTATTCTACCGTTGGTATCGCTAAATGCACGACTAAGCCCGCAGTTTATATAAAAGGTTTTGAAGATAATTTAGTAGGAATAAATAAAACAAATTTTATTGGAGTATATAGCCAAAAAGAAAAAAATGATGATATTACTGAAAAAGTTTATTCATATAGATTTAAAGTATATGATGAAAATGGTAATATTTTTGCTGATAGCAGAGAGCAATTACATAATTCAATCAATGACACAGAATTGAATGAAAGTTATGATAGTTTTGAATTAAATAAAGAATTACAAAAGAATAAAAATTATTTTATTCAATATTCTATAACCACTATCAATAACTATGAAGCAGAGAGTATTCGTTATCAAATTATTAATAGAGAAACTATTAACCCAGAATTACAAGCAACTCTTTCTGCGATTATGGATGAAAATAATGGATATGTAAGAATTAATTTAAATGGAATTCGCGATAAAAAGACAGGATTAGAGATTCCCGCAACAGGAGCTTTTGCTTTATTAAGAGCCAGTAGTGAAGATGATTTTAATACTTGGAATACAATATTAAAATTTAAATTAGTTGGTGAAACTCCTTCAAGAGAATTGTATAAAGATTTTACCGTTGAGCATGGATTCAGTTATCAATATGCAGTTTAGCAGTATAGCGATGAAACCGCGGTCCGCAGTAATAAAATTTTCTCTAATACGATATATAGTATTTTTGAAGATAGTTTTTTATACAGCAATGGACAGTTATTAAGAATAAGATTTAATCCAAAAGTAAGTAGTTTTAAAATCAATACTCTTGAAAGTAAAACTGATACTATTGGAAGTCAATATCCTTATATTTTCAGAAATGGAAATACTTATTATCACGAATTTCCTATAAGTGGTTTAATTTCTCACCTTATGGATGAAGATCATTTGTTTATAGATAAATTGGGCGATGATGAAATTAAAGATTTTACATCAACTGATTTGACTAATTATAATATTAATATAGAGCGTCAATTTAAAACTAAGGCTTTAGAATTTTTAACCGATGGAGAACCTAAATTATTTAAGTCTCCAACTGAAGGAAACTTTATTGTGCGTTTATTAAATGTAAGTTTAAGTCCAGAAGATAAATTAGGTCGTATGCTTCATACATTTAATGGAACCGCCTATGAAATTGATAAAGTTAGTTTTGATAATCTTACTACTTATGGATTTATTGATGCGGACCCGCCCGAAAGTGAAATTCTTAAATGGGATAGTGTATCTTTTGATGGATGGTATAAAATTAATGGCTATATTGATGATGTAAATACCTATATTGATAACTTAAAAGATGAAAATTTAACTTAGGCAGAAATTAATAAATTACAAGCAAATAAACAAACTTGTTTAGATAATTTATTACAAACGTTAAGTTTTTATCCTATGTTTGAATTATTATATAATGGAGACCATTATAGCTTATAGACTAAAGATATTTTGGCTAATTCCCCTGCAATAACTATTCGATTTGAAGGTTTTGCGCCTGGAGATAAATTTAATGTTGATGGAGAAGAAATTGTTATTGGCATTACAGGAGCTTATTTAATAGATCACGTAGCTCCTATCCATAGTGTAAAAATAATTGAATTATCCGATGTAGGATTACAACAAGGAACTATTGTATATTCTTATTATGGTAAACAAGCAAGTAAATTTGATACCATTAGTGATATTCAAGTTGCTGATTTACCTTTAGAACAATATTATGGTACTGAAGGTAATATTTTAAATCTTTATAATGATAATTTCAAATATAAAATCACAAAAATTTATTTCTTACGTTTTACGAAGCGCGAAGTATAGAAATTATATACCAATAATAGAATTAATTTTTATATAGCTCCTGATAGGGCATTGGAAGAGAATAATTATACCATGGAAATTAAACGTGAAGATTTTGATCCAACCTTAATTTATCATGTGTATGTAGTTAAAGAAAATGAAGAAAGAGATTATTATATTGATGGTTATACTAAAAAGGAAATTTATGATTCAGGTATTTTAGTAGATGAGAAAAATTGGGCCTGTAATATTAGAATAAATGAAGATAATAAATAGATTATTGGTATAGATCATAAAAATGAATATCAAATAAAAGATTTGACTGATATTACTTCTATTGAAATTGATCCGGGTGTTTTATGCGAATTGTCAGTACAACGTCAAGAAGTGGTTTATTCTTTTGAAAATGATAACCAAACTACTTATAGAATTTTTAATGGTTAGACTTATACTACAACAACTATTTATCAATTAAAGCAAAATTGGTTAAGAGCTAAAAAAGCTTTAAAAGATTTTAAAGAATCAGAACAAGATAAAAGCAATCCTGACTTTTCTAACGATGATCCATTCTATAATGTAAATCAAAGTAATATTTAGGATTGTATAAAAAAATACAATAGAAAAGTAGCAGAATTACAAAAGACCATAGACGAAACTTATACTCTATTCATTGATACTTTAAGAAAGGCGGTAGAGGATTATGAAGACTCAAAGACAATATGATACCGACTTTCTTAAAAAGTTAGATGAATTTAAACATAAAGTAGTTTATGCTCGTATTGAGCTATTAACATTTGATGAATTACCAATAGAAAGTATAGAGGGTAAGATAACCAGCGGATCAATTAATATTGATGGAACATCTGCGGTCCGCCGGTCTTGTTCTCTTACTATGGCCACAAATGAGAAATTATATAAACAATATTCTTGGGGTTTAAATTCTAAATTTAGTTTGGCTATTGGATTGGAAAATAAAATTGATAATAAATATCCAGATATTATTTGGTTTAATCAAGGCATTTATTTAATTACGTCTTTTAATACTTCTCAAAGTGCTAGCTCATATAATATTTCTATTCAAGGTAAAGATAAGATGTGTCTATTAAATGGAGACTTAGGAGGAGATTTACCTGCTTCTGTAGATTTTGGACAAGAAGAAGTAATTACTTATAGCTATAATAAACAAAATAATATAACTAAAGATAATTATATAAAAGGTAAATATTGTTATATTGTTAGTAGTGAAGAAGAAGCTAAAAAACATAATATTTATTACATTTCTACTTAGAATAAACAAACTACTTATTATGTTTTAGATGAAGAAGAGTTTAGTAATAAAGAGTATTATTTAAGGGAGAGTTATTTGAATTTAATTTCAATTCCTATTTAGACTATTATTAAAAAACTTCTTACAGTTTATGGTAAAGAAAAAGAAAGTAATATAATTATTAATGATTTAGACCAATATGGTTATGAGCTATTAGCTAATAAATGTGATGAAACTATGTATTTCTTTAAAGATGCGCTAACGAATAGAATAGTTAATGCTTCAATAGGGACAATGCCTACTTTATTAGATATAAATAATAATAAAATAACTGATATGAGTAGTATTGAATTCGATAATTTAGATAGTAATAAATTATTAGATGATGTTCCTGAGCCGACTAAAGTAAGATTGGTAAATAATGGAACTATTTACACTATTATAAGTCGAACAACTAATGAAACAGTTGGTTATCGTATTTGTGATTTAGTCTATGCAGGAGAACTTATTACTAGTGTCGGTGAAAATATAACCAGCGTATTAGATAAGATTAAAAATATGCTAAGTTGTTTTGAGTATTACTATGATATAGATGGTAGATTTATTTTTTAGCGAAAGAAATTTTATGAATACCAGTCTTGGAATAATATAGTGAATAATTCTAATGGAGATAGTTATATTGAGCCTGCGGTTTATTCTTCTTCTTCAATCTATTCTTTTAGAGATGGGTAGACGGTTATTTCTTTTAATAATACTCCATAGATTACTAATCTAAGAAATGATTTTTCTATTTGGGGATAGAGAGAAAGTGTTAGTGGGGCAGAAATCCCTATCCATTTAAGATATGCAATAGATCAGAAACCTATTCAATATACCACAATTATTGTGAATGATAATGATATAAATAGGTATAAATCTACAATATATAATAATGATATTTTTGATACTATGAATCCGCAATTAGAACAAAAGACTTATAAAAACAAATGGTATCAAAGCGAAAATGAACCGGGAGTTATTTATTGTGATTGGCGTGAAGTTTTATATCGTATGGCTGTAGATTATTATCAATATAATTATGCAGATGATTTTACTAGTAAAGTGGCAACCGCTAATCCTGATTTTTATCCTTCTGGAATAACTGGTTATGAAACTTATTATGTAGATTTATTTTCTTTTTGGAGAGATATCTATGATTATGATAAGTTAGATTTCAAAGAAGAAGTAAAAAATAATCCTGAGAATTTAAATTTTTGGTTTGATTTTATTGGGGAAGAAAATGCGGATATCGCTAAATACTCAGTTCAATTAATCGGAGATAGAACAAAAGCAATTAATGATACTAATATAAAAGTTATATGTTATAGAGATACACCTGATGTATTATTTATGACATAGACAGATTATGATTCTATTATTTAGAATAATTATCCAACAGAAAGTGGGTATATTTGGATTAATATTCCTTCTGGATATGATAATTATTTTAAAATTAGTTCTAAAGGTAAGAGCGCAGTTGATGAAATTGAAGATTTACTTTATACAACAGCCTATTGTACGGAAAGTGTTTCAATTTCTACTATTCCAGTTTATTATTTAGAACCTAATAATAGAATTTATATTGAAGATAAAAGAAGTGGCGTTGAAGGAGAATATTTAGTTAATAAAATAACTATTCCATTAACTTATAATGGTTCAATGTCTATTAGTGCCACCAAAGCAATATCAAGAGTATATTAAGGAGGACCACTAAATGGCAAGAAAGATAAGACAAATTCGTTATTATGGTGAAGGTCTTAACTCTAAGAATTATCCAAGTGATGTCAATATGAGTAAACTAATTACAGGAACCGCATTTAAAAATAATAATCAAAATGTGTTGATTACTCAGTTGGGTATTTAGACTTTACCAGGAACGAAATTTTATTTGAATGATAGCGCTAATGCTATTATTGTTGGAAATACTGGTATTTATGAGTTAGATTTAGAAGGTATTTCTACTATTAATTTGATTAAATTTGATAGAAGTTCTATGAATTTGATTAATCAAAATAAAGAAGCATATCTTATTATAGATTATTTATTTGAGGAGGGTTGATAATGGGTTTTTATGGCAATATAAGTAATACTTCAAAAACGACCTTCACTTTTGATAGAATTTATAATAATAGACTTCAAATGGATAATAATTGCGCTAGCGATGGAGTGTTTTTAGGTCGCTATGTTTTAGTTGAGTATGGCCTTCCAGCTTCTTAGTATATAATAGGTTATCTTGACAATAATGGAAATATGTATGATGACCCTACTGATAGAAGTGATTCTCACATTATTTTATGTGAAAAGGGCAAAATGGTAAAGGTTAATAGAAATAGATATTGGTATTTATATACAGGAGATACCAAATCTGATGGGTCTCCGTATTGGAGATATCTTACTAGAATTACTAATGACAGAGTTGATGATGAATAGTATAATAAAAATTATCAAATAGATTATCCAGTTTATGGACGAGGATATGACTCTACAGTTTGGATAAAACAATATGTTAATAACCAAGAAACTTATATTTAGATTGCTGAATTAAATACTGTTGTTCCGAATTTTTCAATTTATCCATTGCTTCCTCAAGATCCATATGTTGCGGTTGATAATGCTACTATTGTATATCAACCAGGTAAGTATTATTATTACGATGAAGCTGACAGTCATTATAAATTAGATAATAATGATATTAAAACTGAAGGGCGCGTTTATTATTTAGAAAGTGAACTTGGACCAGCGATAACCGCAGATCAAAGTAGCACAAATTTACTTTATAAATTAAGAGTTCCTACTAATTTCCAACTTGATTTAGATGATAATAATATCTATTATAATAAAGAAGGATTTAGTAAGACAAAACGTTCTTATGATGGTATTACAAAAAATAGTATTAATTATAAATTAAGTTAGTCAGGATATAGATTTTATTATAATGTAGAATAGGATAATGTTGTTGGTGAACCGATTGAAGATGGCTATGACCGCAAATCACTTGTAGTAAAGCTTCCTGCTCTTGGTAATGCGGTATGTGAAACTTATGATTTACTTTATGGTCAAAATCGCAATGATTCTATTACTAATTTTGATAAAACTAATGTTAAGGGCGCTTTAAATACCCTTAATAGAAAAATGAATTTAGGAAAATTAGAAACTAATAAACTTATTTATTTTTCTACTGAAACTGATAATGATATCAATGACAATTATATGAAATCTGCGACCATTCAAGGAGATAATTTAATTTCAATAGATGCAGATATTGAAAAAAATAAGGGAGCTATTAAAATTACTCATAATAATTTAGATGTAAATAAAGCATCAAAAAGTTATGGTAAAGATGTTGATTTTAGTACTTTTGGTTCTTCCGTTACTTTACCTAAATTATTTACTGATAGAGCTGGACATGTTGTAAAAGAAGAAACATTTTCAGTTAGTATTCCAAAAGGTTCTTATGAAAATACTAAAGAGGGTAATGTTCTTACTTCTTTAAGTTTTATTGATACTACTGGAGCTTTAAGTAGTGAGAAATCTTATTTAGGTACTTTAACATTAGGAACTGGATATATCACTAATGATAAATTAAATACTATCACTAAAGATACAACTCTTAATGATAGTATTACTAAATTGATTGAGAATAGCGATAGTAAATATAATACTTTATTAGGTCAAACTAATAATAGTTTTGGTAAAGATACTGTCCCAACTCTTTATGGTTTAAGACAAGGAATTAATAGTGATAGAACTAGTATTAGTAATTTAAGTAGTAAAATTGATATTTTAAATGGAGTTGTATCTACTACTAATTCTGTTGCTTATAGTATTAAATAGGCTATTGATAAATTAGATAAAGCTGATAACAAGGTAGATAAACAATTTGTTACGGCGGTAGAAGAAAAAGATGGTTTAATAACTGTTTCAAGAAGTGCTTTACAAGAAAGTGATTTGCCTATTACTTTTGATGGAACTTATAGTAATAGTAATAAAGTTGCTACTATGAGTAGTTTAAATACTTTAAAAGCAAATCTTTTAGGTGATTATACTGGCACATTAGCTGATGTAAATACGTTAGCAAATAGTAAATTAAATGAAGACGCGGTGCGCGGTCTTACGTATAATGCAACTTCTGGAACTAATGGAGCTAAAACCATAGCAGAAATGTTTGATTTAATTGTAGAATTATAGAATAAAAATATGCAGTTAAATACAACTATTAAAGCATTATAGGATAAAGATATTGAATTAAATAATTTAATTGCTGGATTAAGAACTGACGTTGATGCTTTAAAGAATAATTCGAATAATACTGATACTCCATCTGAAACAACTTAATTTAAATAAAGGGTTTGGTCTTAATAGGCCAAACCCTTTTAGTATTGATTAAAAAGATTTTATAAATAATAGAAAGGAGTCGGTTATCTTGCCTAATACATTAAATAAATATGTAAAATTTGTCAGAGGTTCTAAAACCGCTTTTGAAAATTTAGGGACGAAAAGAGACAATGATACTTTATATTTTATTTATGGGGAAAATGATTCTTCTGGAGAACTTTATTTAGGTAGTCGTCTAATTTGCGGTGGAATTAGTTCCGCAGGTAAGTTAAGCGATTTAAGTGATATTGTTCTTAATGAAGTTAAGACAAATCAAGTTTTAATTTATAATGGAGAATAGAAAAAATGGGTTAATTAGGGTTTAGAAAATAATGAGACTTTAATTAATTCTATTGTTGAAAAATTATCTACAGAAGAAAATTTAGCTAAATTAGCTCCTGTTTTTAAGGGCACAGTCCCGGGTTTAGTTCCTGTTTCTCTACATGAAACTAAAGGAAAACATATTCTTACCGACGCTGGCACATGGATTGATATGCCAGTAGGAACATTAACTTAGGGAGATATTGAAACAATTAATATAGCTAATAAATATTTAGTAGATAAGAGCCCTGATAATTTGGTAACTCGTGTTGAAGCAGTTGAACAAACTGTTTCTTGGTCTGATATTTAAAGGAGTGAAAAAGATTGAACGTTAAATTTTTAAAAGGCTCTCAAGCCGAATTTGAAAAGGTGGCAGGTAGATATAAACCTGGTGCGTTTTATTTAGTAATTAATGATAATAAATCCGCCAAAGACTATAAAAAGCCAAGTCGTCTTTATTATGGCGTAGATGAAAATAATTGTGTTCCTGTAAATCAAGGTATTAATGTAGTTGATACTACCGCAGGTTTACCCCAAAGTTCTACTCAAAACACTGCTGGTGAATTTTATTATGTAAAAGATAAAAATATTTTATGTATTAATAATGGTAAAGGTTGGATTCAAACTAATACCGATACTGTTTTAGATACTAGTAAAAAAAATAGTAATGTATCAGTAAATAGTAATCCTGAAAAACCTAATGGAGTTTCTATAACTAATACTATTGCTGATAGTAGTGGTAATATTATTACTGAGACTTATGATATTATAGGTAGCGATTATATCCAAATTGAAGCAGTTCCCGCTGTTGATGATAAAGGTGTAGACACTGTTAAATTGAGTTTAAAAGGAATTAATTATCAGTTAGGTTCTTCTTTAAAGGAAAAAACTTTAAATGTTAATTTAAAGAATGCTGATACTGATGTAGGTAATTTTAATATTATCGCTGGTAGTAATGTTAATATTGCTGAAACTTCTACAGGAAATTATACTTTAAGCGTAAATAAAGCTGTTGATAGCATTGATATAGTTAATCATGTTGGTGGCACTGGTTTTACTGCTTCTATTAGTGGTCCGGGTGTTGAAGGAGCTGGTAACGGTACAACCTTATCTGCTGATATCGATCCAGAAATTGCTTTAGAAGGTAAGACTGGTAGCTACAAATTTAAAGATGGTGTTTTAACTCTTCCTGTTTATAGTAAGCAAGATATTGATAATCAACTTAGAACCATTAATGCTATGGTATTCCGTGGCGGATTCCAAGTTAAAGATGGAGCTATTGCCTATGATAATTCTGATATTACTGAAATTACTGAAGGTAATACTTTTATTTACACTGGAGCCGAAGACACACTTTGGAATGGTCATTATTTACGTCCTGGTGATCTAATTATTGCTTCTGGTGAAGAAGTTAATGGGGCTATTACTGGTACTATTAATTGGACCTATGTTCCTTCTGCCGATGACCCTGTTACTGAAGTTGAAGGAGCCAATGATAATAGTACTGCTGGTTTTATCATTAAACTTGGTTCTACTAAAAAACTTTTAGATTATGCTCTTAATGGTGAAAGTGGTATTGTTTTAGAAACAGAAGTTTTAACAGATTCAAAAGGTCAACCTACTAATTCTAAAGTCGTTACTATTAAACATAGTAATACTTTAACTGTAAATGATCCAGTTCCTTTAGAATATGCAGATGAACAAACTATTACTATTAATGAGCCAACTGAAATTGATGCTCAAGGCCATGTAGTAAAATCTACTCAAAAGACTTTTACAATAAAAAATACTCATCAAGAGATTGGTAATGCAGATTATACAGTAAATGGTACTGATACTTTAATTCCTAACCTTAAAGTTGCCGGTGCTGATCTTGAAGGTAAACCGCTTGTTTTCGCCAGTAATAGTCTAAAGGTTAATGTTTCCGCAGCGACTGCGACTGATAATGCTAAAGTTAATTTTGAGTTAGAGTGGGGAACATTCTAAGGGCAATACTATTTAATAATAAATATAATTTTTTCTATTTTATATAGAAGAATGTTTTTATGGGGAAAGATGAAATATTCTTTCCCCATATTTTTTTTAGGATAGAAAGGAGTAAATTATGTCTAAGATACGTTTTCGTCCTGTGCAAGGTCCAGAAGAAAAAATAAAAGAATATCCTCAAAGCGATGGATATTTTTATGTGGCAACAGATACAGGTCGAGTTTATTTAGATACGGCAACTGAAAATAAAATGCCAATAGGGTCTAGTGGTGTTCAGGTAATTTACGGTACAGATAATACTGTGGAAATTGAATATGATGCGGATGAAAACCCAGTGGCTTATTTAATTCTTTTATCAAAATTATCTATAACAAATTGTCATATAGATGATTTAATTTTAAATTTAGACGGATGTTTTTATCGAATTTTAGGTTTTGCTTTAAATGAAAACCGCGAAGAATGCGCGAGATGTGAAAAATTAACTGTCGCCGGGGCGGGCGGTGGCGGAGAAGGAGACTCTGAACAAAAAGTTTTAGGAACTGTTTCTTTAACAAGAATTCCATCTGACAGCCCTGTTGATATCTTAAATGAAGAAAATGTTAAAGTAAAAGTTTTGGTTAAATGTAGAACTGTTGGTGGCGTTCCGCAATCTTCTTCTGTGCAAGGAATTATAACTATAAGTGAAATTAAAAGTGCTACAGAAAAAGAAGTATATTACACTTCTCCTCCTACTACTTATGAACATAATATTTCACAAGAAATTGATTTAACTAATATTTTAAGAAATTCATGTTCTAGTGAGATTAATTTTAGTATTTATTATAATCCTGATGAAGAAAATAATAGATTTTAGAAAAGCTCTGATACTATTAATATTAATAAGCATCATCTCTCTTTTAGCTGGAAAGAAAGTAGTTTTAGTAATGATAGTCCAATTGATAATGGACAAATATCTGTCAGTTGGTTAATGTCTGAAGATATCGCCAGATCTGTTGAAGTTTATTTTGATGATTATTTAGTTTTAGATAGAACTTATAGTGATACTGATTCTTCTTCTGAAGATTCTTTTGTTATTACTCCTGATACAAATATATTAGGGGTTGACAAAGTTTCTACTTTAAAAAATTATTTTACTCATGGTGAGCATATAATAAAAGCAAAGTTGTATTTAATGAATAATTCTAAAAAAGGCGCGGGAACAGATTTTATTCAAAAGGAAATTGTTATTCAAGAATTAGGTAATAAAATGCCTTTAATTTGGGTACAAGATTTTAAGACAGAATATTATACTTATGAGACAATAAGAATTCCTTTTAAAGTATTAGACCCAAATAATAATGGAGCTTTTATAACTCTTTATAAAAATGGTGTTCAAGTAGGAACTAGAGAATTAGATAGTTCGCAAGTTAGAGAATGGCAATATTGGGAAATTACTAATTTAACTGTAGATGATAGTTCTTATTATACTATTAAAGTTGGTACTGATCCTTATTCTTATTCTCGTAATTTTAATTTTACAATTTTAATTGACCCTTTAAGAGATATGAAGTTAGTAAAAAAAGATAATTTAAAAGTTAATTTTATAGCTACTGGTCGTTCTAATTCAGAAGGAAAATTAGGTCGTGAAACTTATTTAATTAATAATAATAAATATGTAGAATTTAAAAATTTTAATTGGTATAATAATGGGTGGGTTTTTGATGAAAATAATACGACTTGTTTGCGAGTAAGTAATGGTGCAGAAGTATCTATTCCAGTTGGGAAAATGGCCTTTAAAGATGGATCATCATCTGCTACTATTGAGGTTCAATTTAAAATAAAAAATCCTCAAAATTATGCTAAAGTTATAACTAAATATACTAGATATAAAGTAAGCAGAGATAATTGGGAAGATGATGATGCTTGGGATAAATTTAAAGCTCAAAATAAATATCTTAATTATGATGAGTTTTTAACTAAAGAATATTTACCGACAACCAATTATAGCTATGATGATTTAGAGTATAATAAAATAGAACAAGATTTTAATTTAAAGAATTTAGTCTGTGCATATGGTAAATTAGGAAGCTCTGTTTCTCCTGGTATTTATTTTAGTCCATAGGATGCTGTATTTACGGCTAATGGCGCTCAAGAGACAGTTTCAGTTGATTTTATTGAAAATGAAATGTTAAATCTTTCATTTGTTTATACTAAAAAGAAAAGTGATATAGAAGGCGGAAATTCTAAATTATTAGAAATTTTTATGAATGGCGTTTTAACTAGTGTTGTACGTTGTAGTAGTGATATTTGGAATATTGATTCTGATTTTATTAAATTTATGTCTAACACTTGTGATATTGATATTTATAGTATTAGAGTTTATGATACAGATTTAACCATTCCTGAAATAGTCCAAAATTATGCTTTTGATAAAAGAAGTATAAAACAATGGGATCAAAAAGACCTTTATGAGAACAATACGGTATTAAAAGACGATGTATTCTCTTATACTAAAATGAAAAAGTATAATGATAATCATCCTACTGATCCTTTAATGCCTTATATTATTTTAAGAACTACTAAAAATAATAAAAACAACACAGATAATAGATTACCTTATTCTAAAGAAAAAGGAAGTTAGGAAGGAACTTTAGAATTTGTTAATACGGCTTTAGATGCTGCTTATAATAGTGGCGAGTTAGAAAAAGTTGCTATAAAAGAAGGATGGAAACCTGTAATTGAAAAAAATAAAGAGACTAGGGTAGAAACAATAAAATATACTGCTGTATAGAATTATTATATACATCATTGCCCTAGTTTTATAACTGTTCTTAATGGATGTACTTTCCAAGTTCAAGGCACTTCTTCACAATTTTATCCTCGCCGTAACTATAAAGCTAAATGCAAAGAATCAATGCTTTTAAATAGAGGTCCATTTGCTGAAGAATATAAAAAAGCAGGAGATTAGTATAATGAAGATATAACTAAACATCCTTGCTATTTAGAATGGTTTTATATGGATAATAAGACAGTTGGTACTACTAAATTTACTTTAAAGATAGATTTTATGGAATCTTCTGGAGATTATAATAGAGGATTTGCTAATTTAGTTAATGAAATTTATTCTAAACATCCCGTAGAAGATTATAAAGATTCTTTTGATAATTATAATTTATATGGAAATTTAGAAGATTATCGTACTTCAGTGAAAGGATTCCCAGTTTTAGCTTTCCATTATATGTCTAATGATGATAATACATATTCTAAAGAAAATAGCAGTAATTGTATTTTTATTGGTAAATATAATATGCTATTAGACAAAGGATCAGATGAATGCTATGGATTTAAGCCTGATAAAAAGATTTTACAAAATCAAATTATTGGAAGTCCTAAAATAAGAGATATAGCAGAATGCTGGGAATTTTAGAACAATTCAAGAACTTTTTGCTCTTTCCGCGACCCTTGGAATCGTTATAAATTATCATTTAGAAATCCTAATATGGTAATCCCTCCAGATGGAGATAATCCTGAATTAGTTAAAGGCGCTCCAAAAGTCGTTGATTCTTTTGAACCAAGATATAATCCAAATGATGATTTAATTGCTAAATAGTTATTTAATTTAAAAGACTGGGATGATCCAGATGGAACATAGACTAAGATTGTTGGAGAAGAATTAAAAAATGTAGCTCCTGATAGGCTTATTAAAAAAGAAATAATTGATGAAATTACTGGTGTAAAATCTATTAAATGGATTATAAAAAATCCAGATGGAGAAGAAATAGAATTTAATGTTGGTAATAATACAAGTAAACAAGAATTGCTCTTAGCTTTAATGTCTAACTGGGAAGATGCAGTTAGTTGGGTATGGAGTACTTGTTTAGATTGTGATATTGAATTTGATGATGGACAAAAACTAAAAATTCCATCTATGGGTACTTATACTAAAGTTGATGAATTAGCTGAAGCTATATATGTCCCTAATGTTTACTACATTGAAAATGGAGTTAATGAAAATGGAAAAATTATTTATAAATTAGCTTCTGAAGAATATAATTCTGAAATAAGATATTATAAGTAGGTTAGTGAAAATAATAATTTAAAATATGTAAGTATAAAGCTTACAAATAATCCAGATAAAGTATATAAAACAAATATTTATTATCTTTTAACTGATAGTAAAAATGAAATTTATATATTAAGTTCTGATAAATTTAATTCTTCTTTAGATTATTATTCTTTTGTTAAAAATGAAGATCTTATTAATGAAAGATGGAAATTACCTAAACCAGTAACCTATGATTCTATTATTTATACTAAAGATAGTAAAGAATATCGTCAAGCTAAATTTAAAAATGAATTAAGCAATTTCTTTGATATTGAATATTTAGCTTCTTATCTTTTAATGACAGAAATTTTTGAATGTTATGATTCTCGTGGTAAAAATGCTATGTTTGCTTCTTGGGGGCCCCAAAAAGGTAATATTCAAAGATCTACCGGTAAATAGCATTATATTTGGTATCCTATGTTTTATGATATTGATACTCAATTAGGAATAAATAATACAGGTATTCCTTCTTTTGAATATTACATTGATGCTACTGAAGAAGGAAGTTTTTCAACTAACGATAGTGTTCTTTGGAATAATTTTTATACTTTCTTTAGAAGTAAAATGGTAGATAAGTATAAACAATTAATGGGAACTCAAAATAATTCTTATAGTCCAAATGATTCAAGAGTAAATAAAATTTTTACTAAAGGAGCAGGAAGCGGGGCTAAAAAAAGTGATATTGTAGATAAATGGTATCGTACTGATCCATCGGTATTTCTTGATAGCTATGCCGTTCTAGGAGACAGACCAATTGTTGCCTTAAGTTTAGACGAAGAATTTAAGTATATTATTCCAACAAACTCTAAAGCCAAAGATATGCCAGTGTTTGGTCGTTTAACTGATGGAGGTTCATATGAGGTTGAAGATGATAAATATTTTTATGCTTTGCAAGGAGATAGAAATCTTTATCGCGCGCAATTTTTAGCTAATCGTCTTAATTACATTGACTCTTGGTTGACTGTTGGCACTTATGCCAGAAATGGTGGAGGAAGCTATATTAGAAGTCGTATTTCCGCAAACAATCCTAAGAATACATCAGATAAATGGATTGAAGGTACTAACACTCAAAACATGGAAGGATTAATTACAAATTCTCAGTATTGGAAAAATGGTGCTGAATTCGAAGAAAAAAATCATATGTTTGATGGTGAGTATTGGATCAACATGGAACCCGCGCGTAATGCCTATGTTACTATTGGTACAGATGGAGAGAATTTTCCTTCAAAAAAATATAATGGTTTAGAACCGGTTAAATATGTAGCTCCTGATATTAAAAAAGGAATTATGAGTAGCGGTAATTATAAAGAACAATTATATTATATTTATGGAATGGATCAAATGAAATCTCTTGGTGATTTAAGTAAATTATATTTTCAAGAGTTTGCGGCTGAAGGAAAAATGGAACGTTTAACTGATTTATTATTAGGATATGATGGAAAAGATGAAAGTGGTAATGAATATTTTAATAATGATGTAAATGACTGGTCCTTCTCAAAAGGCGGAATGCCTTTACTTAAAGAAATGAATCTTTGTAATATTAACTTTAAAAAAGACTAGGGGGCATTAGATTTAACTAAAAGTGAAAAACTTGAAAACTTTAGAAATACTAAATCCAATATCCCGAGAGTTAATTTTGCTCCTGGAGTAGCTTTAAATACTTTATATTTAACCAATCGAACAAATTATTTAAGTTTAATAGAAGCTAATTTATTAACGAAATTAATAACTAACTATATATATCCTGAAAAAAATCCAATTACTGGAAAACTTGAGGTCTCAGATGAAAATCGTGGTTTATATATTCAAGGTCTTACTGATGCTGAAGAAGGAAAAGAAAAAACCGAGATAAGAACTTTTGATATTCGAGGCGGTAATTTAGGTTATAATAGTTATGAATTGTTACGCAAATATATTTCAGCTAGTAAAAATAGTAAATTAGATTTATCTAATTGTATTATTAATTTAAATAATGTTTAGTGGAGTCCATATAGACTTCTGACTGACACTAAAACAACTCTTGATCCAGAAAGAAAATCTTATTATAGAGATAATGGACATTTTTAGTTGGTAGCTATTCCAAAAGATTAGGTTAATAAAATAACAAAATCTGATATTAAAAATAATTAGATTTATTATTTAGATACAATAAATGGAGACAATAATAATCATAGTATAATAACTGATTATAATTTATTAATTGATATTTATAATAATTATAGGGGTCTTAATACTAATAAGCCAGAAATATCTGGTGTTATGTATATAAAAAATAATAATTAGATTGATGAATCTATTATCTAGAATGAGTTATAGGATAAATACCCTGATTTAATAATTTTTGTAGAAAATGTTAAACAAGAATGTTCTGCCAAGTTTATTTTAGAAAAAGAAGATATTGATGGAGTGTTAATTTAGGAGGTTCTAAAAACTTAGAAATTACCCTTATCTAGCAGTAAATTCTTTGATGATCCAACAAATTCTTCTAGCGAAACTTATATTTCTTTTGGTAGCTTACAAGAAAAAATGCCAACTTATGATTTTAAAGGTTGGGAAGATGATATGGGAGAATTAGTAATTACTGTTGGAAAAAATGTAAATGAAGAAGATGTTGTTTTAAAAAGCGATTGGAATTCTTTGTCTTTACAACCTAATAAAATGGATTATATTTTTAAAGCGAGATTTGAGCGTAAATCTTATACAATTACTTTCGTTAATGGCGACCGCGTTATTAATGATTCAACTGTAAAGAAAGTATTTAATTATGGTGAAAAAATTACTGTTCCAGAAGAATTCTATTATTTTAATAATACAGAAGTATCTGATTTACCAGAAGACGAAGACCCATTAGAGTGGACTTGGAGATAGACGGGATGGGCGGATAAAGATGGAGTTAAAATTGATTTAACTAAACAATTAGCTTATGCTGACCGCGAGTTCTACGCTATTGGAGAACCAATTAGTGTTTATAATAATATTTTAATTAATGATTCTACTCATAAATATTATGATATTATAAATTCTGATGGAGAGTTATCATTTGCAATGACTGACTTAGCTAAGAATTTAAAAGGCAAAATTACTTTACCTACAACTTATAATGGTTAGCCAATTACAAGAATTAAATATAGCCAAGTTAACCCATCAGCAGCAGTTGGTATTCAAGTAAATCCTAATATTACTGCGATATTTTTTGCTCCAAAAGATAGCAATAAAATTTCTGTAATAGATGATTATGCTTTTATTTTAGATAGTGGGTTAGAATATTTCCAATTTAGTGATTGTTTAAAGAAAATTGGTACTAAAGCATTTTATCAATGTCCTTTAAGTCGTAATAACATAATTCCTTATTCTTCTTCTACTGAAGGTTTGACTTTTGGAGCTCAAGCATTTTATCAAAGTAAGATGGGTTCTTATTCTCCTTATAATTTAATTATAGAGGGATGCAAAGACGGTATTCTTAATTTTGATATAAATGCATTTTCTGGTCAGACAATTTTAAATATGTCTGGTAATTAGTTTAAAGGTTATACTGGCGCTATTCAAGTATAGATTGGTACTAATAAACACCCAATTAAACAAATTACAGCAGATAGCTCTGGCAATATTTTTACTCCTCGTCAAACTGGTATGCCTACAGTGGCTAATGGATACACAGGTCGTTTTAGATATTATTATGTTGCTAGTTATGGTGAAAGTATTAAAAATACTTTACACAATATTTATGAAGCAATGATATCTAATAGAGCGAATTTTGAAGAAGAGCCTATTGTAAAGTGAGGATAAATTATGGAAAAAGAAATTGTTTATAGATATATGGGTTCTAACGGTATTATTGAATCTTCTATATAGTTGACAGGAATTCCTGCGACTACTTTGTATAGATTAATAGCAGATTACAATAAGAAATTAACGAGAGATGGAAAAGAATTTTTTTCTATCTCTCCTTTAGTCCCTGAAAGTGAATTAAAAGAATGGTATGAGGTTTAAATAGGCCAGAATACATTGATTTAAATATAAAAAAAATTAGGTTAAATAGGAAAAGAAACTATTTAACCTAATTTTTTTAGAAAGGAAGAGATAGATTTGATAGTTAAAAATGATAGTGTTATCGAACAAGCTAAATGGGAAGAACTTCAAAAGAAAATCAATACTTTAGCTAAAGATAATAAAATAAAAAACGTTAATGGAAAAATCGTTGAAATAAAATCTATTGAAGACTATTATAGTAATATCACTGGTATCGTTCAAATGAAGAAGTTAGATCCATCTGTTCTTCGCATACCTTTAGATGAGCCTATTATAAATATAAATGCTGATACTCGTCAAATTGAATTAACTAAAGAATTTGGAAAAACTCAATTGCTTACTGTTGAAAATGATCATTTGGCAGAAACAATTTATTTTCAAATTGATAGATATTTTGATTTACAAGATTTAGCAGCCGATGATATTAAAATTTATATTTAGTATTATCTAAACGATCAAATTCAAGGTTATTCTGAAGCTATTTGCCCTGATATTGGTACTGCTGGAAAATTAATTTTTGGTTGGCAAATTAGTGATGAAGTAACTAGTGAATCTGGTACTTTATAGTTTTCTATTATTTTCTTCAAAAAAAATCCAAAAGATAATAATAATTTAATGTATGTATTTAATACATTACCGGCGCAAATGGTTATCAATAAAACTTTAGACATTGATGAAGATTTAGTTACTGCGCAACCTGTTGATTATTTAACTGGATATTTAGAAAGCTTAATTGATTCAAAGAAATCTGCCGGTTTTGGGGTTCCCGATAATGTGGCTTTCTTGACAAGTATCTTGAATAATAAATTAGTTTATTTAACTGGTGATAAATTATATGCTTTAGCTTATAATGATACCTTAAATAATCCAGATAATACTACTATTGAATATAAATGGATTTGTAATTATAGAGGAACTAATACTGAATTAAAAAATGGTATTGGCTATGAATACAAAAAAATTGTTGATGATAATAGTATTTTTAGTGGAGATATGGCCTATAACGAAAAATTGACTTATTTTACTAAAAATGGAGATACTTATATTAATAGCAGTAGTGACATTAATCTTGAGAATTATGTTGCTAAAAAGAATGACCTTTATTTAAAAGTTCAATATTGTGAAGTTGATGGATGCGGAAGTTATAGCGTAACCGCTTATGGTACAACTGCGAATCAAGTAAGTAAAGAAGTTAAATGGGCAGGACTAAGCGTTGTTGTGGAAGGTATTAGTGAAGATTTTAAAATTATTCTTGACCCTTCCCCTGATAATGGATGCTATTATGGGTCTTCTAATATAATCACTGCTATTGGATAGAATGATGAAGGAGTTCAGTGTACTTATCTTTGGACAAAGAATGGGTCTGAATTTAGTACTGAAAAAGTTGTAACTTTAACTCAAGAAGATAATTATACTTTAACAGTTCATGGATATAAAAATAAAGATAACATAGATTATGGTCCAATTAATTTTACTAATTATTTTGATCCTACTAATTTAGTTCCTGCTGGTGAAATAAAAACTGAAAATGGAAAATATATTGTTAGTATTAGTAATACTAGCGAGTTGGGAAATGGTATTTATGAATATTAGTGGAAAAATGCTGAAGGTCTTACTCAAATAACTACTTCTGGTACTAATAATGCAATAGAAATAAATGAAGACATTACTCAAGTGGCTGTTATTATTAAAAAAGGTGAAAGAAATTCGAAGCCAGGAGTACTCACGATTAAGAGGTAAGATAAATGATAACTAATCCAACTGATTATTATAGTGTTTTACATCAAATACAAGATGAAAATTTTCCAGTAAAATATCCAGCTCTTCCTGCTCCAGAAGATGAAAAATTAATTTAGGTAAATTTAAATTCAAGGACTATTAGTAATGAAAATAATTATATTACAGTTGAAGGCGATCATGCTGCTGAAATTATTTATTTTGAAATAGATAGATATTTTGATACCATGGATTTAACTAATATGATGTGTATTATTTAGTATATTAATGCTGATAATGAAAAACGCATTTATCCAGTTCCATATTATGATACTTTAACTCATAAAGATAAAATTATTTTTCCTTGGGTTTTAAATTATAGTGCTACTAAAAAATCTGGTAATTTAAATTATATGATAACTTTTTACAAAATAGAAAAAGATTCTAATAATTTATTGTATAATTTAAATACATTGCCAGCAAGCCTTTAGGTTTATTCTAAACTTAATTTAGATTCTATTGTAAAAGAAGAAGATTATTATGTAATTGATGATAGCCAAGTAGTTCAACAAATTTGGGAGCGTTTAGCTCGTTTAGAAGGATTTGTTGGTGGTAATGGGTTGGATGTTTATTGGATTGTTCTTGAATAAATAAACTAAATGGTATAGAATTATTAATTAATTCTATACCATTAATTTATAGAAAGGAGTTATTGAAGATCGATGGCTCTATTTAAAATTTTAAAAGGAAACTCAGATAGATTAGTCACCTATAATGCAGAAACAATTAATGGGAAAATACCTTTCCCATCTTTGGATTCTGGAAAAACTTTATTTACAACAGTAGATGATACTACCCCTATTACAGAAGGGTATGCCTATTTTACAGAAGATACTCATAAATTTTATATTGATACGGCAAACAAAAGATTAAATTTATATACTGACCATGCGGATTATGCTACTTATGATGAAAATGGACGTAATTTAGCGGAATTGTCAGAAGTGTCTTATGAAAATATTGATGATACTGGAAGTAAAATTGGTACAATAAATATTAATGGAATTGAATATAATGTTACTTGCCCGGCAAATATAGTGAGCAAACCTGTAAATAAATATGTGTTTACAGCAAAAGCAAACTAGAATACATTTACAATTCCTTTCGATTTTGATGATAGCAGTGCTTTAACTTTATATTATAATGGTATTATGTTAAAAGAAACAGATCATTATACTATTAAAGGAAAAGTTATTACTTTAAATGGATGGACTAGTGAAGCTGATGATTATCTTGCGGTTATGGGTATTGAAGGAGCTGCTGCTATTAATGTAGATGAAAAAGTTGCTTAGATTTAGGAAGCAGTAGATAATGCTGAAATAACTATTAATAATAAAGTAAGTAGTGCTATTAAACAAATTGATGATAAATTAACAACTGTTCCTGACGACGTAACACAAGCAGTATATAAAAATAAATCTAATATAATGACTGCGGACGGCAGAATTACTATGGATAGCAGCTATGTTCCTACGGCTGATATGGAGTTAGCTACAAAGAAATATGTGGATAATGCCACCCCAGCTCAATTCTCAACTAGTAAAGCTGGTGTTGTTCCAAAGTCAGACGGTAGTACAACAAAATACTTACGTGCTGATGGCGCTTGGGCAACAATAGATAAAACTCCAGTAATTGGCACTACTACCGATTATGCCATTTATATTGGTCCAACTGCACCTGCTTCTGGAACTACACCATTATTATGGATAGACATAACTTCTTCTACGGGCCATTTAAAATATAGAAAATCAACGACTAGTGCTTGGACTCATGTCCCTGTTGCTTGGTCTTAATATAAATATTTATTATGATAAAAAGGAGATAATATTATGGATCAAAATTTGATTAATCAATTATTTCAAGTATGTTTAATTCCTATGCTTGGTGCTTTAACTACTTTTATAGTTATTTGGATTAAAGCAAAAAGTGCGGAATTACAAAAGAAAACCGACAGCGATATTTTAAATAAATATGTGCAAATGGCTACTGACACAATTACTAATTGTGTTATTGCCACTAATCAAACTTATGTAAATTCTCTTAAAGAACAAGGTAAGTTTGATGAAGCTGCTCAAAAAGAAGCATTTTAGAAAACTTATCAAGCAGTATTGCTTATTTTGAGTGATGATGCTAAAGAGTATTTAAATAACGCTTTTGGTGATTTGAATAAATATTTACAAGAGAAGATTGAATCTACAGTAAATAATTATCGTACTCCAAGTGATGATTTAAAACAATAAAAATAAGGGAGACATTCTTAACTGAATGTCTCCCTTATTTTTTTTTATCTAAATGGATTTTTCCATCGTCGATTAATTTCCTCATAGCCTTTTTTAGGAAAGTATAAAACTTCACCATTTTTAAAAGTTAAATTATCTTTATTCATTATTTTAATTTGATTTAAATTAATAATTAAACTTGGCGGGATAAAGACAAAATCTGGATGATAAACTAAAGTTCCTATATAATTTTCAAAAGAAGTTTTTAAAGTTTTACTATTTAGAATTTCATTTTCTAAATGACAGCACAAATTTCGTTTTTGAATATCAGCATATAATACTTTATTTAAATCAATTTTTACTTCTCCATTAGGAGTGTCTAAATATTTATATTCGCGTCTTTTTTCTTCTCTAACTTCATGTAAAATAGAAAAAATTTTTTCTTTATTAACAGGTTTTTTGACGAAGTTAAATGCCTTTACTTCATAAGAAGCTACTCCATAATTTATTTGGGAGGAAACAAAAATTATTTTTCCAATATACCCATTTGTTCTTAAAAGATGAGCTATTTCAATACCATCCATTTTTTTGAATATAATCCCTAAAAAGATTGCATCATAATCAATATTAGAATCAATTAATTTTCCAGGATCAGTAAATTTATATACATATCCCGGCAAATTAAATTCTTTAAAATACTGATTTATTATTTCTTCTAATGGAAGATTATGATTATGATGAACATGAATATGAGATGCCAACGAGTGGGAAATCTCGTGAAACCCATGATAGTAGAGAAGGTCGTAGTGGCGTCCACAGAAAGATGTATATAGAAGCCAAAGAGCTTCATAAAGATAAGAGTGTTTAGATAAAAGAGTTAGATAAATATCTTCAAGAATTAAGTTCTGATATAGTAGAAATGATTGAAGATGCTTCTAATGATGAACGTTCTTATATGGAGAAGAAAATCTAGGCTTTAGCGTCTAAAATTGGATCTATGAATGGTTAATATTAATAATAGGAATTGGAGGATACTATTAGTATCTTCCAATCATCCTATGTTAATGCGACCTTCTGGAATATATACTTTAGGTTCTTGCGATGATCCTACTTCAACAATTTATATTAATGAAAATATTAGTAATAAAAAATTAAAAAAAGTATTAGCACATGAACTAACTCATGCTGCTATTTTTAGCTATGATATTTCATTAAAACCAGAAGAAGAAGAATTGATTGCGGATTTAGTGGGAACTTATGGTGAAGAAATTATAAATAATACTAATCTTTTATTTAAATAGATAAAAAAAATAAGGGAATGAAACTATTTTGTTTCATTCCCTTATTTTTTTTTATTAGTCTTTAAGCGGTAATTTTAAAGTCCTTTCATAGTATTCTTTAGCCTATCCATTTCCACCTAAACCTGCATATACTTTAAAGAATTCGACTAACTATTCATACTGTCCTGAAGTCATATATCCTTGTTTTAAGAAACTTTGACATAATTGAATTAATCTAAATCTATAAGAAGCAAGAATTATTTCAATATATCTCTCACTAATTTTCTTCTCTTCTAATACAAAAGATCTCAAATTATTTAGATCTTCTTTGATTGGGGCTATATGTTCTTCAATTAATTCTTCTAATTTTTCATCTTTCTTTTCTTCTGCCAATTTTTGATACATTTTCATTTGAGTATAAATATATCTACAAAAGGCCAAGAGGCCAGCAGAAATAAGACCAAAAAATATTTCTATAAAATGCTAGGCAATAAAAGCAGACATAAAAAATACCTCCTTCCACTTAACTTCTAATATATTTTAAAAGAAGGGAAGGAGGATTATTTATTTAAGGCCTATCTATTACTCCCAATTAAAATCATTATTGGAACTTTCTTTCGTGAAATATGCAGTATATAAACATATGGCATCACATACATCATCATTGGCTTTTATATTATATTTTTGCTATACAAAATCAATATCGGCTTGTTTGAGAGTTTCACGTTTAATACTGCGACCAGTTTTAATTCCAAGTTTTTTGCGCCATTCACTTGCCTACATCAGCTCTAATGTTTTGGAAGTAAATGAAGAATTAACCCCATGCGCGCCTAACATTACTGCACCTTGAAGCCACATTAATAAACGTGAAGTGTCAGAATATCCATAAGTTTCAGGATGAACATCTTCTGCTACTATCTTCTCTATATTATATTTTTTTACCAACTCAATAATCTAATCTTGTATTTTTTGTATTCTATCTAAATTATTAGAGGAAACTGCGGTTAGCAGTCCATAATCTAACCTTTCTCCCTCATTATTAGATACACAATAACCAGTAGATTTAGTAGATAAATCTAAAAAGAGGATATTCAAGTAATTACCTCCTTTCTTTAAGGTTTGAGGTAATTACTTTGAAGTTGAGCCAAATCCTCCAAGACGGTCACCAGAAGCATTATCATCTTCGGTGATTAAATAAGATTTAATAATACCTTGACCAATAACATCACCTTTATGAAGTTGAATATCAAAAGGAGATAAATTAATCATTTGAAAATAAATATGTCCTTCATTGTCAGGATTATTATAATAGTCTGCGTCAATAATCCCAACGCCATTAGCAAGAATAAGCCAATATTTTAAAGGACAAGAACTGCGAACTGATAATTCAAGATATGTATTATCATTTAATTCACATTTAATTCCAGTAGGCACAAGAGTTGGTTTTGCCTTAAGATTTTTTGTCATATTACCCATATCTTCAAGAGAAATTGAATCAAAATAACGTGTTGGAAATCTATTTAGCAAATTCTTATATGCTGGAATTACAACATCTTCCGCTACTGTAAAATCATAGCCTGCGGATTTCGCTGTTTTTCTTACGGGCAAAACCGCGTCTGGATATTTGCTTACTCGTTCAAACTTCATTAAAAGCTTACCTCATAATTTACATCAATATTACTAATAGGATCTTTTTCATCATTGAATTTTTTAACAAGAGTGACTTGATACCATTCATCGACAATTTCGCCCTTAGCCTTTTTTTCTTTCTTTACTGAACTATACTTAGCTAAAATATATTTAGTTTCAGCCTTAGCCTCATCAATAAGCGCGGCCGCACTTTCCTCATTATCTACACGATAAACTTCTGTAGCACTTACAAGATACTTATTCATTAACCTACCTCAACTTTAATTTCTTTTCTATTGGAATAATTTAAACTATTACTTTCATAAATTTTTGGAATTAATTCATTAATAAAATCTTCAATACCATATAAACGTATAGTATCAGTATCGTTTTTATAACAAGATGCTACTAAAACATTTGGAAGATCAGAAATACTACAAGTTCCAATAGTTACTGCCATTCCATCATCATAAGTTTTAAAAACATTTTGTTCCATTGAAAATAAATTAATATTACAAACAATCATTTAATTACACTCCACAATACCAGCATCATATTGGAATAAATAAAAACAATAAGATTCATTATCAATATTTATCCAAATTTCAATAGCATCATTATTATTTTTTTCCCAACCAACAATACTTCCTAATTCTTGACAAAGTATAATTACCATACTCGCTAAAGAACCAGTTGAAATAATTGGAGGAATATTTTTGTGAAAAATGGTATAATAATTATAATCTTTACATAATAACATATAATACATTCCATATTCACTTATTTCATTAATACTACTCATTAATTTATTTAATTCTTCTTCATTAATTGGATCCATTTGTATCATAATATTTTTATTAAAATCATATAAATTCATTCCAGTTTGAAATGTAGTAGAATTATCTGACAAATTATTAGTAGTAGTTCCTATCATTACCCATTCATTTCCAGTATAACAATATTGTTTCTAATCTTCACCAGAAATGGCAATAGTTCCTTCTTTGAATTTACGGGGAGAATTATATAATTCTCCCATTGTATTAGTATAAAAAACATTCATCGTTATATAATCTCCTATCTATTTCATAGAAAAATTATATCACAAATTTTCTTTTTTGTCAAGTTTTAAATTAATAATGTTCTAATTGCGGGAACCGCGCAAAGGCAGAGTGATATCTCTTTCCTTTTGGATATATGGTCCATCAATTAGGTAATCAGCGGTTTTTAGTATATTCTTAATTCTAATATTATTACTATTCTTTAAATTATCATAAATATATCCAGTCCATATATATATTTTAATGTTTGGATATATTTTTTTAATTTCAGTAATAATTAAATTAGTTAAAAATTCATTTTCAGGGCAGAGGGGTTCCCCACCCATAATACAAAGATTACGCTCAACATTATTTGCATTAATAGCAGTAATTAATTCATCTAATACTTTATTAGTAAATTCTTTGCCACCATTAAAATCCCACGTTTCGGGGTTCTGGCATCCTTCACAATGGTGCGGACACCCTTGTGTAAAAAATGATACACATACTCCGGGTGCCGCCGCCAAATCATTCTTTATAATTCCTGCATATTTCATTCTAATGCTCCTGTATGTTTTACTCTTGCTTCAACTTCTTTTTGTTTACCCCAGTTAAAAGCAGTTTTATAATTACCTGTAAGATAACCAGTTACACGACGCAATTGTTGAATATTGTGGCTTCCGCACACAGGACAAGAATCATTAAACTCATCACAATAACCACATTTAAGGCAAGTATCATTAGGAACATTTACTGCGAAATAAGGAATATCGTGGTCCATTGCATAATTAACAATAGTTTCAAGAGCATCAATATTGTGTTTTACAGTAGAATCAAGTTCAACATAAGTAATACATCCTGCGGATGAATAACCAGTCAGCTCAGATTCAATATCAATTTTTTCAAACGGACTCATTTCTTTCCACACTGGAACATGAATACTATTAGTGAAAAATTCTCTATCACTAACATTAGGGATAATTCCATACCTTTCTTTAAATTTCGTCATAGCTGTATAACAAAGATTTTCTGCTGGAGTATAGTATACACCAAAATTTAATTTATATTTTTCTTTGTATTCAGCGCATCTTTCTTTGAAACGTTTTTCAATCTTTTTAGCAATTTTCATACCGTATTCTGTGGTATGATCTTCTCCAATGAGAATTTGAAGAGTTTCTGCAAGACCAATCTAACCAATAGCAAGAGTTCCGTGTTTAAGAGCGGAACGAATTCCTTCTTCTGGAACATAACCTGCCATAACATTATTTTCATACATAAATCTCGCGGATCCAGGGTCTTGAGAACAAATCCATTCAAAACGTTCCATTAATTGAATACGTGCTTCATTGATTTTTCTATCAAGTAAAGCTAAGAAAACAGGGACAATATCTTCTTCTTGTCCTTCTTTCTAACATTCTTCTTTTGCCATCATCGCAAGAGTTGGAAGAATAATAGTAACTGGACAAATATTTCCACGTCCATCTTTAAGCTGGCCGAATCCATTAATATCCCAGCCATTCGCAGTTCTACATCCCATTGTAGAGAAATAAGTGCGAGGATCATTGATATCATATCCTGCATTGCCAGACCAATCAACATTCGCGTAATTAGGATAAAGGCGTCTCGCGGTGCTTTCTAATGCTAATCTATATAAATCATAATTAGGATCACCAGGTTTGCGATTAACACCTTTCATACATTGGAAAATTCCACAAGGAAAAATTGAAGTTTTATGTAATTTACCAAGACCTTCAATAGAAACATCTAATAATGCCTTAGTTACCATTCTGCCTTCTGGTAAGGTGCAAGTGCCATAATTAATACTCGTAAATGGTAATTGGTTGCCACTACGAGACTGTAAAGTATTAAGATTATGGTAAAGGCCTTCTGCAGCTTGATGAGTCTCACGGGCAGTCATATCATAAGCATAATCGTAAGCTTTTTTATAAGTTTCAGAAGCTAATAAATAACTAACTGCATTTTCTTCTTCAGTTTCTGTTGTGGCATTTCGGTATGATTGAATAGGCATTTTTGATATGTCTAAATCTCCTAACACATTATTAACAATATAGTTATAATCATTAGGACTATATAAGTATTTAACTCCATCTCTAAAATGCTTCCAAAAAGATTTTCTTACATAAGGAACCATAGTCCAGTCTAAATGAGTGGCACTAACTCCACCAAATTGACAAAGGCTTTGAATTTGGAAAATAACAGCGATTAATTGAAATGCTGTATTAATTGAGCCCGCAGGACGAACATCAGCTTGACGAGTATTAAATCCATTGGCGAGTAAATTATCAAAGGGAATACTTAAACAATTATGAGAACCAACATAATAAGAATCAAGATCGTGAGTATAAATAATATTATCAATATGATTCTTACGAGCCATAGGTGAAAGTAAATAATCAAGCGCAAGTTGTTTTGTAACAACACTACTTGCTTCACCAGTGCGACCGCCGAATGAATGTTCGTCAACATTAGCATTTTGATTTTTTACATTATTACCATCAAGCTTTTCACGAATTGCTTTAATAAAATCATCTTTTTTATTACGAGCAACTTCTTTTTTATATCTATACCTAATATAAGCACGAGCAACATCACGTCGCTCAGAACGCATTAAATAATCTTCAATCCAATCTTGAAGATCTTCTACTCCAACACTTCCATCAGGGAAATGATTTATTTGTCTTTCAATGTCTTCCGCGATATCTTTTGCGGTATCATCTTCATATAGTTTACCATCAACTTCAATAAATGCTTTATTTATTGCGTTAATAATTTTCTTTTTATTAAATTGAGTTATACTTCCATCACGTTTAATAATATACAATTTTTTTGCCTCCAAACTAAATATAGTAGTTCTTTTAGAATATTCTACTATATTTAGTTTTTGTTAGTAAATAATTATTTATCTTGGTCCATTTCCGCCCATTGCTTAACTTTTTGAGTTAAAAGATTAACAATATTATTATAATCTTCTAATGTTTCATTTGCCACAATATTGCACTTAATATCATTCATTAGCTGAAATTGAATTTCATCAGTAGTATATCTTCTAATAATTTCATTTACATCAGGATCTTTTTCTCTATTTAATTGCCTAATTAAGCGTGTCTTTCCTTTAGCGGTGATATAATATATCTCCAATTCAATTCTGTCATCTTTAAGAAGACTTATAATTCCTTCGGGATTAAAAACACCAATATTAACTTTACTATCAGACAAACTATCAATACTTGTGCCATAATACCAATTATTAAAAGAAGTGGTTTCTAACATTTTATTTTCATCAATTAAAGTTAAAAACTGATCATCTGAAACAAAATGATAATTTTTGTCTGCTATTTCTTTTTCACGCTTTGGGCGCGTAGTGTGGCTTATAATAGGATTTAGATATTCCTCTAAGCGGGAAAAGGTAGCCATCATTAGGCTATCTTTTCCTGCACCAGATTTTCCACATAATGCAATAATTTTATACATCTTCTTCAATTCCTCCTTGATAACGAGCATCTTTTAAAACTAAATCGCCATTGGATAAAATTTCATCAATTTTATATAATTGATGCCCTCCAGAAGAAGCATATTTTTTTGACATGAAATTATCTCCATTGCGGATTCCAGAGACTACAATCATATTTCCGCGATTAAACCAAGATTTTTCAACAATATGTTTGGTTCCATCTGCACCGCGCTCTGAAATTTGTTTATCAAACAAACTAAAATATTCTTTTCTAAACTTTACTTCTACAGGACCAGTAGTAGTAAGGATAGTTACGGTGCTTTTAGTTTTATTTTTGGCAATACAAGTTCCGCAAATCTTAAATAACTTATAAATATGAATGGTGTGATTTCCTTTAGTAAAACTTCTATCAACTATTGGATCTTCTGGAAGCTTAAAGAAATCTACGAATCCGTATTTATCATTATTAATATTATTTAATTCATGAGTATGATAATAATAACAAAGAACTTCCATTTCCCAAGCGGATAAATTATTTTTATTAGCATATTTATCCCAATCATCTTTAAATATTTTTATATTCAGATTATTCAAAATTTCATCTTTGTTATTAGCAATCCAAGTGCGAAATATATCCATCCACTTTTGGTATATACTATTCCAAACATTTTCACTTAAAAAATAATTAGTTCCATCAAATTGAATATTATTATCTTCTCCAATTTCTACTAAGAAATTAATAGCTCGTTCATCAAGTTGATATAGACCATTATTTTTTGTAGTTTTACAAATTGCTTTTAAATATCTATTAAATTCATAAATACGACGAGCCATAATTTGATTTTCATTTTCTTCTGGAAGAAGATCATACTTCATAAGTCCGCCCATATTTTGAAGAGTAATTCTTTTCTTTTTGTCGCAGGTTTCCCAAATATACCAAATCATTAATTCTTTTCTATCCATCATATTATCAAAGGCTCCACCTTTAATAAGAGAAATCATAGCTTGTTTACCTGGCTTAATACGATATAAAAATTCTTTAGGATTTGAATAAGGACGATTAGTAATAATTGTGTTAACTAATTCATCACCAACATTCAACATACCTTTTAAACCGAAAAGAATTTTATTATTTTCAATATCAGGAGCAAATCCAAATTTAGACTTGTTAATATCAGGAAGGCCTACTTCAATTCCTGCTTTTTGAATATCGCTAATGGCCTTGGCAATTTTTCCATAATCAGTGGCCGCGGTTTTGCGGATTTTGCCACTTTTGTCAGGAAGATCTTCAAATGTTACTCCATTAGCTAAATCATCACCTTCAGGAGCATAAATATCTACAATCTCTTCTTCACTATTATCTTCAAGGGAACCACTATTAACAATTAAGCAAGCAGTATCCCAATAGATAGGATTAAAATGAATTACTAAGTAAATCATTTGAATTGCTACAAATGAATAAGGAAGGGAGTGATTAAGGCTAAATGCATATCCTAATTGAGGAGCAACTGCAATTTCCCAAAAGTATTCAGCAGATTTTTCATTATCAAATTTACTAAATACTTGTTCTTTCAATTGTGGAATTTTAGCCATTTGCTTTTTAGCAACAATCTTACGCGCAGTATTAGCTTCACCAAGAGTAAAATGAGCTACATCCATAAGAATTTCCATCATTTGCTCTTGAATAGGACAACATCCATAATATTTATCACAATGCTTATGCATCTTATCAATTAATTCTTGTGGAAGATGCTGAGCCTTCATTTCATCATCAAATACTTTAATACCCGAATGTTGAATGCGGTAATATCTATCTTGCTGTGATTCTTTACCTTTTTCAGACATAAGACGCATCATAGCATTTGCCGCCGTCATTTCCATAGGGTCTTTGGGTTTAAGACGTTTCGCAATTGCCAAACCAACTCCCGTAGAAAATTGGAATACATCTAATACATCACCGGCGGCAAGGTGGTCCCAAATTGCTTGATCAGTCGTATCTATTACTTCTGGATGAATATATTTATTATAAAATTCTCGTAAAGATAATTCTGGAATTTGCTTATCTTTTAGAAGTAATTGATAACAAGTAATAATTTTATCAGAAGCTTCAGTTACAAGGAAGTCATATTTTGTGTCTCCAGCAGCTTCCGCTTTATGAAGATCCCAACAAGTAATCATATCTCCGCTAGGAGTTCTCATAAATGATGCAGTATCAAATGGGTCATCGCCATACAAAATAACGCCAGAAGCATGAGAAGAACGTTTATTAACCATTCCTTCAATATATACAATAATATCCAAAAGATCAGGATATTGATTTACTTCTCGAATAAATGCTTGAACGGGTTTACGATCTTTTTCCTCATTGCCATAAATAACATCATGGATAGGCCATAAAAATCCACGCTCTTGAGGAATTAATGAAGACATATATTGAGCATTATCAACATCAATTCCTTCTGGAAATTCTTCACTTCTATATCCACGGCAAGCAGTTAAAATACTTTGTTTAGTGCCTTCAGTTCCAAATGTAGCAACTTGAACCAATCCCAATTCTCCGCGTTCTTTTCTAATTGCTTTGAAAATCGCGGGACGTTTACTTGGAGCAAGATCGATATCAATATCAGGCAATTCCGCACGCTCCTTATTTAAAAATCTCCAATAAGGAAGTCCCCAACGAATTGGGTCTAATTGAGTAATACCTAAAAGATAATTAGATAAAAAGCCAGTTGCTGAACCACGTCCAGGACCTACAATACTTCCACATTCCCAAAATAAATTAATATAATGTTGGAAAGTATTAAAATAAGCAAAAAGACAATCATCTAATTTTTCGCCAATATCTTTTATGATATCAGCTTCAATTTCAAGTCGCTCTAAATAATTTTTATTATCATAAAGTTGCTTTTCTTGTAAAGCTTTAATACATTCATTTACCCAATATCGTTCTTGAATATTGTCGCTATTAATTAAAGAACAGATAATTGGATATTTATCGAACCAGTTTGAAGGAATAAATCCTTTCTTATAATCCTTTACTTCAACTTTTGGAATAATTTGTTTTCTTTCTAATGAATAAAAAGAAATTTTATTTTGGATCTCTTGAGTGTTATCAAGAATCCAATTTATCAATTCTTTTCCTGTTTTATTATCTTTATCCCAATCATTAGCATAAGGTTCCATTAATTCAAAAATTTCATCACTTGTCATTAAGTAAGTAAATTTATAGAAATCGTCAACCTCTCTTTCTCCTGGCTTAGAAGTAAGATATGCTTTATGAATGGGTCTATCTTCTTTAGTTAAATAATGCGCATCTGTCCCAACTACCATTTTTAAATCAAATGCCTTAGCGATTTGATAAATTTTATGATTTACAATTATTTGCTCAGCATCAGTAGATGGCGCACATTCAAGATAAAAATCATCTTTTCCAAATACTTTAATACAAAAATTAATATAATCAATTATTTGATTATAATATTTAGTTTGAGTTTCAATATCTTTATTTAATTCAGCTTGAAACATTGGTAAAATACAACTACCAAGTTCTCCACCAATACAAGCAGTTGTTGCTATAACATGTCCTTTATATTGCTCCATTACCATTTCAAGTTCACTTTTTAAAGTAGGAACTCGTTCCATACGTCTATCAACATAACTATGAATCCAAGCGATAGAACTTAATTCTCTTAATGCTTTATGTCCGATGGCATCTTTAGCAATAAGAATAAAGTGGTAATATTTTTGTCCGTTATCTCTTGTATCAGTGAGATAAATTTCATTACCAAGAGCAATAGTAAAATCAGGATTTTCTTCTCTTATTTTTTTTGCATATTGATTTACTTCCATATGCGCAGAAAGACATTCATGGTCTGTAATAGTTATTCCTGATAGGCCTAATTCTATCGCTTTGTCAATAAGAGCTTGTGGTCTATTAATACAATCTAATAGACGTAAATTTGAATACATTGTATGATTGTGAATCCCGAAATATGATCTCATTCGCACATTCCTTTCATCTTTCATTTATATTTATATAATATCATATTATTTAATAATAATCAAATCGAGAGATATAATTATCGCATATACTACGAATATCTCTTAAAAAATCAGCGAAATCTCTTGACCGAGTTGATATCTTATTTATATTATCACCAATCATAGAATTTAACTTATCTAATTCTACATTTAAGTCATGAGTAAAAAGTTCTAAATTAGAGTTTAAATCCTAAGCTAAACCCGCGTCCTTAAGAAACATATTATTTTCAAGTATAGCATTAATACTTGAATTTAAATTAGATGTATTTACCATTATCTTCTTCGTCTCCTTGAACTTTAAATTCAGTATCATAAATACTATTAAATATATCTACAATAATATAAAAAAGACATCTTAAATGAGGCGGAATCCACTGGGGAGATAAGCAAATAAACAATTCATCAGGCACATCAATTGTCTCTAAATTACATTCTATAATAGGAGTAGAAGAAAAATTAAATTTTCTATCTTCTGGATAATTAGTTGAATCTTCATTTCTAATCCAAACATAATTTTCTAATTTGCCTTCTTCAGATAGATATTTTACCCAATTTCCACAATTTAAATCTTCAATTTTATTTTCAATGTCTTTATCTGTATAAGCAATATCATGATGATGATCTATATTAATTAAAGATATAGTATCATCTATATTCTTATCAACATAGGTAGCAATCATTTCATGTGAAACAATAAAATGAATATTTTCTTTTTTCATACTTTTACTTAATTTTAATAAAAGTTGTAAAAGCCTTTTAAAATGAATATAATCAGGTTTAGCAAATTTTAAAATTTCAAAATGAGAACATAATGCTTCCCAATCATCAGTTGAATAATTGTTATAAAGTTGAATACAAGGAGACATTATAATATCAAAATCTATTGATAATATTTTTTTCATTTATTACTTCCTTATAATTACTAATTTATCGCTAGCCCTAGTAGCCATAGTATATAAATACTTTTTATGTTCTTCTCGGTCAAAAGGATGATTTTCTTCAAATCCTAATACTTTTCCATACTCGCTACCTTGCGCTTTCCAACAGGTAATAGCGTAAGCATAGGAGAAATCAAGTGGAGGATCAAGGCATTGTTTATTATTTCTTAATTGATAGCATTGGCTACCTGTAAGAGTCCCTTCACCGGTGATAAGTTGTTTATAATCAATTGGAGTCCCGCAAAATTTATCTCCATCGCTTAAAACAATTTGAGTAAACATATAAGTAATAGGAACTTCTGAAATATAGTAAGGGACTCGAATGTCTTCAGTATAAAAATCTTCAATAGTTCCAACAGTGCCATTAGTTAAAGCCCATACTCGGTTCTCAGACATGAAATCCCAGTTATTATGTAATCCAATAATTTTATCTCCAATTTGAGGGACGTTAGGATCAAATCCTTTTCTTAATCGGACTACATTATTAATTTTAGTTCTTGTGGCATTTTTAGCACAAATAATCTAATCCGCCCAGTCATACATTTCAGGTATAACTTGACTTTTATCATATACTCTTACTTGTTTCCCTTCTGGACGATAAGAAATTAAAGATTTACCTTCTCTAATCCACATTGAGAAACGAATAATCTCACTATCTTGCGCTTGGCGCATAATTTCATCGAGAAAAATATGTGGTTTATCTAATACATGATTATTTTCATTAGGATCTACAGGAGGTAATTGACCTGGATCGCCGGCCGCGATAATATAAATACCATGAGTTAGCATTAAGTCCCATAATTTTTTAGGAAGCATTGATACTTCATCGACAACAATTACTTTATATTGGGCCAATTCACTATTGTCTTTTGGAAAAAATTTAAAAGTTCCGTTAGCCATCATTTTAGCTTTATATAAAAGTTTATGCGCGGTTGTCGCATTCGGGCAACCCTTTTGTTGAAGTACAGTCGCAGCTTTACCTGTAAATGCTACATAACAAACTTCTTCTTCTGGATCAACATCAAGAGCAGAAATAATAAACTTAATTAAAGTGCTCTTTCCGCTTCCCGCGTATCCCGCTATACAAGTCCAACGCTCATTGGCGTAATAGCGCTCAACCGCAATTTTCAATCCTTCTTCTTGTTTACGAGTTAATTCCATTTTCACACTCTCCAGGGTTTAATCTATAATATTTATTTTCATCAGCTATAAAATAATCACAAGCCCATTTTAATGTTCCATAAACACCTGTCGTATGTCTATCTATGTTATCTAATTTAGAAATTAATTCTTGAGCTTTATTATAATAAGAACAATTTTCATAATTAGAACAATAATTACATTGTTCTTTCCAGTAAATCCACATTAATCATGTTCTCCAATTGCTTCATTAAGAATTTGGTAAAAACGTATACAATCTCTTTCATAAAGATCTCTAGCCGCGTTTTCAGCTTCTCTTTTAGAATATCCTTTACTATTAATATACATTTCAATATCTTCTTTCATAGCTTTATAGCGGGCTAATTGATATCTATAACAAAGACTATCATACATATAACCTTTAGCATGCTTTTCTCTTTCTTCAAAAAATTCTAAATTATTATCGTATTTATGAGCTTTATCAATCATTTCTTTTAAATCCATATTTTATACCTCTTTAAAATCAACATCTTCGGGTTCATCTATATCAAATAATTCAAATAACATTGGGATAGTTGCGACACAAGCATTAACTTCATCATTACAACAATTATTTAAAAAATTCGAGGTAACAATACCTGCTACAAAACAAGCAAAATCTTTATGATTCTAATTAAATTTTTTTACAAGAGATTCTAACTCTTCTTCGTTTAAAGAAAGTAAATAATCCTTTGAAAATTGTTTCTAATATTTAGTTAAATAACTATTCCATTCTATATAAAACCTTAAAATCTTTTTATAACATAAAGATGGACTACCCATAATATTTTTCTTCTTTCTTCATTTATATTTATATAATACCATATTTTAATTATTTAGTCAAATTTAGAATATAATAAAGTCATTATCTGTATTGTCAGCTTTAATTATCATAGGTGGTCCAAAAGAAATAGTTTTTGTGCGTGGCTGGTTAGATTCAGAAAAAATTTCAGATTTAAGTTTTTCCCCAAAAATTTCTAAATCACTTTTTTCATTTGACTTGTCGGTTTCTTCGCCTGTCCCCGGCTTGGGCAACCATCCTTCTTCTTTATAACCAGTGGTAGAAGCTTTAATCCACTAATCTGCGATTTTATTTAACACCTCGAATAAATCTTCTTTAGAAGAAATTCCCAGTTCATTTAATTGTTTATTTATTCTATTGTTCACTTCATTATATGTATACCCATATGATCTTAAAGATTCTAAAGTTTTATAAAGTGCTTCACCACTTTTTTGTGGGGTTGCCTAATATATCATATTAATGTCATCAGCATAATAATTAAGTTTTTCCATAATCTACTCCATAAATGAAAATAATGGCTATATGAAGAAATAAATCTTCATATAGCCGTAAATTAATTAGTAAAATAATTATAAGCAGTGGTCGCATTCTTTTGCCTTTGATTTAAAGAACTTGATCCACAACGCTCGTAACATTTTGCAAAAGCTTTAGCAACTTCTTTTTCATCATTTAAATTTAAAAAAGAATTAAAATTAAATCCTCTTTTATATGAAGAACCAAAAGTATTAAATTCGTATCCAATAGTATTTATTAAGAATTCGCATTGTGTGTCTAAATCAGAATACCAAACACTTGAATATCCTTTACTCCATTGACAAATTCCATAATAATATTTATTGGAGGCAGTTGGCTGTAAAGATAAAGTATTACCGCCACATTCTGCCATCATATTACCCAAAATACCGGCGCAAACCGCGTCATTCCATCCTTGGTCTTTCATATAAAGCCAAATTTCTGTTGCTACTGGGTAAGTAGATGATTTATCATTCCATTGAGAATTAATTTTATCTAAACGATTCTGATAAATTTCCAAATATCCATTAGCAGTTTCATATTCTTTTTTAGCAAATTCAATAATAGGATGATTTTCATCATACCCTAATGCTCTCGTTGCTTCGGCTAAGTCATGAGCACTATTCACAATCTCTTGATACTCTTGGATTAGAGATTTGAGCTCTTTGCGGTTAACTGTATCATTAATTTCTCTATCCATAGGCTCCATATCAATAGTTTCTTCTGGTAAAAAATTATATACAGTTGATGATTCAGAAGGGATGTAAGCTTCCGAAAAAGTAGTGATTTCGCTATAATTTAAAGCAAGAGCTGATGTTTGTAAAATAAAAATTAATACAAAACAAATAATGCTTCCTGCTAAAATCTTATATCTTTTCATAAATGATTTCCTCCTAATAGGTTTTTTAAGTCTATTAGTCGTAGTGTCAATTATTAAAAATAATAAGCAGCCCTATCTACAATTTCGTAATCTTCTATAATAATCTAAGGACTAATGTTATTATTCCATATATTTCGTTCGCATTTACCAACGATATTAATTGTCACATAACCCTATTCAGAATACAATTTCTCGTATTCCTCCTCGGACGACTTAAACTTGATTAAACTGATGCTATCTGGCATAGTTATCTTCAAGGTAGGATTTTTATCTTTTGACATTAAAGTTAAGTTATTTGATGCAACTTTTATTCCTTCAACGGCAATAGATGCTTCTTCTACCCCTTGGCCCCAAAGTGGTTTAAGTTGAGCGATATCAATAATATCTTTTCCAACTAAATCATTAGTGTGATAAATAAAATCAACACTATAAATTGGGGTGAAATCAAAATCTTGTAAAGCAGAATTTGCATATTCAATAAATTTATCAAAATTATCATCAATAATACCAAATCCAAAAGCGTTAGGATGCCCTTCCGCATACATAATTAGATTTGATTTTTGACAAAATTCTCTAAAGTCTTTAAGCGCGGATTTGTCGTATCCTCTGCCGGAGCCTTCCCAACAAATTTGTTGAGTTTCTTCATCTATTGTTTTATTAAGAATTAAAACAGGACGTTGATATTTGCTCATTAATTGATTGGCTATTAATCCAGTCAAATTTTTGTCAGCAGCAAATCCATCTAACTTAATTCCTAAGATTTTATTACTTAAAAGATTTTGATTTGCGATTATCTATTCAATTTTTTCCAAGCTAGTGTCTCTGATTTTAGTTTGCCTATTCTTGATATTAGTACAACTACGACAAGCTTGTTCTACTCTTGTTTCTGCTTGACCTTTACATCCACGTTTTGTTGAAGGGACAAGTTCGTATCCCTTAAAATCAAGCATTGACTCGAATAGCATGAGCTTTTCTTCTTGCGTCCCAACACGAGTAGTTGCATTAACTAAAGGAGCAATATAGAAAGCTACTCCAATAGGCGTAATCTCATTATTAAAATGAAACTAATCTCTATTGATTATGCCTCTGAAGTAAGGATTGGTGATTTGTTGTAAGCCTTTATTAATTAAATGTTTTGTTTCAAAATCACGCATATCCATCATGTCGGCCACCATTCCAAGAGCAACTAAATCCAATATATGATCCGCATACTGAACATTCATAAGTTCATCAATATAACAACAAAACTTATAAACCATTCCTACGCCAGATAAAGATTTGGTTGGATAATCACATAATTGATTGTTAATAATACAAGCATACTATGATATTTTATCAGCTTCATGGTGGTCTATTACCAACACGTCAATACCATTTTTATATAAATATTCATGTTCTAAATAATCATTTGATGAAGAATCTGGAGCAATTACTAATTTAATATCTTTATCAATACTATCTGGTATAATTCCGTGTTGTTTTCCTGCATGGACACGATAAAAAATATTGTTTTGCACAAACGCAGGAAAAAGACAGTATAAGTAATTTATGAGTGCGGCCGCCGAAGTATAGCCATCACAATCACTATCTACCTATATAAGAACTTTGTCATTTTGTGCAATATGTTTGACGAGCATTTTTGCACCATTTTCTATTCTATCAATAGTTGCTGGTTCTATAATGTCATCATCAGTGGTATTAAGATAATGAGGAATATCTTGTAATTTAATTCCTCTATTGGTTAGCACCTGTTCGACCGCTGAATACTGCGGGATGCGAGGGGCTTTTAGTTGATAGTCCATAGGCTATTCAACCTCCTTTCATAATACCACCACTATTATTTAAGAATTTCTATAATTTACTTATTCATATCAGTCCTCTCCTACTGGATCACCATAGTAATGATAAGCAGTATAAGGAAGGGCTCTTGTGCATGGAAAAATAATAGTTTCAATAACTGAAAGAGGGGTTTGACAAGAAATATAAGAAATATTACACTTATATCCTCTGGCATTTCCAGTAGAAATAACTACTTTCCAATAATCTTCATTTTCAAAAACTATAGAATAACGATTGATAGATTTAATTTTTTCTATTGGTTTTATACCCATCGCTTTATATTGTTCTTCAATTCTTTCTAATTGTTCAGTTCCTTCAATGAAAGTATTACACCAAACAATACCTGTCATAAACCACTCTCTCCCATCTTATGCCCTAATGGACAAATATGAAAAAGAACAGGAATTTCCATTTCCGTATATCCTTTTTCTAAATCTCCATTATATCTAATTACTTTTCGAGTTTCAATTCTACTTGATATACAATTACTGGTTTTGTCATAATATTTATTACATTTATCGCAATAAATACAACTTCGGAGCAAACTATCTCTTTGTTTTTTTAATCCTTCAATCTGCGCGCTTAATGAAATAATTGTATCATTTACAGAAATAGGAATATCATAATCATCATTCATATAAATATCCTTTCCTTATATAATTGTAAAAATTTTTCTTTGCCATCATCAATTGGTGAATCTTTATACTTTGTAATCATATTTTTATCAAAAATAAAAGATATAAGCACATCATTTTTAAATTTAGTTCTAATCTTTAAAAGATTTAACTTTAAGTGTTGAAATTCTGCGTCTCCAATTTCTTGGAATTGTCTATCAAAAGCAATTATAATTTCTTGTGCGCCACTATCTAATAATAATTGAATTTGATGTGAAGAAACATTACTTCCGCAACAAGCTACTGATATATTGTTATTCCAACCGAAATCAGTAGCATATTTCAATACTGATTTTTCACTTTCAAAAATGATTGCTTTTTTCATTATGCCAATGGCATTTTTAGACCAATTTAATCCATATAAGTTCATTCCAAGAGGATGATTATATAATTGATTATTTATTTTCATTGGTCTATATTTCCCATATAGCTCCGCCTCGTCTTTGCACATAGTGCGTCCGCGCAAGCCTATAAATCTTCCACTAATATCATAATGAGGAATTGTAATTTGATCGGCTCCTGGATAAAAACCAATACGCGCTTTATCAATTACTTCTTGAGAAATCCCCTCATCAAGCCAAGGAACTATTTTAATATTATAATTTAATCTATTTAAAATAGAATCATCATAATTTTTTAAAATAATTTTGTTATTTTTTAATTCAATCTCTTGAATACGAGAATAATTTGATAAAATTTTCCAATCATCTAAAGTTTTACCCATATCGTCATCTTTTATCATACCTGATAAACCAAAACGACGAGCAACCCATAAAACTGAATCATTTAAATCAAATTCTTCATCATATTGAATTTTCATTACTTTAGAACATAATTCAAAAATATCAAAAGTTGAATCGCATCCCGTGTAGCATTTAAATAATCCTGTATTTTTATAAAAATAAAGTTTTCTACTACCTTCTCCAGGAGGATTATGACAAATGGTGGAAGAGAGAATCCCGAATTCTGTATATTCAGGATCTCCGCCCCATTCAATTAATAAATCATAAATATTTTCAAGCCCAAGAGCTTGACGAATTTCTGATTTATCAAATACTATCATAAGTAATTACTTTAGAACAATTTCTCATAAGCCCACACTGTTCATTAACATAATGAACAAGCATTTCCTGCGGACGAAGCTTAGCAAGACTGGGAACAGCTTTATAAGAACGAATAATCTCCTTAGCCATTCTATTACTCATCTTGTATTCAACATTACCACTCTTCATAATTTTTCTCCTTAATTTTAAAAAGCTGACTCTTCTTCAAGAGTAATTTTTATATCATCAATAGGAACAAGTTCATAAGCATATGTAGTACAAAACATAGGAATAATTCTACAAGTTCCTAAATCTGCTTTACACCATAAAATAACTCCTTTATACCTACCACGTCTATTTTTATAAACAGACATTTTAATAGTTGGAGTATCAAATAATTTTGTGTTTAGTATTTTTTCTAATGAAATTAAGTCATCATCTTGAACATTTAAAAGAATTGATCCATAATCTACTTTATCTGCGATAGATTTTGCTCCACGCAAAAGATTCTGGTCAGGAGTTTTAGAATCAACATAATCACCATTTAACTGTGTTGCTGACATAATAAAAACACCGTATTGATTACAAATATCTTTTAATTTGTTAGATAACATAAAAAGTATATTATCTTCACGAAGTTTTACTCCACCACTACGACGAGTAATTTCTTCAAGAATTTTCATACTTGTATGAATATAGTCATGAAATATATATTTTACATCGTGATCTCGGATGCCTTTTTTGATTTCATTTTCGACATCCTGTAATGAAAAATCAGGTAATTCACGAATATACAATGGACTATCTTTAAGAATTTTCGCGGCTTCTATTACTCGTTCTTTTTCATTTCCTTGATATTCATTATAAATAATATGTTCTTCATTCACATTAGAAAGAAAAGCAAGCATCATTGTTTGAATTTCATTTTTATCTTGCTCTGTAGTTATATATAATACTGGTTCTTGAATTCCGTTTTTAATCCAACTTCCAAAAGTATCATCATATATTTTATTACAAGCAATATAGCACGAATCCGCAATCATAGAACGAGTTTTACCTACGCCGGTGGCTGCGGAGCGCAAGTAAAACTTTTTAAGTCTCGCTCCACGAGTAACTGTATTAATTAATGGCCCATATAGAGGACTTCCTGCTATTGGATGTTGCTCTAAATCATCAAGCAATTCAAAAATTCCATCACCTGCTTGAACTGCAACTCCTTCAACATCATTTACATATTCATATTTAATTTGTTCTATGCGGTCATCAATTAATTGTGCGATATGCTCTAATGAAGAATTATCAAGATTATCTTCTTGTAATTGTTTTTTTTCAGTATCTAAAATATTATCAGGGTCATAAATAAAAGAAACATCAATGCCATATCTATCATAGGCGCGAAGTAGAGACATTTTTTTTAAACGACCATAATAATAATCAAATGATAAAGGTTTCGCATTTTCAGAAACTTTTAATAACCATTCTTCGCCTTTATTAACTTTAAATGTAGCTTCATATTTAGGGCGAGAAGAAAGAAAATCACTAATATTTTCTAAAGTAATTTTCTAAGCTCCTAATTCATGAATTTTATATATTGCTCCAAAAACAATTCTATGAAATTTATCAGCAAAGTCTTCATCAGTTATTGTATATCTATCAGTAAAATCCAAAAGCTAAGGAGTATTATATACGCACCCTATAACTTGTGTAATCGCTGTTGGGTCTACATATTTACTCGGCATTTAAGTCCTCCTATTCATCTAAAAATGTAAAAACTGATCTTTTTCGAGGTTCTTTTTTAGGAATAGGAATTTTTATTTCCTTTAATTTAGGAACGTAATCAATAACATTTTTATCTTTATTGGATTGTTGAATCATCCAAAGATTATAATAATAATTGTAAGCGTCTTTATAAATAAAAGGTATAATACCAATTCCACCATTAGCTTTATTTTTATTATTTCCTTTAACTTCATAAAAATAAACTAAGGCTTTTAACATTCCAGAATATGTATATTGGTATTCTCTGATATAATCATTCATTTGCTTGCGGACGCGAGCATTAATATATGATTCTCCCAATAAGTTTTTTATATATTCTTCAAATTTTTCTTTATCTAAATCTTCTTTTGTTTTTACTTTTTCGGGCGGATTATGAACTTGTAAAGGAGGGTCTTCATTTTCAGCCTATTTAGCACATTCAGGGTGCGCGTATCTTCGAGATTTTATTTGAACATAAGGAAACTTATCTCTATCAAAAGTTTGCTGACAATAAATACATTTAACTTTATGTATATAAATTACTCCTTTCCATTACTTTATATAAATATTATACAATATTTTTAAATAAAAGTCAAACCGGAGCGACTTTTATCACTCCGGTTATAAATTATATTTTATTTACTTATTTTCCATTTGAGGAAGAAGATCATCTTTAATTTCACCAACAATTAAAGATACAAATTCTGCCTGTTCGGGAGTGGCGTCAGAAATTTTCTTACCTTTACCCAAATATTTATCAATAATTTGAGTGATACGAGGACCAAAGAATCCAGGATTCTTATTCATCATATCTCCAGCAAGATTTTGGAATTCAGCCATAAGTGCTTCATAATCATAAGTAGGAGCTTCAGGAGCAACGACCATCTTTTCATCAGTGACAAATTTACCACCATTGTCAGCGGCTTCCTTATCAATAGCCTCATGGATGGCATTAATAAGACTATCATAGTTCATAGGAATTTCGCTCTCAATATACTTAAAACGACCGCCACAGTCGATAAGGTCATTACCAGAACGAAGAGTTAGGACAGACATTTGGCCTGCTGCTTTTTGATGAGCATACCCGTAAACATCAGCCATACCGGTGATAATAGTGCGAGTGGATTGAGAAAGATTTGGTCTTACTGCCACAACCTCAGTGCCATCAGGACGAGTTACAGTTTGTTCTTTTTCATGTCCGATAAAGAAAACAGCATATCCAAGACGAGTTAAACCTCTAAAGACTTCATTAAATTCATCTTTAAACTTAGACCAGCCCTTACCATAACCAAGATCTCCAAGAGATTCAATTTGATTTTGATTACAAATATATTTCTCACAATACTTAGCAGCTTCGTCAATAGTATCTACAATAATAGCATTATACATTGCCTTTACTTCTGGACGCTTCAAATCACGATAGACTTGCTTCATTTCTGCCCAAGAAGTAATGTCCGCGGCCATAACACCGGGAAGGCAGTTATAACCTTGCTCAAAAGCTAAAAGCAAAGAATTCGGCATCTGAGTCGCCAAAGTAGTCTTGCCGGTCTTGGGTTTACCATAAATAAAAGTAATATAACCAGAAAGATCTTTACTTACCTTATGAGGTTGAATTTTAGTTAAATCAATAGCCATTATGTTATTTCTCCTTATTTGTTTTAATTATTATCTCTTTAAGTATTTCTTCTAAATTCAGTATATTACAAAAATCATCATATAAATTAACTTTAGCGCGATGACCTCTTATTGTGAGGTCATCGCTATTTAATGGCTAATTCATGATTAGAATTTAAAGCCTTCCGTAGCAGTTGATGCAACAGTAGTAGCAGTAGTGGCATTCTGCTTAGAAGCTTTATATTCATCTTGACGCTGCTTCAAAGTAGCAAGATAAGTCTCACGTGCGGCCATAGCTTCAGTAAGCTCTTTTGCAGTGATAGAACTTTCATCATCCCAAACATAAGGCTCCTTTGCGCCACCGGTAATGACAAAATCCTTACGAATACTCTGAACTTCACGAACATTATCGTCACCGAACGCAGACTCTTCACGAATCTCGCGCTTAATTACTTCAGATACCTGACGACCCCAAAGCTTTGTGAATACAGGCTCAGAAGGAGAAGCTCCAAGACCCTCATAATAAGCCATAGCTCCAGGATTAGTGGCTGTAAACTCAACAGGAAGTAAAGACTTGCGGAAATCAAAAATTGCTCCCTTAACAATTACCTTTTCAGGAATATTATGCTCTTCATCAGCATCAACATGAGTCACATTGGTGATAATCATGTCACACTTAAAAGTATTGCGCTGCTTTTCATCATCAATAAGAGTAGTAGTAGTATGAACAAATCCGCCCTCATTACGCTTAGTGCTTACAAGCTCTTCCTTGCCGTTACGATCAGAATAAAATTCATTAAGACCAATCGCAGAATCAACACGAAGCTTAGCAGCTTTATCTTCTCCATCAGCCATATAATTACCGATTGTACCATCAATAATATTCTGAAGAATACTATATGTAGCATTAGGAGTGCCCTTAGTAGTAGTTTGAGTTACATAAGTAAAGTGAACCTGGACGATATTAGTAAGAGCATTATCAGTAGCAATACTAATAGTACCAGAAATAAAAGGAGTGCCGGGGTTCTTAGAATTTGGTCCGGTTACCTTATTCTCCAAAGCATGTTCGTACAAGATACCTTCAATATGAGTAGCATTTTCCATTACTTTCTTCATAAATAAATTTCTCCTTAATTAAATAAATTCAATAAATTAATATTTTTTCCTTTTTCTGTTAAAGTATAAATAATTGGATCTTGACTAACTTTTTCTACGAAACCATCAGATACTAATTTGCGCATGGAACCCGCAACTCCACGGCTAGACACACCGAGATATTCGGCAATTTCTCTTGATTTAACAAGAGGAATATCTTTATTATTATCTTGCATCCATTTAATAATGGCTTTTCCGCCCTCAGTAAATAGAGGCTTTTCAGTTTCTTCTTTAGCTTTTAACGCTTCCCAATAGATACGAGCATCTTCACTCATTACTACTGGATAGCGGTTTTCATTAGTGGCAACAATTAATTCTTCAACATAATCAATAAATGCTTGTTTCTTACTCATTTTAAAAAGTTTATAACCTTTCTTTATCTTATATAAATATTATATAATATTTATTTAGAAAAATCAAGTTATGATTAATTTACCAATAGTTCTTCCGCATAAGGAAGAGTTTCAATCCATTTACAGAATTCTCTCCATTCGGGAAGACGATGGTTTTTTCTCTAAATATATATATTTCTTAAACATCTATAATTAGTAGTTAATCTTGCGGTAAGCAAAAATCCAGCAGGATTAGAGTATAGAATTTCAAGATATTTTTCTTTTCTAATCTCTTCTAACTGCTCAAGCATTTTAATTTTTTCATTTTTGTTTTCAGTTTCACAATGCTTAATTCTATCAATAATACTTAAAAGTTTATTATAAATATCAACTTTCTCACGCATTATCTCAATGATTCTTGGATCAACATATTCATTATATTGTTCATTTAAATCAAATTTAGTAATGCAATGCATTGTGGATTGTGAAGATACAAATTCAAGGAATCTATATCTTTCTGCTTCGACCCAAGCCTTATTGGAAAAAGTTAAATCAAAATTAACTCTAATACCAGTTAAAAATTGTGCATGAGCCATATTACCACTTTTTGTGGCAGATACAAGATTCTAACATCTTGTCATATCTTTATCATTAATTGGGTGTTGCTCGGTATCCGTTCTCATTGGATATCCAGAAGCAACCATACTTTCTGGTAAGTCATAAACTCTCACATTACTGACGATTTTATTATTTTTCATAATCAATCCTCATTACTTAAAGTATATCCGCTTAGATTATGTCCAAGAGAACGAACAAAACAATCAAGTTCATCAATGAATACCATACTACCTTTTGGATAATTCCCATTTATATAATCATAATATGAAATAAAATCAATTCCAATAATTCCATATCCTTCTGACTTAATTCTCATAGCATCAGGATTAGAACAAGCAATAATAGCATTTTTCTCTTTGGCCAACAGTATTAATCTACTCGTTTTTCCTGTTCCACGTTTATCAATTATTCTATACATTATTTTATACTATACCCAAATTCCTTAGCTTTAAAATAGTCTTGCCAGTAATCTTCTCGCACATCTAGCTCTTCACGAGAACATTCTTCTATTACTTCAAAACTAAAATTTTCTACTCCAATAGCCAACATAGCAGGATAAAGTTTATTGCGTGTGGCGGGTTCCGCACCAATCCCGCGTTTAATATGTTGTTTCCAACGCGCAGAAAGATCGACTGCTTGCCCCACATAACACATTTGATTTTCTAAATTAGTAATTTTATAAATTCCTGTATGGACTCCAGAGCCAATTACTCGACCAATTAAATCTGTAGTTGGTTTTTCATAATAGCTTTTCCAAATTACTTTATTTAAAATATCTTTATCACGAAGTTTTGGCTCAATAGAACGAAGAAGACTGATTTCATCAATATCTATTTGAGGCAACTATAATTTATAGAAATCAGCTTGGTTTTTAATTTCTTCGGCACGTTTCGCAGCATCAACTGCGGCCGCGACTTCTCTGCTATGTAATTGAATCTCTTCATCTAATTTATTTAATTCTTCTTTTTTAGAATCAATTAAATTAGATAATTCTAAAGAACAATCAACAAGAGTTGATTGATATTCATTTTCATATTCTTCTTTAGCTTTTGTATATTTAAATTCTTGTTTATTTAAATCATATTCAAGACGAACACGAGCATTTTCCATTGATTGCTGATAGAAAATATCTGCTGATTGCTTTGCTTGATTCTATAAAGAATTTAAACTATTTTCAACTTCGTCTCTTTTGGACTAAAGAATATTTAAATTATTTTCTACTTCTTCTTTTCTGGAAGTAATACTTTTTACTGTCGTTGATAATATTGTATACTAATCATTTAAATCTGAATTTTTATATTCAAGCTCTTTATTTTGTTTTATTATTTCTTCATTAAGCTTTTGAATATTATTTAGTCGTGGACGTAAAATAAAATATATTAAAAATCCACCAATAATAAACGCCAGTATAGCAATTATTAAAGTAAGCATAAATACTTAAAAAAGAAGGGGCAGATACTAGATATCTACCCCTTAATAATCTATATTAATTACTCCGCGTCAGGAGCGTCGGGATCAAAGCTCATGCCAGCGGGAGTGAGAGAGAGGAACTTGACCTGCTTATGAGTGCCATCCTCAAGCTCAATCTCAGCGGGAGTGCGAAGACCGAGACCCTTGCGCTGAATAGCACTGGTAAAAATACCATCAACAGAACGCTTCTCGAGACCAAGAGCCTCAGCAACATCAGCAGCGGTAACTTCCTGACCGTTAACTTCCTTCAAATAATTAAGAACCTTCTTAGAATTTTCCTTCATAGCCATAATAATAATAATCTCCTTTAAATAATTAAATATTTTTTTATTTTTTTCTTTTAACCTTTAGGTTATGTAAATATTATAGTAAAAAATTTTTTATTTGTCAAGAATTTTTCCAAGAATTTCTTGAACCATTTCATCAATGGTTGTAATATCATCAAGACTGTGAACGTGGGTCGAAAGTTCCATAATTTGATTCTGGGCTTTACGAACAGCTTGCGGGTCTTCACTTGTCTGAACGACTAATTCTGCATTAGCAATTTTTTTTGCGAGATTCTTGAGTTCTTTTGTTTTCATTTAAAAATTTTCTTCCTTAATTTTTACAAGTTTATTTTACAAAAAATTTTTTTATTTGTCAAAACATTCCGCCAAAGTGCAGTCGGCAATGTTCTTATCATCACGGAATCCTTTAAAAAAGCCATGCCTTAAAGTATGCTCTTCATTATTGCGTTGCATACACTGTATGGCAACTACTCGATTAAGGTATTTTTCAGGTTCCTTAGCAAAAGCTTCTTTAAGTTCATCGGTTAATCCAGAGGATACCGTTCCGATTTCAATAAGATTTCCTTTATCATCATAGGCGCCTAACTTCATAGATGTCTTCCATCCATAATAATAGCCTTTGGTAACTGGCATATAGTATCTTTCATCATCGTTTATTAGTTGAGACCTACAATTTGTATTATTACAATTTTGAGTATACTTATAATAATAATTACCACTTAACAATTTAGGATTAATCCAACCAGCAAAACAATGGTCTTCTTCAAAGCAATCATAAAAACTTGGTTCTTTTACTTCCCAATACTGCCAGCTTTGAATTTCTTTACCATTATAATATTTAGTTGCATCTTCAAATCCAATACAAATACAATCAACATAGTCCATTTTTTTAATTTTAATAGAAGACCATGCCGGTCGCTTATCTGGAACATACGGAGCATCTTTTTTCTTCAAAACTGCGCCTTCTTCACCCGCTGTAAGAGCGGCCGCAGTAAACTCTTGAATATTATCAAGAACTGCATCTGCAAGTTCCATATAAGAATATTGACTTAAATTAAATTTATCCCAAATAGCTTTTAATACCTGATAACGTGTCCAAGCACCCTCATTTTGAATATTAATTCCATTATATTTAATAACATCATGTAAATAATAATGGATTAATCCACTGGACTGCTGACGTTTAATCGCTTCAGGTGCTAAACATCCCATAATTTTAGTCACATCTTTAGAAGTTTTACCTGGATAATAAATTTCACCTATTAAAATAGTGCCGGAAGGTAAATCTTTGAGTGCTTCATGAATATGAGGGACATTTGCTAACTTTTCAGTTAAAATACCAGTATTTGCACTTACATTACGACTAAATAAATAATCATAATGTTCTGTCTTTTCATACTGATACCAATATCCATCTTTTTTCAATTCAGCAAAATATTCACCGCCATTACAAACAACGGGGAAAAGACTCTCTTTACCATCGGGCAATTTCCAAATTTTCATCGCTTGAATACAATCCGCTTCTGGAGCATACTTATCAAGCAATTCTTTAGAGAAACTCATTGATTTATTTCCGTCCTATCTTTAAATATATTATAGAAAAATTTTTTAAAAAAATCAAGTAAAGGAGGATTGTATCCTCCTTTATAAGATTTTTATACCTTAGTTGCTGACTTAATTTTGCTAGACTTAATAATCTGATTACCAACAGAAATACGCCCAAGAGCAGGGATGTCTTTCGCGGAAATGCAAATAGATGCTTTATCCCCGGTAATAAGTAGATTATCTTCATCAGCAATTAACGCAGTTGCGGTCAATGGACCGGTAGATCCACTCGTTTTATATATATTAAGTCCTTTACCACCACGTTTTTGTAAAGTCAATTCATTTAACGATAATTTCTTTCCTAAGCCATTTTCGCTAAATACTGCTATAGAATCAGTATCATGTCGAATTGGCATAGTAGAAATTACTTCATCACCTTCGTTAAGATTAATACCTTTAACTCCAGCGGTAGCGCGAGAGGTCGCGGTAATGTCTGTAGAATTAAATTTAATTCCCATGCCATTTTTAGTTGTTAATACAATAGGTTCATCTTTAATTAAACATACAGACGCCAAACTATCACCTTCGCGCAAACTAATTGCGACAATACCAGTTTTTTTCTTTGTATTAATATACTCTTCCAAAGCAGTCTTCTTTACAAGTCCATTCTTAGTAGTAAATAATACATATTTAGCATCAGTATCTCTATAAATTGAATACATTGTCTCAGGACTTTCATCAGGAGCCATATTTACAAGACTCTTAATAGATTGGCCTTGTGAACTATTTGTTCCTACTGGAATATTGTCAACTAAAAGGCGATACATTACACCTTTATTTGAGAAAATCATTAGAGAATCAATGGTATTAGTTCTTAAAACACAAGAGGTAATATCTTCTTGAGATTTAATACCTTTACCATTTTTCTTTTGCGTGCGATAAGAAGCTGTCGGAATACGCTTAATTGTTCCGCCCTCAGTCATCACAACAACACACTTCTCAGGTTCAACATACTCAATTTCTTTATCTTCTTTTTCTACTGGAGCTTGAATAATTTTAGTAATACGTGCATCACCATAAGTATTTTTAATAGTAATGAAAATCTTTTCAAGTTCATCAGTGGGGTCTTTAAGAATTAAAGCTAAACGTTCACTCTCTTTAATTAAATTATCTCTTTCCTCTTGGATTTCAACTTTTTCTAAACGAGCTAATCTACTTAATTTAATATCAAGAATTGCTTTAGCTTGGTCTTCATCTAACTTATATTGAGTCATTAAAGCTTGACGAGCAACAACCGCACTTTCGCTCTTTTTAATAAGAGCAATTACGTTATCAATATCTTCAAGTGCTTTAAGGATACCATTTAAAATATGAATACGAGCTTGTGCTTTATCATATTCATATTTTGTTTTTCTTAATATTACATCTTTTTGATGACTAATATAAATTTCAATAAGTTGTTTAAAATTTAAAAGTTTTGGTTTCTTATTAACAAGAGCAACCTGATTAAAACTATATGTTTCTTCAAGACGAGATAACTTATAAAGTTTAGAAATAATAGGCTGAGCACTAACACCCTTATCAAGTTCAATTACAAAACGCACTCCATCTTTAGTGCTTTCGTCTCTAATAGCAACAATGCCATTTAATTTGCCCTCTTCACAAAGTTTATCAATATCTTCACAAAGAGTATCTTTTGAAACTTTATAAGGAATTGTAGTAAATACAATTAAATCATGTGTTTTTTCATGCTCAATTACATAATCAGCCCTCATACGAGCTCGACCTTTACCAGTTAAATAAGCAGTCTTTAATTCATCTTTGTTAATAACAGTTCCACCAGTAGGGAAATCAGGGCCTTGAACAAATTGAAGCAAATCCTCAACTTTACAATTACTATTACGCAAAGTATAAATAATTGCATCCATAATTTCAGTTAAATTATGTGGAGCAAAAGAACAAGCCATAGCGACTGCAATACCAGTAGTGCCATTTACAAGAAGGTGCGGAATTCGACCCGGCAAATATACTGGTTCGTTTTCAACATCAGTATAAGCTAATTGCCAATCACAAGTATTCTTTTTAATGTCAGCAAGCATTTCTTCACCAATTTTAGATAACTTACATTCAGTATAACGATATGCTGCTGGCTCTCCACCATCACGACTACCATTATTACCATGGAATGAAATTAATGGATAACGCATTGTCCAAGGTTGGCTTAAAAGACATAAAGCTCCATAAATAGAGCTGTCGCCATGAGGATGAAAACGACCCATTGCATCACCGACGGGTTGAGCACACTTAACAAACTTTTTATTATTAAAGTATCCTTTATCGAACATATCATAAAGAATACGTCTTGCAACTGGTTTTAATCCATCTTCCGCGGATGGAATTGCTCTATCAGTTATTACACTTAAAGAGTAATCCAGGAAGGATTGCTCCACTTCATTAACTATTGGAGTTTTTAGAATCTCTCCCATATTTTTTAAGGACCTCCTCAGCTGTAATTTTTCCAGTAGCAAGACCATCTGCTAATTCATTCCACAAATGGCCATCATGCCCGGAAATTTTTCTTAAATCAATTTTGACTTCTTTTTCTGTCTCATAATAATCTTTAATTAAATCAAGATTTTCTGGAACTTTTTTATTGGATTTAATCCAATTATTACGCTCCCATCCATACATCCAATTGGTAAAAGTATTTACACAATAGGCTGAATCACTATATACAGTAGGGATATCATTAGTCCATTCTCCATTATCATGTTTGCCATACTTTTTCAATACATGAAGAATAGCTTTAATTTCTTCGCGGTTATTGGTGGTATCTTCAAAAGCGTTTATTTGACAAGCATCAATTACAACACCGTTCTCAGGATTGCTATCATATTCAATAACAACAAACCCATAACCACCGCTATTATTTATTTTACCGTTTCCACGACAAGATCCATCAGTATAAATCGCAATCATGTGATGGCCTCCCTAAAAATTCATTTTCTCCACAATCAATATGAAAAGAAGTATTAGTAAAAATAGTAATTTTATCAATAAAATAATCGTTAATAATATTTACTTTATTATCTGGAAATAACTTTTGTAATTGTTCGTGGAGGTCTCTACAAGTAATTATATCAATATCTTTATTAACATGAGCTAAAATAACGTCATCTTTACGAATAGGAATTATTTCAATAGGCGTTCCTTTATAATTACTTACATATCCCTTATCAGTTTTATACATCAATATTAGCCCTTTCTGCATTTAACTCAATGAAAGATTTACGAGGGCCAACTGATTCACCCATCAAATCCATAAATGTTTTATTTACAAGATTCATATCATCCATTGTAATTTGTTTTAAGGTGCGAGTTTCTGGATTCATAACCAATTCCATTTCATGAGTATCCATTTCTCCAAGACCTTTCATTCGGCCCAACTCAAAAGATCGGTTCATAGTTTTTCTGAATGTTTCAAGAGCAGCATCATCTTTAAGATATTTAATATTTGTGCCCCAAGTCGCTTTATAAAGAGGTGGAACCGCCGCATAAATATAACCTTTTTCAATTAATTCAGGCGCGAATTTCCAGATAAATGTAAGGAATAAAATACGAATATGGCTACCATCAACATCGGCATCCGCTGTAATAATAATCTTACCATAACGTAATTTAGATTCATCTACAATTACTTTACCATCTTTAACCTCAAGACCAAAAGCATCAATCATCGCACTAATTTCTTTATTTCCTAATGCTTTATGCAAATCTGTTTTTAAAGTATTAAGAATTTTACCTCTTACAGGCAAAACTGCTTGCGTATTGCGATTACGAGCTTCTTTAGTAGGACCTTCTGCGGAACGACCTTCAACAATAAAAATTTCACATTCGCTTCTATTTTTACTATTGGCATCGCTTAATGTGCCGGGTAAAATAGTTCTTTTCTTCGTATCAACTTTACGAACGGTTTCTTTGGCCTTTTTCGCTTTTTCACGAGCGGCGCGCGCCAGCATTGCCTTATCTACAATAGCTTTAGCATCTTTTGGATTATTGTCAAGCCAAACTTTTAAATCTTTTGAGACAAGACGTTGAACAATAGTTCTTGCTTCGCTACTGGATAAAACATCTTTGGTTTGACCAGAGAAAACCGGGTCTGGCATAATAAATGAAAGAACAAGACTTAATCCTTCTTTAAGTTCCTCGCCAGTGATATTAGCATCTTTCTCTTTTAAAAGACCTTTATCACGAGCATATTCATTAATAGAAGTAGTAAGTGCTGTTCTAAAACCGGTCAGATGTGTTCCACCACTATTAGGAATTGAATTAGTATAAAGTTTATAAGTGTCGCTATAAGTATCGTTATACTCCATAGCAATTTTTACACCAATTCTATCTTCAATATTTTCAGTATAAAAAATTGAAGTAAGAGAAGTTTTATTGCTATTTAAATCTTTAATATAATCAAGAATACCATTTTTTGAAGTAACCTCTTCTTCTGGTTTATCAAGATAAGTAAAATGAAATACCATACCAGGAGAAAGATAAGCTAATTCTTGAATTTGTTTTCTTAAAGCATCATAATCAAGAAGAATGCCTTCTTTAAAAATACTTTCATCTGGCAAAAATTTAACCCAAGTTCCGGTCTCTTTACTAGCCCATTTTTCTTCTTGATAATCTTTTAATTTTCCTTTTTCAAAAGACGCAACAGCGTGTTTACCATCGCGGAAAGATGCAACTTGAAAATAACGAGAAAGAGCGTTAGTGGCTTTAGCGCCAACGCCGTTCATACCACCAGATGTATTATATCCAGTTTTTCCATTGTTATCAAATTTTGCACCAGTATGAAGTTTAGTATAAATATTTACCAATGTTTCACTACCGTCTTTAGCTTTTCCAAAAGGAACACCACGTCCATTGTCGCGGATTTCAACATAACCATCTTTAGATACTGAAATATCGCAACGAGTACAATGACCATTTAAATATTCATCAACTGCGTTTGAAATAATTTCAAGAGTAATATGTTTAACTCCATCGGGTCCAGTAGAACCAATATACATACCTGGTCTAAGGCGAATTGCTTCTATACCTTCAAGAGTCTTAATATCTTTTACTCCATAAGAATCTAAATTAATTGTCGTTGTCATTAGATTCCTCCTTAACTTTAGGAATAATTTGATTTAATTTATAATCATAAACTAAATCATTATATAATTTCTTTAAATATTTTTTATTAAGTAATTCTTCAATAGGAGTTCCATTTTTCCATCTAAGAAAAATTACATTAACAAAAGACTTAACAGCTGGATGCATTAAGACCTCTTCACGCTTTTTAAGCCACCAATTTAATTCACTTTCTGCATTGAATTTGTCTTTCATATAAGCGGCTCCCGCACCTAAATAATCACAAAGAAGCTCAACGGTATCTTCGTAGGGCATTAATAGTGCTTTTGGATGACCTACTCCGCCATCTTTAATATCATCAATCCAATACTCCCAATGATGAGTATTGTGGCCTTTATGATGTTGCCATGCTTTACTAAATCCATTAACATCTTTACAATTATCAATTGGAGAACGATTACCGGTCCAATAGTGAGCGGATTCAATGAATTCAATAGGAGTAAACTTGGATAAATCATGCTTAATACCGCGCAAAGGGATACCAGCCATTTTACAATATTTAAATACATACTTTTTATGTGTTAAAACAGTATTTAAATGATTAATATAATTACTCATATTTTTTCTCCAATAACATATTTCTTTATTTTATAAATATATTATAACAAAAATATTTTGGAAAGTCAAAAAATCGTGGCTTAAAATGCCGATTTAAATAAAACTTGACAGAGATAAAAAATTTTTTGTATAATATATTTAAGAGAAGCGCCCAGAGATATAAATAAAAAAAATTGGATAGTATATTTTATATACTATCCAATTTTATATTAAATACCATAATCAGTATTTATAGGATCACTATTATCGCTATAATCGTCCTCAGTATAATAATTCATAGAAGTAGTTTCAGTATTATCTACTGTTGGTGTGTTGTTTAATTCTTCTTTATAATTATTGTAAGCTTCATCAAGCTCTTTCATAACTGACGCATATTTAACGCCATCTTTAGTGTTTTCAGCCATTGATTTTTTATAATAGTATACTTGGCTCACGCCATATGCCGCCCAAGGAAGACTTGCGCTTGCGGTAAGCCAGGGTAAAGAACCCATATATCCATTATAAATACAATAAAATGCTAAAACAATATATGCTAATGTTGAAATCCAAATTAAGGCAGATTCTTGAATTAATAGAGTTTTAGAAAATTCTCTTTTTTGTTTCATATTACACCAACCTTTTATCTTTCATAATTCTATAAAGAACTACAATCATTTCTTCACGAGTCATAAATTTTTTATACATTTTACGATTTAAATTATCGCCTTTAATATATCCTTTACTTTCAGCCCAAGTTCTTTCCGTATCAGACCAAGAACTTGCATTTTTTTCGGCTTGTTGATTTAAATAAACTTCCATCATTTCATTAAATTTATCTTGAGTCATATCTTCATCCTCCTCATTAATATTTATATTATCACCAATTTTTTGTTTAAATAACTACCATTGGTAATCGCCACTTGTTTTATAATAACTATTCATGTCAGTTCCGCATAATGGACGAGGACATAATTTACCAGTTACATCATAGTGGCGAATAACGCGATTCGCCGGTATATTGTATTTCTACATTAATTGCTTTACTAATTGTACTGTATTTTCTAATGCTTTTGGATCAAAATACCAATCAGTATCACTGGCTACAATATTAGATTTATTTATTTTACAAGGTCTTACTTCAATTCCAATAGAATTGGCATTTCTACATTCAGGATGTTTATATCCTTTTCTTGTGCCACAGTGCCAAGCAATATCTTCATCTTTAACACTATGATAAATAATATCTTTTTCATCAACACAATAATGAGCTGATGATTTAGCGACAGGGTTTTTGAAATAATTACTAATATTTTTCGCTGTTCCTAAAGAACCAAAATAATGTATTACAATATATTTTATTTTTCTATTATTACCTTTTTGATAATTAGATGTTGTTAAATTATCTACAATTTTCATATCTTCACCTTTTCCTATAAATTGATCATATATTTCAACTCCATAATATAATCTCTACTATTGGATTTTTAAACTCTAATCTTTTGGTCGTTCAAACTATGTTAAAACTATATTTGAAGCAGTCTATATATCTTTACAATTTATTAAAGTATTCCAAACGGTAGGATAATATGTAGAAAGTTGATAAATTAAAAATTCAAGTTGCGTATTTAAGCTCCCTATTGAAGTATTTTTCTTTTTTGTAAAATCATATAATTGTTTTTTAAGACTCCAATAGGTCCATTGAGCTAAACCATATCCAGCTTTATCATAAATAAAATTAGTATATTTACCATTATCTACTTGTTTTGTATACTATTCATCATTTAATCCAAGTGTTTTTTCAAAACTATTTTGAAGATTTTTTGGATTAAAATTTGATTCAGCTTTTAAGTTTCCCATTAGCCCGGCTGTTCCATAAGGGTTTTTTATTTGTTTATACAAATAATTCCAAGCTATTTCAATATTAGTCATATTATCCTCCTTTCTATAAAATAAAAAAGAAAGAGAAGAAATAAATCTTCTCTTTCTTATAATTACATATGTTCAGCTAATGCCGCAATTTTAGAACGATGAATTTGTTTTAATTCAATTTCGCCATATACATCTGATCCTCTAAACACTTTAGAAGCACGACGCATACCATTATTGGCTCCGGCAAAAGCAATATCATCAACTTGGGTTTTATCATCGCCATCAATGATACAAATACCATCTTCACCAATACGTTGTAAAGTCAATTTCATAAGCGAAATATCCATATTTTGCGCTTCGGAGATATAAATACCTGCTTTCATTCCAGTAGTATCATAACCACGAATATCACTTAATGGTAAAAGAACTAATTGCTCGTTTTCAATCATGCGCTCTACAGCTAAACGACCACCAAATTTACTAATTAAAAGATTGCCGATTTGACTATCAAGTAATTTTTCATCTCTGGTGCCAGGATAAAAACCTAATTTCGCAGAATTTTTAGTGGCAATTGTATTACAAAATACAATAATTTTATCAATGCGTCCACGTTCAAATTGATTCATTAAGAAAGCTAAACTTAAATAAGTTTTACCTGAACCCGCAGGGCCACGAACCATAGTAATAGTATTATTAATAAGACTATCTGCGAATAAAGCTTGATAAGGGTCATCTTTCATAGGTTTTACTTTTCCAAATTGAGCAGAATCAAAATTACCAAATGAAATAGGACGATAACCATCACCAGTATAACATACTTTATCAACGATATTATTATCTTTATCTTTTATAATTAAATATTCATTAATATGTAAATTATAAACATTTTCATATTGGTTAGAATAGAAATCAGCCATTTCCGCATTTGACATTGTAATTTCTACATATCCCTTATATTCATCAATTAATTCTTCATCTATGCTTTGGATATGATCTTTGTCAAAGAAAAGATTTGCCATCGCTTTTAATGATAAATCATTAGTGGTAAATATAGTATTTGGATGAGCTAATTTAAATTCAATTGCGGTAGATAAAATTTTACTATCATCAGTAATTGGAAGGTTAGAATCTTCAATTATTTTTAATCCATCTAATTTAAATAGTTGGATAATATAATTATCAGGGTTTTCATTCAATTTATGTAATACTTTACGAGCTGAATATTTAACATCAGCATCTTTATTTGATGATGTTTTTATATTTTCTAATTCTTTTAAAGTAATAGAAGATATAACAGGGGTATATTCTTCCTCTTGGAGAAATGTATCAACCGCCATCAGCAAACTACAAGTATCATAGAATTTATACATCTTCGTACTCATCATCTTCTTCCTCTTCTATGTTTGGTATAGCAAATCCGACTGCGTGAACTGAAGTTTTTGTATCGGTTGCTAATTTTTCGATTTGGGAATTATACTCTGCTATTTTTAGAGTTAATTTTCCCTTTACCAATTCGAGAAAAGTTGTCAACAAACTAACTAAACTATCTCCTATTGGGTATAAAAATGCGATAAATATTATTCCGAATATAAATGTTAAAATAAATATTCACCCTTTCATTAGGGATTTGAAGATTTTTACCTCTTAACATTTATAAAAATTTATATATTTTTATTTTTAATTCTTGGCCTCATTACGATGTTTACGAATACTCTGGTAAAATTTATCTTTTTCTTTTATGATATAATTTAATTCGTCTTTAGCATTTTTAATAGAGTCATTTACATAACTAATGTCGTCTTGCTTTTGGCGAATTTGTCTTTGAAGCATTTTATTTTCATAAGATTTAGGATTAAAATATTTGCTTCTATTCATTGAATAATATAATTGATTTAAAGCTCCAAGTTGAATTTTTAATTCTTTTTTATATACTTGTAAAACTTTAATATAAGCTCGTTTATAAGCAAAATTACATCCAGTTTTTTCATTTGCCATATCCATATCATCAGGATGACATTTAGCGATACCATAAATAATATTACCATCTTTGTCTTCAATTAAACAAGAAGCTTCGCCTGATTCAGGATTATAACTAAATAAAGGTTCTTTTTTCAAAGTAGTAGAACTCCTTTCTATCTATTTCTATAAATATATTAACATAAAAATTATTAAAAGGCAAGTTTTAGGGTTTTTGGTAAAAAAATTTCTATGGGCGTGAGCAATTGGAACTACGGCCGATCGCGTTGATCAGGGATAAAAAAATAGACACTATGAAATAAATCATAGTGTCTATTTAAATTACTTATTCAATGCCTTTGTAAGCATCTCTTTAATGTCGATACCATTTTCAGACATTGCTTCAATGACCTGGTTTGCGGAACCCATAACATCCTTTACAAGACGAGCAGAGTTTCCATCGCCATACTGGACGATCTTATCCACATTGGTAAGAGGGGCTGCCGCATTTGCCACGATTTGAGGCATTGCATTGAAATACATTTCAATGATAGAAGCTTCACCCATCTTTTTCTGTGCTTCTGCTTTCTTGTCGATTGCTGTAGCTTCGGCTTCACCAACGGCCGCGATACCGGCAGCTTTCTGCTCTGCTGCGAACTTTTCCGCTTCAGCGCGAGCACGCATAGCTTTCGCTTCCTGCTCGATCTCATAAGCCTTAGCTTCAGCATCTTTCTGACGACGAATCAGGTCTGCTTCAGCCGCCTTTTCCGCAGCATACTTATCAGCATCAGCCTGCTTACGAACCAATGCAGTCAGTTCGTATTCCTTAAGCTCGATTTCTTTCTGCTTCAATTCAGCTTCACGCTCGGCCTTTGCGATATTCGCATTAGTCGCAGCAACATCCTTGAGCTTACGCTGATTTTCAGACTCAATGCCAGCAGCTGCCTCTGCCTGAGCTTTCTTAGTATCAGCTTCCTGCTTCAACTGAGCCTGCTTGATAGCAAGATCGTTATTGCGGATTGCGATTTCCTCAGCAGCCTTAACCTTAGCATCATTAGACTGCTTAGCATTTTCCGCACGAGCAACTTCGATCTCACGTTCTGCATTAGACTTAGCGATCGCCGCGTTCTTACTAATCTGAGCGACATTATCAATACCGAGGTTAGTGATAACATCATTATCATCAGAGAAGTTCTGAACGTTAAAGGTAATCAACTCAAGACCATAACGTGCCAGATCAGGAACTGCGTTCTCCTGGACTTTCTCGCTAAACAGCTTACGATCGCTAACCATATCAGTCAACTTCATCTGACCGACGATCTCACGAATATTACCCTCAAGAAGGTCGTTAATCTTACGAGAAATTTCATCACGGCCTACATTAAGGAAGTTCTGAGCGGCGAGCGCAATCATTTCAGGATCTCTACCTACACGAACAGAAACCGTAGAATCAACACGAACATTAATGTATTCGGCAGTAGGGACCGCAGATCCAGTCTTTACATCAATCTGAATTGCGCCAAGAGCCAGCTTATCCAAACGTTCGAAAAAAGGAATCTTCAAGCCAGCTTTACCAACAAGAATTCGAGGTTTCTTATGGACACCACTGATAATGTAAGCCATATCAGGCGGGGCCTTTACATAACCATTGAGGAAAATGAAAATTACCAGTAGCACGATAAGAACTACAGGAATTGCCGGAAGGATAAATGAAATAATAGCGGGCATAAATAATTCTCCTTATTTATTTAATTTTAAATTTTATACTTATATTTGAATAATGCTTCAATAGCATCATCAATCGAATTATAGTATCCATTATGTTCAAATTCTCCATCTTCATCCCATAAGAAAGAGATTTCTACACCTAATGGACCTTGTTCCAATTTTTCTTTTACTTCTTTGTAAATTGCTTCTTCCATTTGTCTTGTTATTAATTTTTCCCAATCTTCATAGGACATTTTTCCAGTAATAAGTTTTTTTGTTAAATCATTACCTTTATAATCATAAAGTGCCATTTAATTTTCCTCATTCATCAAGAAATGATTTACATTCCTCAACTTTGGCCTTCATAGCATCAATGATTACATCAAGATTAATGGGATAGCCATGATGAGAGTCAACACCTACATGATACATATAAGGTCGATCTTCAAAGAAATTAGTGGTTTGATGAGTATGACCGTAAAGATTCAAAGTCATTTGATGAAGATTTTCTCTTTCAAGATTGCCAGTCATACAAGGGAAATGGGTCATAAAGAAATGATATTTACGATAATTTAGCATAATCGCCCAATCCATTTCAACAACATTAGGCAAATCCGCGTAAAGCTTCTGCCGAGTTGCTGTATCATGGTTGCCAAATACAATATGGAATTTGCCCTTAAGACGTTTAACATATTCAATATTAGAAGGTTCTCCAAGCATTAGATCACCAAGAATATAAACGTCATCTTCATCAGAAATGATACTATTCCATTTCTCAATGTAATCTTCATTCATTTCTTTAATTGAAGAATAACCACGAGCTTTCCAAATAAATTCTCGATCATGTCCAAAGTGCATATCACTGGTTAAAAAGATTGCCATGTATGAATCACTTCTCCTTTTTCGTTAACCTCTTGGATAAGGTTATATTTAACATATTCTTTAAAAGTGGGAGGAGTAAAAGAATTTGCCATACTCCGAATCACTTCTTCTGGAACCTGCGCTCGACCATCACGCTGTTTATTGCGCTCAATACAAACTTCAACAGGAACATTAAAATAAATAACATTCACATTAAGATTTGCATATCTTTTTGCGTTAATTGCTTTAAGAAGTTTCTTGCGGGAGCCGGGTCCAAGATGCGTGGCATCCGCATACACATCATCATAGTCTCTTAAAGAAAGAGTGATTGCTTCAACAAAAGCATGCCATACGCTTTCTTCTTTGGCGAAATAGCTTTCATCATCATTTAACATTTGAAAACGAAGAGCATCACGAGAAACAACACAACCACATTGAGGCCAACGATTTTTAAGCCAAGTAGATTTACCCGAGCCTGGTATTCCGGACATAATCCAAAGATTCTTTTGCTTCATCTTTATACACCCCATTCTCAAAATTTTCTTTAAACTCTTCTACTTCTTCTGGAGTTCTACATTCGATATGATTTACTTCTTCTTTGCAATAAATACAATACAGCTTTTTACGATGAAATTTACCATGTTGAAGACTTACTCGACGAGACAAAGGGATTCCTTTTCGTCCACAATTCATACAGTAAAAATCATGATTTTCATAAGATGCCATTTGAATTACTCCTTTGAGCGAGAAGGAACCGCAATATTAATAAAAATCTTAATGACAAACATCTGCCAATAAGTAATGCTTGGAAAGCAAAACCAAGGAATAAGAGCGGTATTCCAAATAAATAGCATAATAGCTACTTCAATGAACATAAAAGCTACACTCGCAACCGCCAAAGAAATATCATCATAATCGTTCATTTTTATCAATTCCTTTCTTAACCTTATATATATATTATATATTATTTTTTATAAAAAATCAATAAAAATCTTTACGCTTCCTCTAAATAATTTTCACACTCTTCAGCATCATATTTGACAGTTAAATTTGTAGCATCAAGATAGCCACCATCATAGTAAAGTATATCGTGTTTAACAGTAGCATTTTTATAAATTTCTTCCTCGTTAGTATCTTTTACAATTTTAAAAAGATCACATAAAAATCTACAAGCAGACTCAATAGTGTCAAATTCAAGAGCTTTATCATCCCAACAGAGTGGATTAACACCCTCTTTTGTTTCATAAATATGATATTTCATACCTCTAACCATTATTTTTCTCCTTACATAGTAAATTCAATAGTCTCGAATGTATCAAGGTCAATAAGACAAGTTTTTCCAGTAGCAAAAGAACCATTATCAATATCGCACTTATGTCTATCGCAATACCAAAAATGATTCATATTTTCCAAATTAAAATCTTTATAACTTTTACCTACTGCAATATAAGGATCATAATTAGGCATCAGCAGAAAAGGCGTATGGCCATGAATACAGAAAATGCGGTTTGCGGATGGATCTTCAGGCCACGGATCATAGAAATGATCTCGGCTCCAAATTAAATTATAAGAATTAGGACTATCGCCAAGAGTATAACCAGCATGAGAAAGAAGAATAATTTGATTATTCTTATTCACATAAGTTTCTTGCAGAGGAAGTTTAGCAAGCTCACGATACCAGCCAGGATTGGCATGTTCTCCAATTTGCCAATCTTCAAATGTTTTTGCTCCACTGTTATTACAAAGAAGAGCATATGCTTTACTAAAATTTTCATCTTTAAGATAATCTTTCATAGCTTCAAATAGCATATCTTCATGATTACCTTTAAGATAAATAACTCTTTTATCAGCAATGGCATCTTTAATAATTTCCCAACCATCATTTCCGCGGTCCGCGCAGTCGCCCAGACAATAAAGAGTGTCATTGGAATCAAGATATTTCATAATTTGATCCCAAAGAGGCTTCATGCCATGAATATCACTAACCGCGTATGTTTTATTCATAAAATATCAATCCTTTTTTAATTTATATATATATTATAATATATTTTTATAAAAAAAATCAAGAGTGAGAAATTATCCCACTCTTGTAAGTTTCATAAATAGATTGCAAATATTTAGCCCTAAGCAACTTGCTAAAATCCAAATATTCCAATATAACATTTTATCAGTGTCTTTATACTTTTTAATAAAAGTGCATTGAATCCATTGGATAAAGCAAAAACACCAAATGGCAAAACAAGCCCAAAACAAAGCTAAAAACAAATAATACATTTAATTTCCCTCTCTTTAAATAAAAATGATAATTATTGGGCTAACTGAGAAAATCAATACTAAATAATTTTAAAATAATATTGGAAGGATGTGGTTTATTTGAAAATTGATTTAACAAATAAACAATGTGAAAATTTTAAAGTTATAAATCGAAATATTGAAAAAAAAGGTAAAAATGTTTGGTGGAATTGTCAATGTAAATGTGGTAAAATGTTTACAGCGACAACTACTGATATTAATAGAGGTATTATTAAATCTTGTGGTTGTATGAAATCTGAATTATTAAGCAAAGCTCATTTACAAGATTTAACAGGAAAAACATTTGGAGAGTTATACGTAATTCGTAGAAACAAAGAAGCTCAAGTTAATGGGCATAAAACTACAACTATGTATGATTGTCAATGTTCTTGTGGTAATATTATTACCGTAGAAAGAAGTAAATTAATATCAAGAGGTCAAAAATCTTGTGGATGTAAAAATTCTATTGGGGAGTTAAATATTAACAAATTATTAACTGATAATAACATAAATTATATTTCTCAATATACAAATTAGAGCTTAAAAACTCAAAACAATGGTTTTTTAAGATTTGATTTTGCTATACTTGATAAAGAAAACAATGTTATTCGTTTAATTGAATTTGATGGCCCACAACACACTAAAACAGTTGAGTATTTTAATAAAACAGATTTATTAAAAGAAGTCCAAGCAAGAGATGAATTAAAAAATAATTATGCGAAAAATAATAGTATCCCTTTAGTAAGAATTCCTTATTATAAAAGAGATACTATTAAAATTGAAGAATTATTAGGGGATCAGTTTTTAATCTGATTCCCTTAATTCTTTTCTTACTCGCATTAAAATTTTCCCTAATTTGTTATATGCCATTTTGTCTTGACACTTAATACAACGACAGACTCCCCAAGTATTATCGCACCGAGTATTTCCTTCTTCAAGCCAAGCTTCTCCGGTTTTCTCAAGGGCAGTCTGTAAAGTTGGGTTTTGTGTAAATTTAGCTTTTACGCCTTTATACATAACATCTTCTTTAATGTCTTCCCAGTCTTTACGAATTACACAGTGTCTTCCTAATCTCTTGGATTTGCCAGGAGTAGGAGCCAATCTAATTTCTTCTGCATCACCGGGGTTCGCTGCTTTCATTGCCTGAAAATAGTTTTCTACTGTGAGATATCTTTTTCCTTCTATTGTAATTGGAGAGTAAAAAAAGTTGCTTAAAAAAGCAAAATCTCCTTCAAATTTATCAATCATTTAAATTTCCTCAAAGTTCTGAAGATCCAATTCGGCTAAATCTTCAAAATCAAAATCTTCATTGTCATCAATATTAACACCATACATTTCAGCGCCTTCTTTAAGATATTGTCTTCGGCCTTCCATATACCATGTCCAGTTATCAACGCCGTCTCCTTCAAGAACATTAAGCTCATTTTCAGCTTTAAGAAGCTCAAGAAGTCTTTCTTTAGAAACAATATAATTCATAATAATATCACCTTTCTTTTTATATAAATATTATATAATAATTTTCTAAAAAAATCAAAAAGGAGATAAGAATTATTCCTTATTTCCTTTTTCTTGAATAAAAGTTTTAATTGGCTCACTTACAAAACAACAAATATCGCATGCAACCTTTACTGACTCTTCTGGATCATGTTTCAAGTATAATGCGGTTGTTGCATAAGGAGCGCCCGCTCCAATAGCAAAATAATCTTTAATCTCTCTTACCATAAACTTACAAATATGGAAAAGATGTCCTTTATAGGCAATAAGAAATTCATTTCTTAGAAATCCATCACCAATAAGAGTATTTTTCCATTTTGAAAATTCAATAATGTAATTAAGAATTTCTCGTTCATTAGCTTCAACTGGCTGATGATTCTCCATATAAAGCCACATTAAGCTTTGTTCATCACCATAACCAACTCCGCCAAGAATTATGTCGTTAATCTTAGCAATCTTAGCAAAATTAACATTAGGTTCCTTCTCATAGCCATTAGTAAGAATACTATCAGCACTCATTACAATTCTATCATCATAAACTTTAGCAGCGACAACGCTCATTTCAATCCTCCAACTGACAGATATAAACATCTTCGTGATGGAGAATTTTTCTAATCATTAATTGAATAATATCCCAATCTCCTCCACCAAGGCCACACCCAATTTTATAAGGAAAAGCAATCGGAATATAGCTCGGAACTAATTTATTTAAATTTTCTAAACAACTAGCAAATGCTTCATAATTAGTATATCTACATGGGCCATATCCATAATCATATTGAGCGAATAAACTTGCTACTCTATGACCATCTACTGTAGTAGTGCAAGCAACCGCACCAAGCAAAATGTCATTAGGCGGATTTTCTAATCCTGCGACTTGCGCTTCCGCGTTTTCAATAGTTTTTTTTATAATCTACATAGACTTCAGGCCAACGAATACGGATTTGTTTGGCAAGACCTGCACCCATAACACCTTGACAATTCACTTGATGACAAATTACAATTTTAGGAGGTAAGTCTAATAGACTTTTATTTTTATAATAAGTAATTTGTTTAACCACTAATCCTATCTCCATTATGATAAAAATTACAAAATCTTGAATCGCCACCACAAGAACAAATTTCACGTTCCTTAGTGCCCCAACACTCTGCAGTTTTGTCATCTCTTAAATGATAACACTCACATTTCTTAACTACTTCAGTAATTGGAACATCTTCGCTCTTGGATTCTTCTTTCTTTTCATAATGGCCCGGAACCCAAATAAGATTTTCACCATTAACTTCTTCCCAAACGTCAGCCATCTGTTGGACACATTCAAGACAATATTGCCAATAAGAATAACATTGATCTCGTGTTAGGTCTTCACTTACTTTGTCCCAAAGAGCGATAGGAATTCGTTCTCTAATTTCATATGTATCAGTTTTAGCTTGACTTACAGCTTCATTATCAATCATAGATAATCCTCCAAGACATATCCAATTTGGTCTAATGTTCCGATTCTTTTAAGAATCGCTATAACTCTTAAAATAGTAAGAGCATCAAGAATATCGTCATAAAGGCAGATAGGGGCTTCCCACTCATTAGCGGAAGCCCACTCTGCATCTAACGATAAATGTTCCATCAATTCATCAAGTTTCGTCATTTTGCACCTCTTCGGCCTCTTCCATATCGGGCGCGGTCTCTTCTGCTTTTACCAAGCCTTCAAGACACTTAAAGGCAAAATTCTTATGCTTATAAGCACGGAACTTCGGACGATTAAGGATACGAATTACGACGCCTTCACGAACATGGGTCTTACCAATCGGATCAGGACCATCATAATACTGTTCTGCGATATTCTTAATCCACTCGCCAGCAGAAATAGTATTATCATAAGTGGCTCCAGGATGTTCGGGGATAAAGCCTCTCCACAGGACAGGAACACACTTACAACCCATCTGCTCACAACGATAACGCATGAAATCAGGAGTGTATTCAACAACGTCTCCATCTTCATTAGTCATAGTCATACGATAGACATAGAAATCAGACTTGGGAAGTACATCATAGCTACCATCACCATAGGTATAATAACCAGTGCAAGAACAACCATAAGAGAAGGTAGTAGTTTCACCATACTTCTTAAGAAAATCCTTATCATTCAGCTTTCTATTAGAAGCAGAGGACATAATAGGCATACCCTCATCGGTAAAACCAACAACCTCATAATAGACTTCCTCACCCTTATGGAGCTTACCCTCAAAGAAATCTGCGTGCTTCTTGCGGAACATATTAGAACCATAGAAGCCGCCTTCCCAGTCATTCAGCACAGTGCGACGAGTGCCAGATACATATCCATATTCATAAATGGGAGTGCCATCATGACGCATAATTCTATCCAAAAGAGTTCTCTTATAACCCTTAAGCATAGGAAGATAACCGGTGCGCTGAGAAGTGCCATGCATCTTCAGAGTGATTTCAATAAGGTCATTCGGCTTAAAAGCGTTAAGATTATAAGCCAACTGCTCCGTATCAGCATGCTCGATAAACAGAGGGGCAATAGGAGCTTTCTTCTTACGCACTCGATTCCCTTCACTCACATTATCCTGACGATTCTGACGTGCAGGAATATACTTCTTACAAATTTCATGCCCGTTCAAAGTGGTGAATGCGAGACCTTCGGTCAGTTCATTAAGAAGAACTCCAGTATAAGAAACGCAATTAAGATGAAGGAAGAGACCATCACTCTTCTCTCCACGCAAACGGATAGTGGTAATATTACGCTTCATGGGGTCCATATAACCACCAATGCTCTTACCATTTTCATCTTTCTTGCGCAAAAGGTTATTATTTTCAGCAAATTCAGGACTTACCTGGCCATCGGTGGGAAAATAAATACCGAGTTCATCAACCTCATAAGAAGTATCAACACATACAGTATTACCGAAACATTCGCCGAGCATCAACCGATCGGCATTCGGATGCTTCCGCAAATTCTTAATCTTACAAACATACGCATTATAAGACATAATCAATCAATCCTTTCTTTAATTCTTTTTTCCTCTTCCAATTCCCAATTTTGAGTGGCATAACCATACTCAAAATCTACGGGGTCATCAACTTCATACCCCTGTTCCCGCATTTTTGATGTTGCTTTATACATCATTCGACCAAGACTTTTAGATTTACCCTTTTGGACTAAACCAAAATCAATAAGGTCGCTAATTAAACGACTAATTTTCTGATTAGACAATGGGCGCAAAATCATATCATTCATGCGGATTTCATCAAGAGTCATAGAATCATCTGTATTATTTAATACATCTAAAATTCTAAATTTATAATCCGCATTAACTTCTGGACGAGTGGTTGTTCTAGACCTTCCTGGCATAATTTTTTCTTCCTTTCTTAACTTTCTATAAATATTATATTATATTTTTTATATAAAATCAATAAAGTTAAAAACAACCAGTTTTTTATACTTGAAATTAGTTTTTGTATCCAAATGAGTTATTAAAAGAATATCTCCTTGTTTTTGATAAACAACTCGATAATGGCCTAATCGTCTGCGATAAGTATTTGATTGATCGCGTTTTTTATCAATATTTTTAACCTTTTCATCTACTTCTGGTGATAAGGTTAAAAATGTTCTTTCTAAATTTCTTTTGATTTTTTCATTGGCTTTATCATAAAACTTTTTAGCCGATTTTGATAATATAATTGAATAACACATTTCTACATTTTATTCTAAATTCCGAGGGATATACTTTAAAGTTCTATCCCAAATACTTGTTAATTCTTCAATATCATAAAAATATTGTTCTACACCTTCGTCTTCAGTGCGGTCCGCATGATAATGGCCAAAACACCAAACTGTAAAATTAATTTGATCTTTTAATTTATCAAGCCAATCTTCCATAGATTTATCAACAGCAGATTGGTCGATCCCCCTAATAAAAAGATCGGTAGGTTCCCAATAGCGAGGACAAGTGTGAGTAAGAACAAAATCAAAGTAATTATTCTTTACTTTTTTAGTAATATAGTTCATTTCATCAGGAAATAGTTGCTCTTCAGCAAACCATCCGCACCAGCCGTTAGATTGACGAAAATTTTGAAGACGATACCACTTATCAACAGAATAAGCTCCACCGATACAGAGAGTCTTAAAAATGCCAAAATCATAAACATTACCATCCATGAGATAGCGGATATTACTAAACATGGATTCTACATATACTTCGCCATGAATATCATGATCTACCATAATAGTCATTCCAGAAATATTCTCAGGACGCTCTTCATGATTTCCACGAAGGCAGTAAACAATATATCCCATGTCATTTACTTGCTTCTTATTCTTATAGTCAGATTTATTAAGATAAAAATTAAATCCAGCATCACCAAGAATAATTAGCGCGGTTTCCGCGGGATTAAGATCGGGATGCTTAGATCTTAAAGTTTCTAAGCGTTCGGCTGTCCGTCCGTGAGTATCACCAGTCAAAAAGAACTTTTTAATCAATCTCATTCTCTCCCTTCTTCTTTAAGAGTAATCATATCATCGCATTTAGGACACATAATATATCTTGTAATAATTGTCATTTTCATAACATAATCATCACAAGAAACAGATTTGATATCTTCGCTATCAAAAATGAGCTTAGCCCCACAAGTGGGACAAGTGCATTTATATTTAGGAGTTTCAATAATTTCAATCATAATCAGCTTTCTTTCAATTCTAAAATAAGAGATTGTTTAATTGCTTCATATTGAACTTCATCGAGCATTGCTTCTACTTTTGGATCAGGCTTATTTTCTACTTTACTGCAAAAATTATCAGAGATTCTGATAATATTATCCATTGCAGTATTTGCGATAATACGCGCCATCTCAAGATCGTAATATCCTCTTTTTACGTCAATAAGATATTCAAGACGATGAGGATGAAGACAATCTTCATAAGGTTCACCGTCGATATAACGGCCAAGATATTCTTCTACTCTAAGTAGATGATGGAGTTGTTTGGGATCGTATCCAAATTTAGCAAGCACATCAACCTTGCTGGGGTATTCATGCTCCATAGCATGATATTTTTCCATAGCAATGCCTTTCATAGATTTGACGGTTTGGTAAGGATTATAATGAGTGATTGCTTCTCTATTTTCTACAAGTTTATCCCAATAAGGACGATAAGTAGAATTTACAATTTGAAATGGAGTAAAAAGAATTTCAAGAAAATTTAGATTTTGCTTTTTAAATGTTCCAATATATAGTCTAAAATCTTTGAAATCAATGTGCTCTTCATTAGCACGAACATGGGTTGTGCTTACTGGCTTTTTATTAAAAGCAATTTCATCAAGAGTAGGAAGAACAATAAGCTTAGTATCTACATCGCTCTTCTCGTAGTCTAAGCCATAATTTTGGCTACCTTGAAGAAAAAGACCTAAGATACGAGATACATCAAAATATTCAAGAGATTCTTCCCAATGCTCATTTAATCTTTTAGTGATATTCTCTTCTCTATTCATTTATATCCCTCCTTAGTATAAATCTTCGCTATATAATTCCAATTCACATTTTTCACGTTTTAGCTGTCGAGTCGTAGCACTTAACTGTCCGCAATTAAGAGCAATTTCAAATGCTTCTTTTCTATTATAAAAATGCCCATTTTGGTCAAGAAAACCTTCAACAACTCCGCTAAATCTTTTAGGGATGCCAGCATCTTCCATTGCGGAGTAAATAGAACCATGTCGAATTCCACCAAAAATGGCTCCAGTTTCTTTATCTTTAATCGCCGCGCAAATAATCATTTTCTAAGTCCCTTTCAAAGTATTTACAATTTTTACAGATATATTGATGAGGTAGTTTAATATTATCTCCAGGATTATATGAACAATAAAATTCATAAATAGGATGGTCAAATACATCACCATGCCAAGGAGTTTTATCTACCTTAATCAAATGGATACAACTCATAATATCACCTTTTTTCAAACCACCAATTAGCTCCATTTTTGTCAAAAACAAGAACTAAAGGAGTAAAAGTTCCATCTTCATTTTTAAGAATAATACGAGATTCTCTCGTTTTAAATAATGGCTGTCGTCCTAATCTATCATATAATTGTGCCCAAGTCTTAATCATTAAATCAGCCTCCAATTATTATGCTCAATAATTGCTTTCATATTCATACGGCCAACGGGATTTTGAGTATGTAAACCAAAGAGATAAGTAGTATCAGGAATTTTAAACTCTTCAAGCCATTTTAAAATCTCAATGTAGTCTCCACCATCTTCAAAGTAATCTCCTGCATCATGGTCGAGATTGATATAAATACATTCATCGGTCATATTGCGCTCATAGCAATTTATAACGGCTTTAGCTTCTTTGACACTTTTAGCCCAAATCCAATGATCGGAAGGTGGAGTCCGCTCGTCATCTACCCATAAAAACATAGTAATCACGCTCCTTCATAAGATTTACATCTTTTATTCCAACAAGTATCACATTGACTCTTTTTTCTTTTATGATTTTTAGGGTCAATAATTGATAAAATTGTATTTAAAGTATTAGGACAAACACCCATATAAAGACATTTATCTTCAACTGCGTCTGCAATCTCTGCCCTTAAATTTTGTTCTTCTCTTGGATTCATAATTATTCTCCAAAATTAACTAATTTCTCATAGTGATCGGGATACCCTTCTAAATGTGGATAAATAGGATTGCCATAACAAGTAAGGCAAGGCCATTTCGCGCGGATAAAGCCAAAAGAATCACTATGACGACAAGTTTTACATCTTTTTTTACAAGTATTTTTTAAATCATCAAATGAGTCATTAACTAATTCCCAAAGATCAGTCATTTCATCATTAGTCATTGTTAATAGCTCCTCTCCCAAATAATAACTGTTTCTCCACAGGCAGGACATTTGATATATTTAGCCCAATAGCCATGATCATTGTCCCAAGGACAAATATCTTCCATGCTTCGAATGTCGCTATTTAAAAATCGTAATTGCGATTTACATTTAGAACACATAATTTCTTTTTGAACTTCTGGGCCATATTTAATTACTTCAACCATTATTCAATCACCCAATAAACAGTTTTTCCATTTCCGCAATTAGATTTACCAACTAATCCATGAGAAACAAGTCCACGAAGAACACTACTTACTGACAAAGGAGACATATCTACATCATGAGTCTTTTTAATCCATCCAGAGAGCTGAGACGCGGAAACGCACTTATACTTTTTAAGAGTATCAATAACAATTTCTTTCTTTTCCATAAATACTATCTCCTTTAACTTTATATATATATTATAATATATTTTTATAAAAAAATCAATAAAAAGAAAAAGGCGAGGTAGAATATACCTCGCCTTATATTAAACTGAAATTAATCAGTTATTGTTGCTATTGGGAGCGAACTTATTGACAATACCTTCAAGTGTAGTGCCACGAAGGAGACGATCAACAAATTCAGCAGCGGATTCACCATTACCAATTGCGTAAGGAGCAATACCGGTAGCGATGCTATTAAATACTTTACTATCACTCTGAGCCTGAATAGCCGCTACAAGATCGGGCTGGATAGACTTCATAACATCAGCGACAGTCTTTGCATAAGCTTCCTGCTTTGCCTTTTCGATATCGGCAAGAGCCTGCTTTTCTGCGATATTAGCATCAGTTTCCTTCTGCTTACGAGTCATTTCTGCCTCATGGATCGCATCAATAAGAACCTGCATATCCTTTTCTGCCTGCTTAGCAGCCTGCTTTTCAGCTTCCTGCTTACGGTTAACCTCAGCCTGAATTTCAAGCTTACGACGGGCTTCCTCACCCTGAAGATTCATACGGTTAATAAGCTTGGTACTAGCCAGCTCATTTTCCTTCTTTTCCGCATCAAAGAGCGCCTCAGCGACCTTAACACGGGCTTCTGCATCGGAAAGCTCAAGGCTCTTTTCAACCATATCACGCTGATGGCTTTCAAGGATTTCCGCAATCTCACTCTCAACAGTAAGAGAAAGAACCTCGCAATCCTTTACAAACATACCATTTTTACGGAAGAAACGTCCCTCATGCTTATTAGAAGCCTTTTCAGAAGTCGTATTTTCAGAATAATCAATAGCAATATTACGAACAATATCACTGTAATTCTGATAGAAGTCCTCAATAGTATGCTTCTTAACTTCACGCTTCAGAAGAGAACGAATACGATCGCAAAGATACTTAACATAATTGTCAACAGAGAACCAACTATCCATATAGGCAGGATCAAAGTCAACGCAGTAAGAGACCTTTACAGAGCACTCAACAAAATCCTTAGTCTCAACGGAGATAATGTCAGAAACCTTATTATTCTCATAACGAAGGAATACAGTATGCTCAACTTTATCAGTGGTCTTAGGCTTACCCGTGCTCAGCTGAAGCTCCTCAAGAGTCTGATCATAATTAAGGAGAATAGTCTGCGGACCGCGAACAACCTTACGAGTGCCGTTCTTGGAAACGACATTAACTGCATAACCAGTCCAAACATCAAGACTTACAACACCATCATACTTATTATCAAGAGTAATGGTGCGAGGCTTAGTATAGGAGGTTCCGCGAGAAATACCAGCATTGCTCTCAAGGTAAGCAAGGGTCTGGAATTCACGATTGATATTATTTACACTATTGGTAACGCTATAAGCAGTTGCAGTAGAGCTATCAAGATTCGCGGTAGCTGCCTTAACGCTCTTAGCAATAGCCTTCTCAAGAGACTTTTCGGTAAGACCAGCATTATAAGCAAGAGCAGTCTGATTACCAGGATACCACAGATTGCACTCGCGCTGACTCAGCTTACGCTTAACAACAACTTCCACACGAGGATCAGGAAGATACATCGCGGGACCGCAAACTGTCTTAATTTCGCCATTCATGCGATTCATTACATAAATACCTTCACCGTCAGGAATAGCAATCGCATGATGAAGAATCTTTTCATCATAATTGATAATTGCATGCTCAGGACGAGGATAATAAATCATCTGGTTATCGCCAGTAATAAACAGTTCTTCGCCAACAGGATGAACAGTGCCGTCATCATCAGCGTATTCAGCAATTACCTTAACATAAATACCAGAAATCTTAGACAGCTCAATAGCACGGAAAATGAATCCACCCTTGGGAGAGGTCACAAAACTTTCAGTAGGCTCAGGGAATACAACCTCGGGACCGTGAACATAACGCTTATTACCATCCTCATCCTTAAGGATACAATACTCAAGGCGCTCAAGGGTGACTGCATCACGAATATATCCAAGAGCATCATTGTTCTGAAGAGGAATGACTTCAATTCCAGTAGGAGGAATATAGAAAGAAATATCAGTGCCCTTAATTACAAGAATCTGACCATTTACATAATCCTTCTTTTCAGGAACAACAACATTGCCATCGGCATCAATTACCTGACCGCCCTCTACAGAAGCTCTTGCTGCGTCATAAACACGGGCAAGAAGATACTGGTTAGTGCGAAGCGCATGACCCTTAACGACCTTAGCCATCTGACCCGGATAGAGAGCAAAAGAAACAGGACCGGGGATATTAATTTTACGACCAATTTCAATATCTTCGGGAAGATTATTGGATGTGCCGGCCGTAGGACGACGACCGCTCTTCGTGGGGTTCTTCAAGACGAGATACCAATTCTCAGGAGCAGATGCAAAAAGGGAAATTGCCTCATTATAACCACAAGGACGGAACTTCTTACTCTTGGGCTCAAAACGAACGAGTTCATCAGACTGAGAAAGAGAAGTCTTAGTAGGTCCGACGTGGCAAAGGACATTACCCTTAGTGCGGTCAAGGACATAAGCGTATTCATTAATAGAAAGAACAAGGTCTTTCTGCATCATATTTTCACTCATATTTTTAAAATTTACCTTTCTTTTTATTTTCTATAAATATTATATATTATTTTTTTATAAAAATCAATTATCAGAAATTTTCCAGGTAAAAAAATCATAAATGTCTTCGCTATTGTTGATTGGGTAATATTTTATTTTTCCATTTTTGTCTTTAATTTCACAAATAGATGTTTCATTATTAACTTTTTCCCAAATTAATTCATTAAAAGTATCAAATTCTTCATCAGTTTCAGGAAATCCGCGAGAAGAAATAATCATATCCCATACCATTGATACAGGATAACAAAATACATCTTCATATCAAGCTCCAAAATCATCTTCAAGATTAAAAACTTGATTAAAGATATTAAAAAGTTTTTCTCTAATGCGAAAAATTTCAATTAAGCGATCAATATTACTAATAACAGTTTCTTTATCCATTTTTATCTCCTAAAGAAAAAATAGGTTAGATATTTAATTAAATATCTAACCTATTAAAATTACTTAATACAAGCGTAGCGCTCGCTATTAAGCTTTTCCATCATAAGATCGTATCCAGTCTTTCCAGAAAGGATAGTTTCAAAAATGGTAGGACTCATGCCGGATACAAAAGAAATACCATTCTTAACAGTCATAGGAATATTATTCTGACGAGCATCAACATTCCAGAAGATAAGATTAGGCATCTTATATCCATAAGCATTCCATTCCTTTTCAATCTTCTCCATCAGAGTATTACCGACAGTACCATAACTACCACAACGAACGCAGGAATTAAATTCCATATCGCTAATAATAATCAGGTTTTCGGGAATCTCATCCTGAGAGCAACCATTTTTAATGGCAGTCTTGAGCATAAGATCAAAGGCAGATTCGACGTTAGTAGAACCACCCCAAGGAGCAGAACTAATACGCTTTACCTTATCGCAGAAATCAACACCTTCAACTTCCATGAAGTGAGGAGTAGACTCGAAAGTCATAAAATGATTTGCGAACGGGCCCTTAGCCTTATCTGCGCAATACATACCAATGGAAATAGCTACATTGATAGGAGCAGAAGCTTCACTACCAGTCATAGAACCGGAAGTATCAACGAGAGCCATACCATTAAAAGTCTTACCGGCAAAGTAATCAGCGAGATTCGCCCAATACTTATTAATCATAAGACGATCAGTATTGTCCATAGGGATAGCATGATCATAACCATACCAACCATAACCGCCATAACCCATAAGATTCATAGCCTTAGCAACACACTCATAAGGATAGAGAGCCTTGGCATTAACCGTAGTGGTTTCGTCCTTAGCAAAATTCTCATAAGTGCGGGCGCCGGCCTTCTGACGCTCAATGTCATGACGTGCAAAAGCATTCTTATAGATAAGACCTGCGCGAGAAGGAATCTTATCGAACTCAATCTTATCCCACTCGCCCGCAGACATCAAACGCTCAAGAACGTTAATGCGCTTACGAAGAATAGAGAGAGTCTTACGATACTGGCGAGGAGTCATATTAAGATGCTTACGAGTCTTCATGCCGAGATACTGAGACTTCGCGGAACTGGTGTTCTCGCTCTTAAGCCACTTAACCAAAAGAGAAGGAGTCTTACACTGAACATCAAGAGCCAACTGCTCCTTAATGAGAGTATATGCTTCATCCTCAATGGCCGTACCATCAAAGACATAAAGGTCGTCCCAACGACCAAACTCAGGGACATTCTTCAAATTGCGAATAACGACCTCAGATTCGTTATTTGCCAGCCACTTCATGCAAACGCGGAAGAAGCGACGCTCACCCTGACCACCGCGCACATCGCGGATATAAAACAGACACTTCAAGGCATAAAGAGGATTCTCGCGGTATGCCTTCTGGAACATAAGAAGAACATCTTCATCACTACGCTTACGCATAGAAGCACCGAGTGCAAACATATCCAAAAGATCACTGGTCGTGGTCTTATGAGTAAGCGCGCCATTCTCCGTGAGAGTATAATTAGTCTCATTCTTCATGCCATTCAAAAAAGTATTCATAGTCTTCACCTAAATCTTTAACAAGATTCCTTTCTGAAAATTTAATGGAGGCAAGGGTGAGATTCGAACTCACGAATACCGGCTTTGCAGACCGTCTCCTTAAGCCACTTGGATACCTTGCCATATGAGTAAATTAATTACTCATAAATATAAATTTCACCATCTTGAATGTTTAATAATTCAATAGGAAGTGTATTACATCTTTTAATCCATTCGTCATGACCAATTACAGCAGATGCTCTATTAGGATAGCTTTCAACAATAATCCATTCATCATTATCTATTTTAATACCAGTTTCATAACGTCCAGTATCATTAGTATAACAAGTATCAATAGTAATAAAATGTTTATTATTGATTAATTCTGTAGTATCTACTACATCACCACGAATATCAAAACCGGTAGAAAGAGTATCTAAAAAATTTAAAAAATCATTCGTATTCATCATATTACTATTCTCCTTAAAAAAAATAAAGCTGATAGATTAACTAAATTTATAATTAAATTAATCTATCAGCTTGGCCCGCGTCATCGCGCAGCGAATAACACGGAGTACCAAAATGATACTTTACTATTATTGTAATATACAATAATATCTGCTTCGCTCGCTATTAACGATTAAGCATTTTTTGCGTTATTAACCACAGACGCACTCCTGCGCTTTCTCTTCTTTCCTCCCGACGCATGAAAGTATGTTCGGCATATGGTGCGGTTGGAGGGACTTGAACCCTCGGCTTATCGCTTAAAAGGCGATTATTCTACCACTGAATTACAACTGCATAAAAAACAAGACGCTCTTCTTTTTAAATTTCATTCCAACGTAAAAGATCAGTTGCTGGATGCGTCTTTAATAGTTATTTATAATTTATCTGCTCTCTTAATTTTTAGTTTTTTCAAACAATCCTCCAAAGAGAACAAATCGTCTATTTTCTAATATAATTTTCATATAAACGACTTTAAATTCTAGAGCCAAGCCATTTATATTACTTATTATATCATACTCATAGACCTACAAGCATTTGATTTTACATCAATCCTTTTTAGTAGAAACTTAAAATAAGTTAATAGCACTGGAAACCCAGTAAAAAGAATTTGCTGTATGGCTCTATGTAGTTAATTAATCAGGCATCGCGATTTATCATAGACCGAATTAATAACTATGGAGCAAGTGAAGGGGATCGAACCCTCATTCTCGGCTTGGAAGGCCGATGCACTAGCCATTGTACTACACCTGCGTAAGCATTTTCTTTATATTGTTGAAAATGCTAAACAATCAATAAAGAGAATAAGAATTGAAAAAAATTTTGTACGTTTTATATATTTATTATATATTAAATTTTTAAAAATGTCAAATTTTCTTATTTCCTAATGTAATACCGCATATAATCTTGATATGCTTTTTCACGAGTAGGAAATTCATAATTTAAATAAGGATATACTCGCCAACGATACCAACGTGAAATTTCATTTTTATAAAAAGTTTCAAAATCACCTTCTATGGTATAATAATCGCAAATGTCATAAGAACAAAAAAGTTTTTTATACTCTTTGTAATTATAAATTTCTTCAGAATTTTTTAGTTTTTGACGAACTTTTTTATTTGCGTATCTCTTATATCCGCGGTCTTTGCGATCGCCACTATAAGGTGTCTTTTTTCTACTTCTACTCATTCTTTTAACCTCCTTTAAAAGATGTTAAAAGATAGTCATTCGAGAACCCATTGGACTCACTCCTTTTAGATTAACTTAAATAATAATATGGTAGCTATGACCCGGTTTCATGGTCAATTACGAAGAGTAGTTAAAAGTTGTTATCTTTTACCTAAAATCTCTCTTCAACTTCTTACGAAGGACTAAGCCGTATCATTTGGTTTTCCCAACTTATTTCGACTTGCAGATTTGTTACCTACTGCTGTACTACCTGTTGACCTGTCTATGTCAACCCCGACCCGTCTATCTAATTTTCATTAGAGGCAACTGCCGTTAGCTATTATTATTTAATGGTGCGGGCGACGAGAATCGAACTCGTACGAGGGTTTACCTCATGGGATTTTAAGTCCCAGGCGTCTGCCAGTTCCGCCACGCCCGCAGATATCAGCTTTAATGTCAGCCAACAACTTCCTCTTCAAGTTCCAGCCAGAATTACTGACGCTCAGTCCGTCTATTTTTTCTCTCGCGGGCTTTAGATAATATTTACAAGACCTCAAATAACATCCTTGAAGTTTGGTAAAGATTTTATTCTTATATTTGCTGATAAGGCCTTTCTTCATTTTATATAAATATTATATAATATTTTTTATAAAATATCAAATTTTCTTTTGTTTAGTATAAATATACCTTTTTAAAAATTTACAACCACCGCAACCACCTTGGTATTTTTATTTTTACAACGATAAC